CGAATTCACAGGAAGACCCTCGGCAATTCGCTCAAGTAGCCCAACCTCTGCACAATCCCCACAGCCACGCTGTCCGTCCGGGTGTTCTTTGCATCCACTCATCGTACTTCCTCCTGTCGGTCAAGCCGGGCGTTGTTATCAGAGTCCTGCAACAGTGGATCATTTGGGTCATCCGGCAGCATGCCCTCCTCTTGGATTTGTTGCGCCCACTGCTTTGCCGGCGAACGAGAGCGTCGAGCACTACGGCTGGCCCGCGATGGTTTCTGGTTGTTCTTCATGGTTTGTTCTCCTTGGTTTGTTCTCCTTGGCGGGCAAGCCGCCAGTCAGCTTTGTGTTCGCGCTATTGATCCCCCAAAAAACCGTGCCGTGCGAGGATCATCCTCATCCGGCATGATGCCCTCCGCGATTATACAGCGGCAGATGCGCTCATGGTCGCACACGCCTCTCCCTTGATGCACCAAATCCCCTCTTTCTGATTTGTCCCAGTCGTAGTCCCAAACGAGTGTCTCTTGACCTCTTCTGCTCCCGCCACAGGTGTCGAAGGTGCGCTCTATCGTAGAGACGAAGTAGCACTTATCGCCGTGCCAGACGTAGCTCTTCCAGATTCGCTTGTTTCTTTCGGTAGTGTCAGTAGTAGGCTCCATGCTATCGCCTCCCTTCGGTCGCCAGCCCGTGAGCCTCGGCGTTGACGCATATCGCGCTGTTCGGAGTGAACTCCCATCCGTCGTTGCGCATGTCCCACTCGGAATATGTGTGCATTTCGTCCACGCTCACCTCGACGATTGGCGATCCAGACCGGAGCGTCACGGCTTTGACCGGGAGCAACCTCCCGCGATGCCGGATGGTGTCTCCAGAGACAGGGCGCGGAATCGTCGTGCGCGAGTGCCACTGACCCATGTAGATAATGACTTCAACCATGATGCACCTCCTTCACGTTCAGCACCACCTGCTCCAGCCGTTTCCGCGCCGTGGCGAATGTGTCTGCGTCTTTTTCTACGCCTATGTACGGAATCCCGTTTCTTATGCAGGCAACTCCGCACGACGCGCTACCCATAAACGGGTCAGCCACCATTTTTTGCGGACAAACCCAACGAACAAGCAAATCCATCAACTCAACGGGTTTCCCCCAGCACCCCATTGATCCAGAAACATTGCGCGGAAACTCAACCACCGAGTTGATTGCCTTCCGTTCCCTCGGCGTCCACATTCTTTTTGGCATTTTGTCGCGCCCGACACACCCGGCCCCCTTGTTTTTCGGAGTCATGTCGGCATTCTTTTCACCAACATAAGCATCACCAGTTTTCCCATAGATCAAAATTGATTCATGTGTTATGCGCGGAAGGGTATGGCTAACCCATCTTCCATCTTTGAAGTGCCACACAATTTCGCAACGCGGCTTTCCATACTTTTGCTCGACATAGTTGCGGTTCTGCCAGTTTGTGAAACAGACGGTCGTTTCTTTGCCGTCCACAGAAACGCCCTCCCACTCATCAAACGGAGGGTCCATAAACAGGCAGTCCGCATTTGAAAACATTGCCGAAACATCCCGGCAGTCCCCGTGGATGATCATCACGGAATCGGAAAGACGTACAACAATAGGCTTCATGCTATCGGCCCTCCGCTTCGTGTCGAAGCATGAGCCCCGGCGTTGGGCTTGTAGTATGAAACATCCATTGCCCCGTGATAACCTTTCTGCCAATGGGTCGCACATAATGGTCGCCCTCGTTGCCACGGAATACCAGAATTGATATAGATTCTCATTTCCCTTACCTCCCCCCACGACAATGAATCTTTCCATATCTGACAGGAGTTTGTTGCCTTGAACACTGGAACAAGATACACAATGTTCTCTGCAATTTGTCTGCTGTGCCGTAACCACTTCCGAAAACAAGAATATGGCGGATTGCTCACAATCCAGTCAACCGGTCTATTCCACTCGAAGAAGTCCCGCCCCTCCCGAATCTCGCACCATTCCGAACCGGGCATGTGGCGCAGGAATGCGCCTTCACCCTTGCACGGGTCAAGCATACATCCTGTCGGCGCAAAATGACGCACAATATCCGCAGCAATAACATCTGGCGTTAGACAGAAATCAGAAGACGGCCCAACAATAGGCTTCATGCTATCGGCACTCCGCTTCGCTACGTGCCGAAGCATGAGCCCCGGCGTTGGCCTTCTTTAATTCCTTGATTTCTTTCCTTAAATCACGAATAGCATCCCATGCGTATGCGAGTGGAATCGCAAGCGAGAAAAATAAAATAACTTCGATCTTCATGTCGATACATTACCAAAAGTCAGTCAGAATATGAAAAAAAATGGCGACATGACGGGAGATTTCAACCCTTTTCCCAGTATTATTCGCCGACACTTGACAATGCCTTTTAGGTTTTTAAACCCGTGTCGGACCGGCCCGCCATCAGGGCTCTGACTTCTGATGTCCAAAGCCCTGATGGCGCGTGCTGGTCCGACCAACACTGCCAGCCTCCGGCGTTTCTCTGGTCGTATTTCTGCTCTAGAAGCAGTTACCTGAGTCTACTTTCTCCCGCCATGTCATGTTACAAACTCCCTTGAATGATAAGTGTTCTTCCGTCCTGTAACTCTATGAATCCATTGACTTTACCATGACCACAACACGATTGTCGAGTCAATATGCCAGCCTTGTTCAGAGCGTCAACGAGTGGAGCAATGCAAGCGTCAATCGGCACATCTCTTGTATAGACCTTTCCAGTCCGGCTCAGGTCTGCTGGCATCTTCAATCGCAGCTTGACTTTTTCGTCACACATCGTTATTGTCCAGCAACCATCCGATAGTGCTCGTCGGTCGTATCGAAACGAACATGACCAATTGGAAGATTGAACTGAGTAATCACCTTGCCCTTATACCGAAGTATCTCCTTGGGCAGATAAACGACGAACTCAGGCTTCTTCGGGATATTGTGCCAGATAACACGACCACGAGGAACATCCTCATATTCGAGACCGTCCCACTGCGGGTTTTCACGCACAGCCTTGTACCACAAGTTATAGTGATCCCCACCGAAGATTTTGAAGTCTCCGAAATCCTCTGCGTCCCTGATTGAAACGCTCTCGGAGAACATCGTCCCTTTGAGATCAATCCAGAAAATACCCACTTCTGGAAGCGATGCCGTCTTGGACTTTGCCCGATATCTTGCGATGGCGTTCCTCAGAGCAACCTCTTGAAGCATCTTTTGTTCTTGCTTAGTCATTCTACACCTCTCACGGCCTTCTCGTAAATCTGGACAACCTCTTGATCATTGATAGGCATATAGCGATTCACATCCACACCGACATTCACATGCCAGATACCAGCGACCTTCTTGACCTTCCATGCATTGTGAACGTGTCCACAAATCATGAAGTCAAACATTCTCCGGCAGTAGGAAGCGTGAATAAACTCATGCTCCCGCCACTGATCGGACATGCGATCTCGCCACGGATTAGCCGCCTTCTCAGCGGGAGAAAGAGCCTTCCACTTCAGATAGGCTTCCTCATCTTGAAGCGGACGATGCTGGACACCAACTCGATACTTGGCGATCTCACAGGACATGAAGTTGGCAACAGACTTGACGCCATTTTGTTTGTCGTGATTGCCATCGATAATTACCCAATTGCCATTCAACTGAGCCTGAATTATTGCAGGAGCGACATGCAGACCACGAACTCCCTTCTCTCCACCACGGCAGGAGAAGTCACCCACGCAGACCACCGTATCACCCATCTTAACCCGTTGATTGCAATCACGAATAAGATCGGCATTCATCTTCTCAGCACGCTGAAAAGCGACATCTGGAGATACCCATTCCCCAGACGCATCCAAGTCGCCCGGCTTCAATTGAGGACGATTTGTATACTTCGCTATGTTTGCGTGATTAAAATGGGTATCAGCGATCCACCACCTGTTCATAGAGTCTCCTTATCCCGAAATGGCGTCGGCGAGAGCGGTGTAAACAGCCTTAACATCTGCATGAGCGCAGTAAGCGGCAGTTGTAGCCTTTCGGCTGGCAGCCAGAACTTCGCCATAGGCGGCATTGGTTGAGTCCACTGCCTTGCGTGGTTCTTCGATAGTTTTGGTCTCTTCCATATCACTACATTACCAAAAAATCAACCGGAATACGAGAAGAATCTTACTTGGAGTTTTTCTCAGCATCAGATGGAGTCCCATTTCTCTTATTGAACTCCACCACGATGTCCCGATCCTTCGAGGTCAATATTTTGAGAAACTCGCCTAACATTTCAGGCTTGTTAAAAATACCTGTTAAAACATTCTTCGTAACAAGATCGGTTTTCGTAAAAACAACACGACAGGAATCGATTGTTTTTGGAATCTCCAAGGCATTCTTATTTGAAGACGCAATCGGCTTTGAAGTCCATTCAAACACAAATTGTACCCCATCTACAGAACACGGAATACTCTTTGTAAATGATTTAGCTCTTTTCGTTTTAGCCCGTTCCATCTCTTCGCCGATCTTCCTGAATGTTTCGCAGTAAGCGTCCTTCTCACTTTCTGAAAAGACGATCTTACCGGTTGATCCTTCTTTAATCAGATATGTGTTTGAACACGCACCTATCGTCCCATAGGAAAGCTCTAAAACAAATCCATTAAAGACCTGACCACTTCGGATTGTTACTTTTTGACCGTCCCAAATCACTGTATTTGCATCGGCTTTGGCAGAGCCAGATGAACTCAGAGGCTTTATTGTGCCAAATGTGTCTTCCATCGTTTTTTTATTCTGAACACCAGAGTCCACCTTATATTTCTTAGTGCCAGTGGGTTTTCCAGTCTTGCTGGCCTTGCCGCCAAAATTCGCATGTCCTGCCCATGGTGTTTGCGCCGAGGCAAACATAGCCAAGGAGATGACAGCCAGAATGACAACCTTACTAACCAACTTTTTCATAGCATCCCGCCTTTCTTGAACATTAACTCACACCCATACATTACCGAAAATAGGTCAGAATAAGGAAGATTTTACAGCCAAGTCCAACATCCTGACTCCATGAGCATATTCAGGGCCGTCCAGCGAATGCCGTAATAATCGCCGAACACCCTCTGATGCCAATGCCCGAAAAACCACTCCTTCGGCTGGACCTTCTCTAGAATGATTGACAATGCCATCCGACTTCCCCTCTCGGGATGATTCCCATACATCGTTTGCATCTCGAACTCCATCGGACAGGTATGACTAATTACAATGTCTATCTTGCCAGTAGGGATAGCGTCAATATCCGCCTGAGTGATGCTCTCCTCGGGAAACCATGTCTTCCCCTCAATTCGAGATTGTTTGTCAACCGACTCCGCCCCACCCATAAACAACACGACTCTGCCATCAGGTAGAGTGATCGTGCTTCCACGACGCTGATAGAAGACGTTAGTCCAGAGCTGTCCATCCAGAGGGGCATCCTTCAGAGCATGATGATCCTCATGATTTCCATCACACCAGTAAATCTTTGCCTTACCAGCCTTCGGTTCAGTTATCTTGATTCTGTTCCCGAACTTATCTACATGATTCGCAAACCGGGGCCAATAACCGAAGTCCCCACAAGCCAATACAAGCTCCGGCTTCTTCTTTTTGATGAGAGTGTTCATGTCTCCGAAACGACCATGAACATCCCCAATAACTATGATACCATTATTTTTACCCTTGCTCATGCTTGTCCAATGCCTCTTTAAGCTTCGCCAAAATGTGTTTTAGGAATCCCGGATAGAATGTGTTGGCCACATACTCCGGGTCGTAACAATAAGTGTTTCCTTCGGGCCAACCCAGTATCCGATAGAAGATAGCAAACCGCTCATCACAAGTCAACCAACCACAGATGAATTTCAAGAACTTTTCCTCGTCAGCAGAGGCGTCAATGAGTTTCTCCACGAGTTGCCAGTCGGTTTTTGTCAGATAGCCCGGCGTATTCCATGCCGACTTGCGCTGGTTGGTCTTGTAGCAGTAAAAAGGATGGTCTTTTTCTTTCATATCTCGTCCTTGTTTAAATGGGTGGGAAGATCGCTACTCTGCTGGCTACATCCAGTGCGTTGTTTGGTTTATTAATTGCAGTCATGCGTCAGATACCTGTCCGTGCCGCACACCGGGCACCCGTCGATGTTGTTGAACGTGCTGCCACATCGGTTGCAATGCGCCAACGTCGCCTTGAACGTCGCACGAAAAACCGAACAACAGCTTCGACCAGTACAGGAGGAAGCGCGGCGATGCTTCCGCTGTTTGGCTGTCGTCTTCATCGCGCTTCCTCCTGCCGGTCAAGCCGGGCGTTGGCAGAGAGAGCCTTGCGTGCAATCTCCATTGGACACTCAGTCCCGCCCGTCCAGTTGGCTATCTTCTCAAGCGCGTATCGTAGCCGTTTGATTTCGTCATCTCGTTGCCGAAACGATGCATCTGCAATCGGGATGATGCCGCACTCGCTGCACACCGGCGTCATGGTCATTTCCTTCTGGCACTTGTGGCACTTCATCGTTGATCCTCCTGCGAACAACCGCATTCAGGGCGACTCGCTACCGCTTGCGCCTGATGCGGGGCGTTGGGCGTCTTGCGAATAGAAAGGCTACAACGCCTACCCTTCGGCAACTCTACTGAAAGTCTATGGCACCACTCTTGCTTTGGGAATTTGTAAACACATTCATCGCAAGAGCAAATCGGTTCGGTTTCTGGGTATTGCATAGTCTTCCTCTTCGTTTACGGAACGCCCAACAAGGCGTTCCAGTTTTACGCTCGTTCCTCGCGAAACTGAGCTTTATCGATGAGCCTCCGTTAATGGTAAGACCGACGCACGGCTTAACCTTCTATCTCGTCCTTGTTTAAATGGGTGGGCAGATCGCTACTCTGCTGGCTACATCCAGTGCGTTGATGAGCCTCCGTTGATGGTAAGACCGACGCACGGCTTAACCTCCCATCAATTCAGTTTCATGTGTCTCTAGGCCATCCGAGTTTCCAGCTACCTTTTAGGGGTCGCCTACCAAGAAAGCCCGCTTTCCACATCGCCACCCAAGATTAAATCCAGATTCCGACCGACGACATCCCTCTCCGAATGACCATCGCCCTCGACCTCATGATTGCTCCCTGACTCGTGGAGCAACCTTCAACGTCGGATTTAGATGCCCATCGATCCATTTGAGATACATCGCCAGCCAGTAGCTCCGCCATCTTTGCAGCAGCCACTCGTAGTTCTGACTGACTCATCCTTTCAATCTTCTCGTAGATGTTCATCACGAAGCTCCTTCTCTCAAACAGGCAGGAAGGCAGGGACTTCCGACTGGTCGTGCTGGGAAACCGCCCGGCGCGGGTTTTGCGCTACCTCCTGCACATGGTAGCAGGACCACTCCCATTGCGCCGCATACTCCTCAGCGCGAACAATCTCTCGCTCAGCCTCTCCCCACTGCCCGGCGCGGCAAGCCACCGCGATACGCTCGTGCATGTCGCTAAGCGGACGGTAGACCACGCGCATTTTCGCGCAGTCCTTGCGAGCGCCTGCCGCCTGCGCTACCAAGTCGAGACTGTGGGGGCGTCCGTCCATGTGTACCTTATCCGTCATAATCGCAGCCATCTCCACGCGCCCGGCGTACACCTCGCGGTGCCTGAGTAGTCTGTACCACTCGCGGAGCGTCGTGCTGAGAGTCACCCACCGCAGCGTCAAATCAGGACGCTCCGCCAGCCGCGCCAGCTCGGCCTCCGCCGCCTTTGGCGGCTGGTCGTTCAGAGAAACCGACCGACGCTGGTTTTGCGCTACCTCCTGCACATGATAGCAGGACCACGCCCACCGAGACACATACGCCTCGGCGCTTTCAATCTCTCGCTCAGCCTCTCCCCACTGCCCAGCTCTGCAAGCCACCGCGATCCGGTGGTGCGTGTCTTCCAGAGTGGAGTATACCGAGCGCATCTTCTCGCAGTCCTCGATCGCCGTCTCCGTCTGCGCGGCCAAGTGGGCCATTCCCCTCATAAGCGCTCTTTCGCAACTCCCGGCTTCCGCCTCGCGGTGTCTGAGTAGTCCATACCACTCGCGGCGCGTCGCGCTGATCTCCGCCCACCTTCGCGTCAGGTCAGGCCGCTCCGCCAGCCGCGCCCGCTCGGCCTCCGCCGCCTGCTCGCGGCGCTGGCTCTCAGCGCAAAAGGCTGCGTTCATCTTGTCCGCCTCCGCCTGCGCATGTGCCTGCGCCCCACGGGTTTGCGGGAAGTTTTCGCCCCTCCCATCAAAGACGATCCAGTCGCCTTTTCTCGTCTCTCTGATCGTGTAATACGGCTCCATCGTTCCCTCGTTTCTGTCCGTTTGGGCTGTCATCTCCGCCGCCTTTGGCGGCTGGTCGTGCCGGGAAACCGCCCGGCGCGGGGTTTTGTCAGCGCATGTCCTCAAGACTGCCGTCCATCCACTTGGAGCCGACCTCAACGTATAACCTATACGTCTTTTTCCCTGCTCTCCGCGCCACGCGCATCCGCGATCCGCGCCGGTATCCCGGCTGCGCGCGGATGATCCGCTGCTGGTAGCGGTCGCTTGTCATCTCCGTCGCCGTCGTGCCGATCTTGGTCGTCTTCATGTCACTCTCTCTGCCCTCGCGGGCTTTTGTCTCACACGCAACCCTGTACTTGTTTTGTCAAACAAGTAAGCACTCGCTCACCAGAGCGCTTTCGGAGGGCGCACCCACACCCACCACGCCCCATTCTTGAACTCATACCTAGTACAACGAGACCCTTCAAACACCTCCCCCTCCGCAGGACGAATTTCTGCTCCAGCAATCCCAAAATATTCATCCAATACGTCCCGTAAACCGTTCCAATCTTCCATCGCTTTCGTGGCCGTGCACACCCCGTTGATTATTACCTTGACCGCTCTCATACTTCGCTCCTTTCGAAAGTCTCAGCTTTGTCGTTCGGCTTCACGCGCTCCGCCACTTGGTGACACCTTCCAGCGAGCACCAACGCTCCAGCGTTTCACACCATACCAACAGGATTTCACCAACGATCTTGCCGTCACCGCGTTTGACTTTGTGCCATTTCGTCTTCATCGTGCCGCTTTTCCGTCGGGATTTCCCACCCGACGCGAGGGTTTGGTGGATCACAGCAACGCCCAGCGGACGTGCACGAACGGGATCGGCCCGTCTCCGACCCTGAGTTCCGGCGCCTGCCGTGATACCGACGAGGCGAGGCGGATACCCGTTTGCCCGAAGGGGCGCCTTGTCTCCAGAGCCACCGGCGGGAAAACTCCCGCTATGATGCCGCCACGCCCTGCTGCGGCATACAATTCCTCCCATTGTGCGCTGTTGTGCACCGCGTCCGCAGCCGCATCAGCCGTCGCCGCCCATGTGACGTTGCGGTTTTCGACTGCAACGTCATCGCCGATCTGCGCAGTGTGGCACAGGTCGATCAGTTGTTTGGCCGAAATCTTGTGTCGGCTGCACCATATTATGCGCATATCATTCTCCTTGCCGGGTCTTCCCGCCCGGCGCGGGTTTTGGATGTCATTTCCCACTGTCGGTTACAGTTTCAGCCCAGCCAGTGCGCCCCATGCGCTCCGGCCAAAATCGTTCCGTGCCTGCTCGGACTTTTCCTTTCGCGCCTTGTCTTCGCGGTCTCCGGCGCGACGGTCTAGCCGGGCCTGCCACACCCGGACTTCGGACGACCACAGCCAGTCGGACGCGATCAGCGCCCGGATGTCGTCGTCGCTTGCGTCGTCGCACTTGGCGACGACGGACTCCCATCGCTCCGCCTGTTCGGCTGAGGCCACGCGCCCCGCGATATACTCGCGGAGTTTACCGGCCTCGCGCTCTTGGCTCTCGCGGGCAAGAGCGGTCGGGCACTTAACCGCCAAAACGGCGGCGAGTGCGGCCTGTCCGGCGGCCAAGTCGGCTCGCCGCGTGGAGGACTCCCGCCGCGTCGCCGGACTCCGGCCCCGCGTGTCTGGCAGCCGCGCCGCGTCGCAGATTGCGCTGACGGCATTGCGCTCGGCGGCCTGCAACTCCGCGTCGGCGGCAACGCGACGGCGGTCTTCCTCGGCGGCCTGCTCTGCCGCCGTGATACCAACGGCGTCGCGGAACGCGGCGACAAACGCCACCAGCGTCTCTTTGCTGGCCTGCGCCGCGTCCCACCGCGCCTGCCAGTCTGCGCGGAGTTCCACCCGCGACGACCGGACAGAGTGCGCGGACTGCGATACGCCAGCGTAATACTGGCCGCCCTCGCCGTCGGACCGGTATCCGTCGTCTGACATGCTGGCGGACTCCACCCAGCGGGCCGGGTGCTCACCACACTCGGCGCGGCTGGTCGATCCGTAGATGCTCGACCGGTCAACGGGTAGACTCGCCCGCTGGGCCAGCGTTTCGACATTCGACCATGCCGCCGCGATGGCTTCCTGCCGCTCGGCCTCGGCCTTTTCGGCGAACTCGACCGCCTCGTGATCTGCCGCAAATTGCTCCTCGGCACGGAGGGTGGCCGCAACCTCGACGCTGCCTTCGTACCATCCCGCAATGCGAACGCGGACGGCCTCGCGGCCAAACTCCGCAACAGCGGCGGCGTATGCAGGGGAGGCAATCAGCCGCTCGACGGCGGCATCCCAGTCCGCTTGAGACTGCGCCTCGGCGCGTGCCATCGCGCCGAAACGGGGATCGGTAGCCTCTGGACACCAATCCTGATAGTCAGCGTCTTCATACGCTAATTTCTGCTCCGCCGCGCCGGGGTGCGCGGCGTAGGCGTCGGCCGCAATCTTTTGACGCAGCTCGGATACATCCGCTGTGGTGATCTTAGTCATGTCAACCTACTTGCCCGGATTGTTTTATTGGCCTCTTACAATCATACATTACCAAAAACAAGTCAGAATTAGGAAATATTTTTCGATTTTTTCAGGTCTGTGTCCCAATACATCGTATTTATCGTTGAGCCAAGGAACGCCTTCCATGTCTTCGGAGCGGGACTGGCGATCTGCATACGACGTATCAGTTTCATGCCAGAATCCTTTGATGATTTATCTGCTTTACGATTGTTTCAAGGCACACAGATGAGTTGACAAACCATGGTTTTTTTGCGATTCAAATGCCCATCGATCCATTAGAGCTGCATCGCCAGCCAAAACCTCCGCCATCTTCGCAGCAGCCCGAACAACTTCTCTTCCATCTTCTTCGTAGCCACTGCATCCTTCGTGTCCTGCGAAGCCATCATTTCAGGCTTGGGCTTCCCCTTACTTTCCATCTTCACTTCAAGCCAGTTATGATAGTGGTCCTTTCCAAGGCAGTTATGATGGTGGTCCTTACAGGATTCCGTATGCTCACGCCATACATCCGTCAGAACATCTTGCTTTTGCACACTTCTCCTTGTTTTTATTTCACGTAACTATTTGCGCAGGTCAGGACCAACGGCTTTGGTCCTGCCAGCGACTTCGGGCTTCTCACCCAATTCGAGGCACATGGTATCACCCGCCAGCCCACTCCCTTTTTCGGCCATCCTTCCGAGTCCTTTGGCTGTGCTCTAAGCACCGTCTGGCAGACGAGTAGACTGGCTTTTTGACCCACACCGGAGCACCGACTACCATCTACTCCGGGTTCTACGAGAACAGCTTACCGTCCGCTGCCCTCGCAAGGTTTTCATTACTTACCGCATTTCTGGCCTCTTTCCGACTAGAACTGTTTGACCTCTTACGAGCCATACATTACCGAAAGGAGATCAGAATAAGGGATATTTTTCAATCTCCCATTTAATCATCCTTTAACGAGGTGTTCCAATACATCGTATTTATCGTTGCACCAAGGAACGCATCCCATGTCTTCGGAGCGGGACTGGTGATCTGCATACGAATCCGATCCGTAGGGTCCAGACGCAAATCATTGTGTGTCGGTGCCACAGGACGACGTATCAGCTTCATACCTGCCTGAGCAAGACTCTTGTCGGCTTTGCGTCTATTACAAGACACACATGCACATACGATATTCGTCCAAGAAACCTCTCCGCCCTTCGATCTAGGAATGACATGGTCCATCGTCAACTCACGCACGGGAAACTTCTTCCCGCAAAATTGGCAGGTGCTTTGGTCTCTCAAGACCAAATTTCTTCGACTAAACTTAGGGCTACGCCGATGATTCACCTTGAATCCTAACCCGTGATAGTCCGTGCAGACGATGACTTCTGGCAATACCAGATTCGTGCCAGCCAAAGAGATGACACGATCTTTCGCATACTGAGCGACCTTCGCTACATCGCTCCACTCAGTCAGCCAATCCTCGTAGTCATAAATACGGTATGACTCCGGGTCCAAGCACTTAGCCCGTCCAGAGAAGACCTTCTTAATAGCCATTAACACAGGAAGAACATTGATCGGCCTCCAGTCAGAAGACAATACCAAAGTCTTGCATCCAATCACTGTCGTCACAATACACTCCATTTCTCCTGGCTGTCCCCGGTGGATTCGAACCACCAACCACCTGAGTCAAAGTCAGGTGCTCTGTCCAATTGAGCTAGAGGACAATCTCCAAAACATCATTGATCTGAATATCGAAAACACTTGGTTGACTCGGCAGGAATCGAACCTGCAATCCTTCACTGGAGCGTGACGTGCTGCCAATTACACCACGAGCCAATCTCCTACAAACTGGTGAGTCTACCGGGAGTTGAACCCAGACTATTACCTTCGTAGGGTAAGGTGCTATCCATTACACCATAGACTCATCAAACATCTTGGTACCCCCGGCAGGACTCTAACCTGCGACCCGAAAATTAGAAATTTTCCGCTCTATACATCTGAGCTACGGGGGTATATCTTCGTTGGCGGCCCTAGAGGGAATCGAACCCCCAACCGTCGGTTTAGGAAACCGCTGCGCTGTCCAATTGCGCCATAGGGCCAAATCACATTAATCATTGGAGCGGGTGAAGGGAATCGAACCCTCGTAATCAGCTTGGAAGGCTGACACTCTACCATTGAGTTACACCCGCACTTAAATCATTATACCCTTTCTGAACCGACTACAACGGCGTCATTCACGACATTCCGAAACAGAATCACATGGTGTCAGGGTTGTAGATGTCGTAAGTCAAATCGCTTTCAACCTCCGCTCCTGCATCGTGATCTTTCCTTTTCCCTTGGCATATCTTCGAGGATTTCCGCACATTTGGCAAGAACAAGCAGCGCCGTGAACAGCCGCCAGCCGACCAATCACCTTCTTCGTAGGCGCTTCGGAAGGTTCACAAGCAGACTTGCAAAAATTCTTCTTGGAAATTAAGACCTTCTTGACTCTGGCCTTAATCCGTTTTTCATGATCCCTGCGAACTCCACGATTTTTCATACTCCTCGCCCGATCATCATCTTGGCAGCAGAAACAGGAAACCTCGCACCATTCTTCACGATTCTTTCCTCGTCCATCTCCTTTGAGAGACCTGCAGACGTTCCAATATATGCCGCCAGGGCAAACGCACCAAAATCTTGCTGCTCTGCCTTGTCAAACTCGACTAGAACGATTCCAATCGGAGTTGCGCTGCCCATCTCAGAGAACCACGTTGATCCAATCACTTTCACCGCTTGTCTCCTCTTTTCATCAACTATTGGAGCACCAAATCGGGTTTGAACCGACGACCTGAACCTTGGGAAGGTCCCGCTCTACCAACTGAGCTATTGGTGCTTTATGTCATCCCAACGCCACAGCCTCCTCAACCACTTCCATTCCATTCTCGTAACCATAGTCATAGACGACTTGTCGAAACTCCTCAACAGTGGCTGGATTAGCACCCTCAGCAATCAGCTTGTCCTGCATCTGCTCCACCTTCAGAGTCCCGTCAGACCAGTAAGCCGTCCGCGAGATGCTCCCTTCTGTCACCAGACACTCATTCAGAGCAAATCGACCATTGTGGTCGGATTCCTTGACAACTGTGATAACCCTCTTGACGTTATTACTCATTTTGACCTACACTCCATTCATCCTCTGAGCAAGGCACTCGTCGCTCAACGCATTCAAAACCTTGTCCGCCTTCAGGTTCTTTTAGCCGCAGCTATGCGGGCTGTTTGGCCGTACGCTCCGCAACGCAGTCGCGCAATAGGTGGTCGATGAAACTCGACCTCAACCCTGCGATGTCGCTGTGCTGCAGACATTTTGCAGCCGCGATGCACCATTGGAGCGATTCGACGAAGCCGCTACCGTGATTCAACCCTGAGATGGTCGCCAGCAGTTGTTGCAAGACCTTCAATTCCTCGGCACGCTCATCCGGCCAACAAGCCTGTGCAGAACTACCGGCAGCCCGCGTTGTGTTTGTCTCAGTCATACGGTCTCCTTGCGGTCCGATCCCCGGCTGTTGAACGGGATCGTTCGACAACAACGGCTCCGACCGTACAGGGGGGTGCTCGGCAATTCGCTCAAGTAACCCAACCTCTGCGCAATACATACAACCACGCTGTCCATCCGGGTGTTCTTTGCATCCACTCATCGTACTTCCTCCTGTCGATCAAGCCGGGCGTTGGAGTATCGTCGATTCCACGCCGCGATGTGCGCCGCTCCGTGCAGTGTAGTGATCGCGTGCAGAAAGCACGCAGGCTTGTGCTTGATCTCGACGTTGCCAGCCCACCGGTGAACGATCTCGACTGGCCCGCAGAACGGGCACTCCAACAAGTCGGGCTGTACGGCTTCCACGGTTGCGTTCTTCTTCATGTCAATCATCCTTGGCTGGCAAGCCGCCAGTCAGCTTTGTGTTTTGTATCGCCCTTACACCCATACATTACCAAAATCCTGCCCAAATAAGGAATGAATCAGATTCTTTCTTGAACGATCTTCTGTATCATGACGACAACAGCCGGAAGATTGTTGGCAACCTCCTGCGCCGTGAACCTCACTGTCTTGATCCCTATTTTAGCCATCGCCTCATCACGCTCCCTGTCGTGCTCCTGAGCCGCCTTCTTAAGATGCTGCTTGCCATCAGTCTCGATGACCAAATTAGCCTTTGGGCAATAGAAATCTGCGATGTAGTGACCCAGAATGACCTTCTGAGCATAGAACCGAACACCTAGCTGATCGTTCTTGATCTTAGCCCAAAGCTTCTTCTCAGGCCACGACTTGTTCTTACGCATCTTGGCGGCAAATTTGTCAACTCGTGATTTCAACTTTTTTATCTCCCATTACATCAACTGCCTCTAAGACAAACTCTCTTATGATCTCTGCGTGACATTGAAGCGGAGCGCAATGACAAATCAAAGTCATATTTCCCTCTCGACGATAATACTCGACAAGCACCATGAAAGCTTTGGAAGTGGGATTGTATGTCTCCAGACGCTTCAAGAGCCATTCCCGGTATTGTGCTATAGCCATCGTCCGGGATGTCTTGGCATCAACCAAGAACGGGTTTCCTAAAGGAGAAGACCGATCAACTCTGAATCCATCACCCTTATAGGTCTTGACGTTCTTGATCTCAATCATTTGAAGCCCTTCGGCGCTAAGCGACGTAAAATGGAGGCGCTGGTTCGGCTCTGATCTGGCCTCGATGCACTCAAATCCACTGAGTTATCTTGTTTCCATCAGTGTCTTTGTACGCTCCCACCGCGAGGCGGAAGAGGTCTCCGAACAAGCAGACGAAGAGCAGTAGTACCGGCAACTCACTCAACATACTGTTTGCGGCGTCGAGGGCAAATGCCCCAAAAAAGAGGACCAGAAAGACGATGCCTTGACTGACCTTGCCGACGTAGAAGGCATGGATACCGAGTACGCCAAAGAAAAAGCACAGCAAGAAGGCAGGAAGAAGGCGCTTCTTGCTTTGGCTGGCAGTGCTGCCGCAGTGTTTGCATTTCTTCGCTACTTCTAGGATCTGTTCGCCGCAGAACGGGCAGGGCTTTGTCCGGCCGGTTTGTGGCGGTGGTGCCGTTTGCGGTTTGTTGAGAACGACCTTCTTCTGTGGTGGTGGCAATGGCTTGGCCGGTTGCCGGGGCTGTGGACTTGGCAATTGAATGCGGCCATTACATGACGGGCAGTTGATCGTCTGGCCAAGGAGTTCTTCGGGCGCTTCGAGGGACTGTTGGCAGTGCGGACAGTTGAACTTCAGATCACTCATCTTCTTCTCCTTGGTGTTGGTGTTTGTAAGGTTCCGCGCGCAAGGTCCATGGCTCCGTCCCTTTTCATTTGTCTCTTCTCCGGCCCAACGACGATCATTGCTTCCATGTTGTCCCAATCTCCTTCCGTTTCTTGTTTGTCCTTCCCTGCCGAACCTCCTCTGGAGCCGGTGGTCGGTAAGGTGGGATTTCAACCCACGGCCTCTCGGACCCAAACCGAGCGTTCTAAGCAGACTGAACTACTTACCGTCATAATTAAACATGGTGGCGGATGAGGGGTTCGAACCCCCGACGCACGGATTATGATTCCATTGCTCTACCAACTGAGCTAACCCGCCAAAATTACTTTTCACTCCACGACACTGGGTTGCGTTCAAACTTCTGTGATAACTTCCATATCTACCGCAAGACGATCAGAGTCAGCAGCAATATCTGCCGAAGCTCATCCAACCCATAATGCCACGAGCGATGTCCTCTGTCAGTCTAGGCTTTCTCACGGCTTGTCCTTCTTCGCAGACCAATTCTCGATGTTTCCACCCATCGTCTTTATGATCCTCTCGATCTCCACCAAGTCATTCGTGCCATCATATCCACGAAACAGCATTCTCCTTGTGATCATGGCGTTTTCCATTCTCTCTTGGCTATACGAAGTGACGATCTCTGGGGCGACATCCGACAGCTTCTCGATCATCGGGATAAGTTCAATCCAAGGCATGACTCTCGCACTCATAGTGCCGTCATCCTTTTTCTCACACAAGAGCATCAATACGTCTTTCGGGACCCGATCTACCTGCTCGAAATAAATGACTTTTTCTCCCTTCAAACTCGATGTCCGAATCGGCGTGTAGGGTCCAGTGGCACATCCTGCAACAAACACGAAAAACAAAGACATAAACCCAATCTTCATACTTCTTCTCCTTTTTGATGATTATCGTCGGCGGTGAACATCGGCGCGGCTACGCGCCATATCTTCTCTGTAAGCCTAACAAATTTGTGTAATGCCCACTACTGCACCGGAGGCGACGCGCATCACGAGCCCTGATCGCCACCCTTGCCATGGTGCCCGTTCCCGCTTAGGGCGTGCCAACCATCGTCCCGTCTGCATTTAAATCCCGAACCGGATTGGCGCTCAGGGTGTCATACGTCGCCGCCGCCGCCTCACCGACCTCTTGGTCTATGGCGGCTGTCGCGCCGGTGACCTTCTTGCCAATGGCCTTGCCCAAATTGGAGAAGAGCAAGATCAGGGTGATGGCAATCACGACGACAATGATGATGTACTCGACCATCGTCTGGCCTTTTCGTGAGGACATGCGCATAGGCGCTCCTTTCCGCCCGCTGGCGGTTGTTGTGTTCATGGGTAGTCGGACGCAACAAGGTCCAACACTCCCGAATTTTTGGTGGAGCTAACGAGACTTGAACTCGTACCGAACAGCTTGCAAAGCTGCCGCATTACCAATTGTGCTATAGCCCCAAAATTACTCTTCATTCGAGATTAATTGTCCAATAACAACTTCGCCAACTAGTGTGCTTCCATTACTTCTCCTACTTTTCTTGTTTGCCTGCGCAGTTATCAGCGTTGTCGCACTTTATCTTTGGCTTGTTACAGTTTTGCTTAAAACGACTCTACTTCTGCTTTCAAACCAGCCTCAGCTAATTGCTTGGCATGTTCAACTGCCTTCTCATAATCCTCAACCTCGGCAACCGACCGTCCAGAATTATGAGCATCGAGCATGATCTTCTCAGCTATTGCCTGTGAATGTTGAAAAATCGCAATCAAAGACTTTACCACATGAGAGCTTGTATGATGATCGTCATTGTAAAGGACGACCTGACAGAGATCACCAGCGGCAAGAACCTTGTGATCAATTTCTGTGTGAACCTGATCCATACGAATTTTCTTCTTCGTTTGTTTCCAGAGTTCTTCAATCCCGTTGCCTTTTTTAGTATTCATGTCTCATTATACTCCGGCAAGACAATGTTTTCACAACAAGATTAATAGGTCAGGAAAGATTGGTATCTTTCACTCAGAGATCAGCTCGCCCACTAACCGAACCCTGAGACCGGGCATACCCGTGCATTTTCCCTCTGCCACTGACCTATAAATCCAAAAATTTCTACTCAGTTGCCTTTTCATAGATTTTTATTCTATGAGACTTTTGAACATCAGGAACTATAGACTCCTGACTTGTTTTCCGCAAGCTGAAAGCGCTCTAGCCGACAACCAACTTCCAGTGATTTGAAGTTCTGATCATTTTACAACTCTTCCATGACTCATCATTCCAGTCCATATTACACCAAATCAACGGGATAAGTCAAACAAAAATTGTAGATTTTTCTTCAGATTTTTTTGCGGATCAGATTGGCATGGTGAGCGGAAGTCGAATCCACCTCTCTGGTTTTGGCAGGTGTGGCGGGACTCGAACCCACATAGTCCGGTTTTGGAGACCGGTGCCCGACCAATTGGACCACACGCCTACTTCTTGTTCCTCCCTGCAAAATTAGCATCCATTCAGAATAATGACAACCGCAAAGCACAAGCCTGTCTTGAACAAAGCATCGAACTCTGCCTCATTGATGTCTCGACATTCACCTATTTCAAAGAATAAAAGGCTATGAGGTTCCTTACCATCATCAACCTTCGATTGGGGTCTTAGCCAGCACTCCTGCTGTTTCTAGTCAGCACCACGTAGAGGTGCCCCAACTTTGCTTCCCGAGCCAACGACAGGCATCGAACCTGCACGATCCTTTCGGAACTACCTGATTACAAATCAGGGCCTTTACCAATTCAGGTCACGTTGGCATAAATACAAGAGGCGTCCGACTCTTCATCGAAACGCCCCTTCAAGAACCACGCTGATACTTATCTTACTTCTTGAGTGCTGAGCGTGCCTTGTAATTCTCGGTTGCCTTCATAACCTTCGAGTCCGTTGCCGGCAAAGCCAGAGAGAGCTGTACGCCAGTAATGAATGACTTGACATACGACCCGACATTCTGCGTGTCTTCCTTCCATTCAGGATGACTTGCAAACAACAGGTCAATACCTCCGAAAACTGCCAGCGACCCAGCGATGACAATGGGCTTGTCATTGGCCGGAATATCCTGACTGGCAACAACATACGCCATAACCTTCGGCATGAACACGGAAGTATACGAATTTGTCCCGACAATTCCGATGTTCTCCGTTACGACGCCAAGAACATTGGCGACTTCAGTTTTCTGCTCGACTGATGGATTGTCATAGGACATCCAGATCACCGTTGCCGCTACGCCAGAGGCTTCTGACATCGCATTGATCTCACTCGGCGACATCTTGCATCCGGCAAGACACAGCCCCATAACAGCCAACACCGTCACAACTGCACGTCTAATCATTTGAACTTCTCCTAATTACCTCAGCGATTCAACGGCCAACTATGACCGTCTTAATCGGAGCCACTTTGGCTCGCTGCTATACCGATCAAGATATTATACTCGACCCACAGTAAAATGTGAAAAAATATTTCATGGAGCCGAGTGAGGGACTCGAACCCCCGATGTAGTTACCATGACGACTTACGAAGCCGTTGCTGTCGCCGCTGAGCCAACTCGGCATAACTGAAATAGATGCTTGCCATGGAACACATCCAAGTTGGCATCGGGGGATTACCCTCCTAACGAACAGAGGCGGTTTCTGCTTCTCCTGATCCCGAACAAGCGTTGGCGAAGATGACGAGAATTGAACTCGCATAAACCTGATAGACAATCAGGCGCATTACCGGTCTGCCACATCTCCAAAAAAGGAGGGAGCAACTTTTCCATCCTACGCCCACGAGGCGCTGCACCGGACAGATTGCTTTACGCAGACTGGACAGACCGCTCGGGCGGCGTGCATCCATCCAACCCTTTACCCCCCCAAATTAAAAAATCTTTCTTGGTGCTCCTGACTGGATTTGAACCAGCCGCCTTCTCGTCCGTAGTCAAGTGCTCTGTCCAATTGAGCTATAGGCACATTATACACCATTCCATTGGAAGTTGGCACCCCCGAGCGGTATCGATCCGCCTTCTCCGGCTTGAAAAACCAGCGTCCTAGCCACTAGACGACGGGGGCAAATCCCGGTTTGTCAGAACTCCGGGAAACTGGCTTCTTGGCGGCACATCCTCCGGGTAGCCGGTGCTGAACCGGGTATGCAGACTACGACAGGCAATTCCGGTAAACCTGTCGTAGAATAGAATGAAATAGGTCCGTGAGGCACCAAAAAAACGCGAAGAGAGATTTTCGTGCTCTACCATTGAGCTACTCCGGAATCTTGCGACTCCGGAGGTTGGAGTTGAACCAACAACCACGTCATTAACATTGAAGTAACTCTTCGCTGAAGTGTGCCTCACAGAAAATCTATTTTGGTGGATGCGGAGAATTTTGAAATCTCGACCCGTTGGTTAAAAGCCAACTGCTCTACCTCTGAGCTACGCATCCTCTTTACACTCGTTTACCATCGCATTTCATTGCAATCACCGTCCTTTCTTTTTGAATTCATGGTAGGCATGCCTGGAATTGAACCAGGTACATCAACCGTATCAGAGTTGCACTCTACCAACTGAGTTACATGCCTATAAGATGGTGGGCTCAGCAAGACTCGAACCTGCGACCAAGGGATTATGAGTCCCGTGCTCTAACCAACTGAGCTATGAGCCCGAAAATCAGATCACCAATAAGCGAGCAAGGTGTCTTGTGCCGCTGTCCTAGCCATTAGACGATCTCCCGATGTTATGGTCGAGAGACGAGGAATCGAACCTCGATTAGCGGTTGGAATGAAGTATCCCTACCCTGAAGTGTGACCTGAAAAAGTGAAATCAAAGGCACCAATAATCGCTGAGAGAAACGCCCACCAACAGGGCATCCCCGGCATCTGCCGAGGGTTTGAATCGAACAAACGAAGTATCCCTCAACTGAGGTGTGCCTTCAGAATGGCAAGGATCACATGGCACCGATGATTGCACAAAGGCTTTTTTCATAGAAGTAGAAGTAGCCATCACGCTGAAGTGTGCCATGCTTTCCTTATGGGTTGACCGACGAGGTTTGAACTCGCAACATTCTGACCCACAATCAGACGCTCTGCCAAATTGAGCTACGGCCAACATAAAAAAAGGAGCAGATCGGACGCCACCCCGATCAGCGGACTGTTCATCCTACTTCCAACCCCGCTAAGGGCTTTACCTTGGACATCCACGGGTTGCATTACTGCTCCCGGTTCGACAATGTTCGTCCACCCGACTTTGCTCTACTGCGGCATTCGTCGGCACGTCTGCCTCCCGTGCTGCTTGCTCCTAAAAATTGGGCGGTCTGGTTTATCCACTATCGCAGTCGTACATCACTGCATTGAATCGTGGCCTGACTCGCAAGTACGAAATTGAAAAGTTATGAGGGATTTCACTGTTGCCTTGCAGCAAGAAATTGTTCCAACGTTCAGGACTCGAACCTGATCCTCCCTTCGGGCGTGCTCTATACACCACGTATCGTCTATCCTCGGTAGGTCTCAGCCAAACATTTACACCCATCAACTCATCAGGCCGAAGGCCATCAACTCATCAGGGTTTTTGTAAATGATTACCGTATGCCTACGGTCTCGGCTCACCTCTTGCAAGCTGAATCGAACAGGCCGGACGCTACCCCGGCTATCTCCACCTCTCTGAGTACGAGCATCTTACTACCGTTCGCCATCATCTCTACTATGGCAGTGTGGAGCTTTCGGCCACATGACCTGCTTGACCTAGCGTGTCTCTAATAACCTTTCGAGGGGCTATGCTTTCCACGCCGCTGTTCAAAAACTGATGGACCCGCCGGAGGTAAGTTCTCCGGTCATCTGGATGATTCATCTGGACTGTCACTAGACTCAGGCCCGTAAACTGGTACGAGTGGACGGATTTGAACCGACGACCCACTGATTAAGAGTCAGTTACTCTACCAACTGAGCTACACTCGCATCACCGTCATTTCATAAATAGGCCGGGTGCTTCTCCCCGGTAGCCACACCACTTGATCTCTGCATGAACTATCCGTTCGGGCCGCCCCTCGGCTTTCACACTTCATTGATCTGGCAGGTGTCTCCATCCGATCATGGGTAGTCCAGACTTACTGTGGTGCTGTACATTCACCTATCCGTCCGGCGACTTTTCGAGTCGTATTCCCATGATCATAAATCCTACTTCTTCTTGGTGGATCGTCTCCAATCACTCTTATGAGACGCCCAAACCCGCTTCGCTGCTGCCGACTTCGCCCCACATCTCCATACTTATATTGGCATCCCCACCGGGACTCGAACCCGGATTATCAGATTGAGAATCTGATTGCCTCACCAGTTAGCAGATAGGGACATCTCCGCTCTGTACTACCCTCGCAATCCCAACCGAGTGCTGAGTCTACACTACGCCCCCTCTGCGGGTTCGCCGAACATCAAATTCGGCCCCTAGTCGAGAACCAAGGCAGTATGGAGCGAAGACAACCACCCGCATTTCGGCTACAGTCATCCACTCACATCGAACGTCGAACCCCGAAGGGCTTCGTCCGCAAAATGGCTCCAACCTGCCTACAGCCGGGTGGCTGTTTCGCATTTCGATATTCAGTTGTCAATGATCGCTCGTCGTTCTCGTCCCGACATACCCCACATTACCGACTCATCAGTAAAATAAGGAAAATAAAAAAACCGCCTGCCTTTCGGCTGCGGTCTTCACTCTTTTCTGTCTTGTCTTCTTCTTGCTTTAATCCTGATTGAACAAGACAGAAAAGAGTGAAAACCACGTGGCTGGGCGATCTTCAATCGCTCCTGCCATCGGCTTCTGCTCTTTACCTGTATGTATCAGTCTCATTTTCTCATCCACTCCTTACGGCCTTTTCTACCGCACAGAGATACTATACTCCATCTGCCTGAAACATTGCAACAAAAATCTTCAAATATTTTTTTCAGCATCAAACTCGTCCCGAATTGACTGCTTCAACGACTTCAATTCATCCTCAACAATCTCGTCAGTATCCTGTATCGTTGCCTCTCTATATTCAGCTTCGAGGAGCCGGCTGGCATGTCTTGCGATGATCCTGTTCGCCACTCGGTTTGCCAATACCCTAGCTGACTCGATAGCCAAACTAACATACTCATGCCTTGCATCATCAACGGCTTTACGTGTCTGCTTACGACACTTGGCATCATTCATCATCCTTTCTAAGATGAGTTCCTTTTTGACATCCGTGATTTCAATACTTAAGCGTATCCATTCTATTCCTATCCCCAAGAACATGCCGATCAACCCACCGAATATCCCAAACGGTATCGCAAAATACCAAGACAACTTCGATGCTGCAAAACCGATGACTGAGGATATGCAGATCAAGAATAGGAATATTCCACAGATCACACGCTGATAGATCAGTCTTTCTGAGACTTCGGAGTGCTTCTCAGTATCCCCACCGCTGACGCTTTGAGGCTCTCCGCCAGCTTTATCGCCTGCACTGGTTCCAATCCTATCCATGACACCACCTTATTGAAAGACACCACCACTACATCATCACGTTCGCCAACATCGACATTCACTTCCTTGATATCGACAGGCTTTTCTTTCTTAGATACCTTTTTCAAATCAGCTCTCTTGCCTTCGATTGTTTAATTGCTGTTTGGATATGACCCATGGCAACCATCACATCACTATCCGAGTTATACCGACTCAAACTGATCCTCAGCGTCGACAGAACATCACGATGGTCCCGCCCTATGGCTTCCAGGACATGAGAACGCCTCTTCGTCGTCGAGCAAGCCGATCCAGCCGACAGACATGACTTGTATTTCGAGCACATGATCCCGCAGACGACCTCGGATTCTATTCCCGGAAAGGTTATGCTCACGATATTGGGAAGCCGTTGTGTCGTATGACCGTTACGTCTCCCGTCACTAGAAAGCCTCAACTGCTCAGCCAACCACTCTGAAATACGCATCAATCTCGGCATCTGTTTTGGAAGTACTTCCATAGCCAGCTCCGCAGCCTTCGCAAACCCCACTATCTCTGGCACTGCCAGCGTTCCAGACCTCATCCCCCTCTCCTGTCCACCCCCATGTAACAGAGGCTCAAGAAGGGTGCCCTTCTTGACGTAGAGAGCGCCCATACCCATCGGACCGTGAATCTTGTGTGCCGATAATGAAATCATGTCCGCACCCACATCGTCCACGTCGAAATCGATCTTCCCGAATGCCTGAACTGCGTCACAATGGAAGACTGCCCCATACTTCTTGCACAGCTCGGCGATCTTTTCAACCGGCTGCACTGTCCCAATCTCGTTATTGGCATACTGAATGGAGACGAGCCACTGCTTCCCTTGTGGCATTTGAAGGTGTGTTTCAAGCGCATTCAAGTCGACAAGACCGAATGAGTCGACCGGAATCTCAAAAAGTGCTCTCTTATCTGCTTTTCCAAAAACACTGCTGGCAGGCTCTAAGACAGACGCATGTTCGATGGCTCCGACTATAATTCCTCCATATCCCTGAAGACGAATGCCCTTGATAGCCCAGTTATTCGCCTCGGTGCCGCCAGAAGTGAAGAATATCTCCTCTGGGGTGCATTTCAGAATATCTGCGATAGTCGCACGAGAGTCCTCGACGGCTTTCCTCGACTCCCTTCCAAGACGATATACAGTCTCAGGATTGCCATACCGCTCCTCTAAGTATGGTCTCATAGCTGAAACAACCTCTTCATCTATGGCTGTTGTCGCCGCATTATCCATATAGACTTCAATATCTTGTAATTGAAAATTCGGCTTCATTTTGACTCCTTCATCTCTATTGATTCATCTGCAAGATCGGAAATGGCATCCTGAGACACAATATGTTCCATCCGATACGGGCATTTTTCTGGCACCTCGGAATCCCATTCGATATATATAGCCGATAATATGCACCAGACCTGCGTCCCGCACACTTTTTTATCAGTATGATCAAGAAGTGCAGGATAGAACTCCAGTCCATTACTGCACTTCCTACATATTTTTAAATTTGCCATTTTATGGTTCCAACAAAGCTAATACGAGACTTTCTTCGTCATAAAACTTCGCTTTCTGAGAGTCATCAAATTTGCTCCTCCACACCTGACCCGTCTCAGGACCTGCAATCAACTCGTACTCGATTTTATTCGGATTACCTTTCTCAATCCGAAGGATCTTAGCCGGAACCTTTTGAGAATTCCGATAAAACACAGCATACAAACCGATCAACGCTTCGTGATTCGCCATTGTCATGCTTACTGGTTCTGTTGCCATTGCCTTCTCCACTTCTATACTTTCAGGACATCGTCCTGTGTTATTGCCATCCTCTTCTTCAACAATTCTGCCGCCACATTCTCTCCCCCAGTTTGTCCTAGAAGCGATTTCAACATATTCAACGGCCCTAAATTCTTCTGCTCTTTCATGCTTTCAAGTTCTGCCTCTGCATCCATCATCAACAAGAACAAATCGTCATTTGATACCGATTCAAATTCCTGAACATCTCGGTCAAAGATGTCCATATCAACATCAATCATATCCTTCCGAAGAAGCGTATCCCGAGAATACCTCTGGATTCTTTCAGGAATGTTATGCGGACCAGTCATCCTCTGATCCAAAACAAATGCATCCTTGGGACCTTCAGCCGTATTAATAACGACTTCTGCTTTGATGCGACCCCAACAGAACATCCCATCCTCATCACCCCAACAAACATATTTGCCAACAAGCCCACTCATGCCCCATTATACACAAAACACAAACTTGTTTTTAATTATTTCTGTTGAACCGAGCCGGATTGTGCAGCGGATCTTTGTCCTCTAGGTGCAGATTGACGAATCTTGCTCATAATTATCGTCTGAAGGTATTGTTTTGATAAAGTATTGATCGTTCCATCTGGGTATATCAGCCTCAATCCAATCAATCGAGCGATCAACCTACCCACATCCTGTGCTTTTGCACCGGCAACAACACCAAATGCCTGAGAATCATAATCGATCTGATCCCATAGCCAATTCCACTTTGCTGTAGGGTCACTCTCATTACAGTCTGTGGCAGTCTTATACTTGATTCTGACAGACTTCCAAGCAATTAGTCCATTTTGAAGCTCATCATCATTAATGACAGCCACGATATTTTCGGCTTCCTCATCCTTTTTAAAGGATGCTAAAATTTCCCCAAATGATGCCATAAGAACCTCCTTAGAATTCCTTGACAGTTTTAACGGCCTCCATGATGTCAACTGCCCACTTGCGTTCTGCCCTATGCATATCCTTTGGGTTATCCATCTCCCAATCTGAATCCATACCAAATTGTATACGAACAAACTTCTTAATAGGGAGAGACTTAACAAAGTATTCGTGCATTTCGCTGGCGGAACCATTTAACATAGCTCTCAATACCCACAATGCCGTGGTCATTCTGCCACTGGGAGGTTTTCCTCCATCTACTTTCCTGCCTGTACCTATGGAGAGAATCTCAATATCTTCCATCTTTGCCTTGAGTACTCTCACCACACCAGCAAGAGCAACCATGCTAGGATTATTAGCATAGATACCTCCATCTGCAAATCCCTTCCAAGGAGCGAAATAGGTTTCTGCTGCTGTTGCTGCCCGGCAAACTTCCCAACACGGCCATGATTGATCATCAAAATTAAGAGATGAAAACACCTTCAATGTCTTTTGACCGATATTCGCCGCAGTAATAAACACGGGTTTCTTTACATCGCCTAACACCGATGAATCGAACACATCCTGTAATGCAGCATTTAGTCCTGTATCGGGATACTCCGGCTGAAAGATATTGATCCTTCTAAACCAATTCGTTTTGAATACAGGATACATCCATTTGTCAAAGAATGGTGGCTTCACCATATCTTGCTTACCAAGAGCTATTGCCAATATTTGTGGAGCACCAATAGATGTCCCTGCGAGTACGTCGAACTTGTCATAACAGTTCGCCTCTGCCAATATGCGTGACTGTACTCGCCCAAAAACCCCACCACCATCCAATGTCAGGATTTTCATTTTTTTCTCCAAGCCTCATCAATTTTATCTGCATCCACTCCAAAACACTGCTCTGCAATCTTCGCAGCGATCTGTGCCATCATTACTGGTGGAACACTCATACCCACACAGTATACTCTCTTATTCCTCGTAACACCAAGAAAATCATAATCATACGGATATGACCCAATCAAACATATCTCTACCCAACTTAAATTCCTCATCTCTGTTGGATACTTCATGTTCTCCGTGGCAAGCACGGTTGGACTAACTCTATCCATACTCAATCGGCACCAACTAAAATAGCTTCCTCCTGACACGGTGGAATATGTATCGCCGGGTCTAGTCCTGTGCCAATAAGCCCTATCAACCTGATTTGGGGCTATCCCAGACAAGTCCTGAAACGGCAATGCCTCCACAACCTCTTTAAATGGTATGATTGGCTCATTGAATGCCATATTCAATGCCGGAAGATTCAAGTCTCTCCTTCTGGCAATAAAGAACACCCTTTCCCTGAATTGTGGCACTCCCATCGTTGCCGCATTCAGCAGAAACAATTGGGCGTCATACCCCATTGAGTTGAAACGATCCACGATGAGCTTGCAATATCCCTTTGCTTTGCCCGTCAACATCCCCTGAACATTCTCGGCTACGGCGATCTTGGGTCTCAGCTTCCCTACGAGATCAAGATACTCGAAAAACAGGTCTGAAAGAACCTGTTCTGCCTGTCCTTCTCGAAACTTTTTATTCTTACCCCAGCCCTTCTCTCTATCACCAGCCATTGAAAAAGTTGAGCAATTATGAACCACATATCCGTCGGCCACAAAACTATGGTCCTCCTCAACCTCAAAATCGAATACTTCTGTTAGTTCGGAAGCTGGCACCACCGGCCTCGTTAGCTTCTTCCATATCCACCCGCCCATATCTTTATAATTTTCGTGATATGATGCAAGATAAAATCCCTCTAAATCCTTTGCCTTAACCCATTCTGGAATATCGTCCCCAGACTTTCTCGCATAAAATCTGTGATCTGGAGTAGCCTCAATACGATTGTCCACCAAAACTGTAGGACTCATCCTGCTCATCGTTGCTACCACCTTCCTCCATCTTCCGAGGTGGGTCAAAACGATGTCCCCTTCCTTAATCATCTCTATCGGAACGACTCCCTTAATTGTAAATATGAGAGTGCCCGCAACAAAACAAGGCGGACTACCATCTAAAACGTCCAGATTGAACAACTCATCGGGAAGATCAGTCCGACTCTTAAAGGTTTGTATCGGCTCCAGGAATGGATACCTTGGATGATGATTGGCTTGATAGAAATTCATCATCTCCTTATCAATCTCATTGCATCCTATCAAGTCAAAACCAGCCATCTTGTATCCGAAAGAAGACCCTCCTCCACAAGCAAAAGTGGAAAAGACCGTGTGACCGTGTTTCTTCACACGACTCAAATCAGTCCTCTTCCAACAATAAGGAAATCTATGTTTCCCTGTCACTTCCATGCCTCATCAATCTGTTCTGCCTTTACCCCAAACCATTGCTCGGCAATCTGTGCTGCTATCTGAGCGGTCATCACTGGTGGGACACTCATCCCAATGCAATACACCTTCATCTTCCAACCCTTATCGAGAAAATCATAGTCATAAGGATATGATCCAATCAAACACGCCTCGATCCAACTGATATTCCTCATCTCCGTTGGATGTTGGAGACAACAACCGGCAGTCAAAGTCAGAGTTGGCTCATCTAATGCAAGTCGTTTATGATTGAAATAGTTTCCACCTGATGCATCCTCGAAACCTTTCCCTGGTATTGTCTTGTGCCAGAATGCCCTCGACACATCATTTGCATCCGTATCCTTCAAATCCTGAAATGGTAGCTTGCCAGATAAATCCCTGAATGTGATCGGCTTTTCCTTAATATTCAAAACCAACTTAGGAAGATTCAAGTCCCTTCTTCGAGCGACGAAGAATACCCTCTCTCGCCTCTGTGGAACACCTAGTGTTGCGGCATTGATTAAGAACAACTGAACGTCATAGCCAAGACTATCATACCGCTTGAAAATCAGATCACAATATCCCTTTGCTTTACCAAGGAGCATTCCCTTGACATTCTCTGCGACAGTTACCTTCGGTCTCAGCTTCCCTACGAGATCGAGATAGTCGAAAAACAAGTCCGACAATATCTGATCGGCCTGTCCTTCTCTAAACTTCTTACTCTTTCCCCAGTTTTCTTCCCTATCGCCCGCTATGGAAAACAAACTGCATGGAGGACTAGAATCCAATATATCCAGATTGAATAATTCATCAGGCAAGTCTGTCCGATTCTTGAAAGTCTGAATCGGCTCATGAAAAGTAAACTTGGGATGATGATTCGCCAGATAAAGCGAGACCATTTCCTTATCAATCTCGTTGAATCCGATCACATCAAATCCTGCCATCTTATAACCGAATGACGATCCACCGCCGCAAGCAAATGTAGACAAGACCGTGTGACCATGCTTCCGAACACGGTCTAAATCAGTCCTCTTCCAACAATAAGGGAATCTGTGACCGTCAACCATCTTTTAGTGTCTCCAAGTCAACTTGGTCTTTATCATCCGCCGTCCATACAAACCCACAACAAGGACACTTGTCATTACAGCCGGAAACCAACTCCTGTATATCGATCTCCTTATTCTCGTAAGACTTATCATTTACTTGAACGAAACGCTTTTCAAGATTACCCATCAAATCGTCCATCCTAAGTTTTCCAAACAAATCAGACTCTTCTCCTTTGAGAGCCTTTAGGAGTTCCAATGCCTTCTCGGAAAACTCACCTTCGATCTCTGGATTATTCAAAGTCAGATTCGCTGACATCTCGTCGTCAGGATTCATATCCACGACAACCATCTGAGCTTCAATCAATCCCTGCATGTTGAGCACCTTAAATCGCTGATGCCCTCCCACGATATGTCCAGTCCTCTTGTTCCAGACGATAGGCTCAACATAACCGAAACGATCTAGCGACGCCTTCAGGCCATTCAGTGCCACATCATCAATGACCCGCGGATTATTCGGCATCGGTATTACTTCGGCAAACTTGATGACCCGAACTTCAACTTTGCCCAGATCACCCATTGGCCACCCCACTTCTATAAAGCACTTCACCATCAGATTTTCTCCAAATACTCTGACACCTCGGACACTTCATCCCCTCTTTGATCTTTCCCTCACCTTTGCCCTTGCCCTTGCCACTCCCAGTCTCTCCAGACCCCGCCGGACCATCAAACTTGAAGCGGCTCAGATAATTCAACATATCCGAAAGTCCAACCTTCTTAAATTCTTCCTTCATTGTTTTTTCAGACTGCTCTAATAATCCGACCACGCTCTTGGTGAATTTCCCTCTAGTGGCAGGATTGTTCAAGGTGATATTGAGAGCAACTTCTTCGTTGTTATCCAAGTCGACAACAACGACATCTGTTTCCTCAACACCCTTAGATGTCAATACCTTGTATCGTTGATGTCCTCCAACAATACGCCCAGAACGCCTATTCCAGATAATAGGAACTAACACTCCGAAACGATCAATAGACCCTTGCAGTCCATCAAGAGATTCTTGCCTGATCTCACGAGGATTGTATTCCGCAGGATTGAGATCAGCCAACTTTTTTCGTTCCATCAAACAGTTCATACATTACCCTTTACGACTATTATATCCGAACTTTCCACTTTCCATTTGTTTCCACAACAAGGGCATTCCGTGTCCCAGTCCACATCATCTCCTCTGTCAGGTGTGTCGCTATCTCCTAAATTCCTATCCATGCTCTTGTCAAGAGATGACCTAAGTTCCTCCATCCGAACTGCTTTGAACAATTCGGGAACCGATTTCTCTATTTGTCCGAGAAGCTCCATGACCGGCTCATCAAACTCGCCCTCAATCATGGGATTGTTCATAGTGAGACTTGCGCCCATCTCTTCTTCCACGGACATGTCCACCACGATCATAGGGGCCTCTATGACGCCCTCCTGTTGCAATACGGCGAACCTCTGATGCCCGCTGATGATATGCCTCGTTCGCTCATTCCAGACGACAAGCTCCACATACCCAAAACGACCCAGCGATGCCCGTAGGCCATTAAGAGATGCAAGATCAATGACTCTAGGATTGTTGCTCTGTGGAACAACATCACTCAATTTTACGACTCTGGTTTCCCACTTCTTGATCAACATTAATTGGCTCCAATCTTATTGCCCTGATTCAACACCCCGTTGTAAACAACCTCGTTATCAGTCAACTTCCACTGACTCCGGCACTTTGGACAAGTTATCATAGCCTGCGGCTTTCCATCACTCTTCGGAGGCTCAACGTCGCCATCATTTAAAGAACTACTAGATGTTTTCGACTTCTTCGGCTCACTAGTTTTAGTAGTCTTCTTTTTCTTGGGCTCTTTTTCTAATCCACGACTTTTTAGATGTCCAAAAAGATCGAGCAATCCGATTTTTTGAAAGGCGCTTCCTAGTCGTGCCTCAGTCTCTCTGAGAATATCCATTACGTCGCTCGTAAAATCACCTCTCACCATTTTACTATTCAGGGTGATGTTAAGAGCGACTTCTTCGTTGTCATCCAAGTCGACAACAACGACATCTGTTTCGACTTCGCCCATCTTTATGAGATGTTTATATCGCTGATGTCCTCCTACGATATTCCCACTTCTCTTGTTCCAAACAATATGAGAAAGCATGCCGAACTGAGAGATTGACTCTCCAAGTCCATCAAACGCCTCGTCGGTAATCTTTCTCGGGTTATAGTCTGCTGGCTTCAATTCTGCCAACTTCATCTTTTTCACAATCGGATCAGACAGCATAATCACACTCCCTTAAAAATCTTTCACTCATAATTCTTCCCATACTCCTCCGGGACCCTCGATCATCCGACGTAATTCTGTCGGACTCTTATTTCCATACCTGAACTCCCCATCATCTTTTTGTGATAACGGCGTTCTCCATGCCTCGACAGCTTCATGGTCTGGATGGAACTCACCAGTAAATTCCCGACCTGTTCCTCCATTCACTTGTCGAGCCAAGTCAAGCACTTTGAAAAGGGTCGCTCATAATCCTTTCACGCTTAAAGCTCGCATTGACCTGCTGAACAGGCAATCTCTCTGGCATTGGTAGTTGCGTCATCCTTCTCATATTCCCTAATCTTCGACCAATCCACATCCTTTGGCATTCCTGCCTCAAGTTCAACACACTTATTTTCAGTTATAGTCTCATAAGGAGTTTGCTTATAACTATGATGGATGCGAGGCAGAAAAGCTATGCCACTCATCAAGTCGAAGTTTTTATAAACCCATGCACCAACCTCCATCCACTCCGACTCTCCAACATAAACTGTCATGCTGATCTTATGTTCAGCCCAATGTGTCTGATAGACTTTCCACAATTCAAGCTGCTCAATTGCCGTCACATCATCAGTAGTAATTGCTCCCTCCGGCGATCTCATTGGAAAGGAGAATACCACCTGACGCTCTGGCCTCATCACATCATCTTCTGCTGGGAATCCGGCATCTATCATCATTTTTGCCAGAGGATCATGCTTATCACAACGGACTCTCCTGATATACATTCCTGAGTAACGAGGATGAATTCCGCTGGCACAGTCATTCAACTGACCGACAGTTCCGCTCGGCTTTATACAAGTCGTCGCTGCTGCTTGATTGATTCCGAGAATCTTAGACCATTCCTTGTTCACTGACACTACATGAAGCCTCAATTTTTCAAGAATTTCTGCCAGTTCTCTTTTCCCTTTTCTACCTGACATAACTTCGTTGTCCATGATTCCTGTCAAGCTAACTCCCAACAAGGCTTCTTCGTCGGCATTTTTCTTCCATGTAGAACGAAGATATCGAAAGTTTGTCAAAGTTGCCTGCATTGTCCCCATGATAGCGGCGATCCTCGCTTTTCTAAGCAGCGACTTCAAATCATCTTTCGGTCGTATAACAACCTCGGATAGATTGCACAACCCTTGATCTCGTGCCAAAATTTCCGAACAAGGATTGCATAGAAACTCGTGATTGGGATCACGACGACCATACTTCAATGCTTGCGCTTTTGCTGCCTCACGATTGAAGATTCCACGCTCTCCACTTTTTGATTCATATAGTGCTAACCACTCCCTGAAGAATACATCCATACTTGGCTTCTCGGTGTATGCAGCACTGATGTTCGCCATTGATCTCCACGGAGTTGTCTCGAACCAATTGCCATCTTTAGCATGTCTCATTCTATCATCCGACGGATTTGTCAAAGATAGAATAGCGCTACGCCTGACTCCACCAGAGACAACAACTTCGGCGATCTTACAGCAAATATCGTGACATTCTATCGAATTCAACCTTCTTCCAGATGCTCCCTTGAATATCTCAATCACAAATTTAAACAAATCAACCAAAGGTTCTGGTCCGCTAGACCTTCCACCAAAAGTCTTTAACTTAGCTCCTGCTGGACGCACACCAGATACATCCCATTCAGGAATACGACCTTGATACAACATCCCAATCATCTCTCGAAGAGCATTTGCCCATCCAATTCTGGAGTCCTCGACTTTAATAACACTTTTCGATGTTCGAAAACTTTCGGCGATAACGGGCAGACTCACTAAAAATTGACGCTCAACCGAAATCCCGCATCCTGTTCCAAGCATCAATAAATACAACAACTCATCAAATGCGAATGGGTGATTGATAGCCATTGTAGAGCAGTTAAAAGCTGCGGCATGGTCTAGCTCCAAAGCCTTTCCCGCCGTCATCAAACAACGCATAGAAGGCATCACCTCAAGATTTAGAATAGCCTCCCTAATCTCCTCCAACGTCTCTTTGGGAATCTTTCCACCACAAGTCTTATCGAAGAATGTAATATACCGATCTACAGTCTCATGCCATGTTTCCCGTCTTCCCTCGCCATCTATCCATCTGGCGTATCTCGATAAATGAATGAATTCTTGGTAGGCAGTCGGAAGATCATGCTTCATTTGAAACTCCTTGTAAGATCGTTATGATTTCGTTTTTGTTTGCCACGATGCACTCTACATCATCGGCAGAAAGTCCTACTAATTGTCTGCAACGCAAAGTCCCGTTCTTTAGATTCCAAACCCTTCGTTTTTCCAATACTCGTGTTTTACCTCCTGACCATTTTACAATTCTGAGTTCGGCCCGATTGGTTGATGTATCACCTACCGGGTCACTCCGAAGCACGCGAAACACTTCGCATGTGATATTAACATCTGTTTCTGGTTTCTTTTTCAAATCCTGATAGCCCTTTTAGCTGACGCTTCAGCAGCCTTTCTCTCAGACATCTCTTTCCGTCTCTGTGGCATCCTCTGCAAAGCCTTTCTTGACCACTCCCTTTGCTTTAAAGCCGTCTCCTTTGACCTCTTCTCTGCTTGTGCCGCCATGCTTTCCTTGATCTCTGATTTCTGAGCCTTGGCATCATCATAGATCTGCTTCATTGTGGAACCACGAAGAGGGGAAATATTCTCGATACCCATATCTCTCCTCATCTCATCCTGCATCTCGACATTCCGTTTTACCTGGTCCACGGCACGATCCATCCCGATAGATCGACTGGAACGAGTTACAATCCCAATTAAGGTAGGAACCTTATATGTAGAACGAGACGAACATTTGGGACAGACGACAATCGGCGATTCCTTCATAGGATGCCGAACCTCAAATGTTTTATCACAGTTACTACAACCGTAATCATAGGCCGGAACCATACTTCATCTCCATTCATAAATCGTAGCACGGCATTGCCGCACTCGTCAGTCTTGAACCAACTATCGCTTAAGATTCTAACAGATTGCGAACAGCTCCACTAAGCATCCAAGCAGCCAGACGCTTGCGATACTCAGCATATGCGACAAACTCCACAGAACTCATCCGAAGAATCTTTTTGATTCCACTATATCCCTCGCCATCAAGCTCATTTTGGAAGAATCTCGCAATGATCTGCTTGAGTGCCATCCAGTGATAATTGAAAGTTGGCTCAGTTCCTTCAAATCCACGATCTCTAAGCACCGGATAAACATCCCGATGCATATTCACTTTATCAGCGCCCTTCTTCTGAGCAAGGTCGAACCAAACATCAAACAATTCTGAATATTTGGAGTTACGAGCATTCTTATGGACATAACTCTCCAAATCCTTCATTACTTGGCGAACATAACCTTCATCTGTTTGAGACGGAGCGCGTATATTGACCATTGGGTCAAGTTCTTCACCTTCATCGTTCTCCTCACGAGGAAAAGTCGTTTCCTGATGCTTTCTCTGCCATTCACGAATGAAATACTTCGTCCGAAGGTCTACAATATGAGCCCAATAGTTTTTCAGAAATAGAGGACCCTTTTCCTGATCCTTCATATACTTCTCCATCGTTTGCCTGAGATCGTTTCCATCCACACGTAATGGCTGGAAAAATCCAAGAGCCAATGTCTGCATCAAGTCTTCCGTATCCTCATCATTCAAACCAGACTGCTGGGCACGACGACGAATAATATTTGCCGCCACAGAATCAAAAACCTTCGCTTCGGGATTCCTCATATCTGAATACAACTCATATTGCTCGATCAGCCGGTCATACCTATCTATATCAGTATCCGTCTTCGCTTTTCCCCTCCTTTTCTGAAGACTGGGGATAATCGTATCACGGATGAACTGATGAGCAATAGCCCCAATATTCATCTTCTCTAGATTAGTATAAGCCAACACCAGTCTCAAGCCAGCAAAAAAGTCTCTCATGATTATTCTCCCTTTCATAGATAGGATAAATATAAAGGAAATGTTACTATGAACCACCCAACTAGGAGCCATCAATCTTTCCCAAGTTCTTATCCCTCCACTTCAGTATTTGCATATCAATCCATTTCTTAATCTGCATTCTGCTCGTATCTAATTCCAAAGGGTGGAATATCTCATACGGGCAATCACTCGGAACAACCAGATCACTTGAATTTCACTCCAGACATTTGTTCTCAATACAGACTGAAATGTTCCTATCCACTATTTAATCACCCATTTCGATCATCTCCAACCAACACTCTCCGCCATGTCTCAGAAACTGTCTTGATGTTGAACTCCCGACGCACCTTTACCCGAGCATTTTCAACCACCTGCCGTCTCACACTATCATTATCAAGACACACATCAATGGCGTCTTCCCACTCATCCGTATCCGAACAAATGAATCCATCGACTCCATGTTCTATCACATCTGAATAAGGCGCAACATCCGATGCAACTGTTGGCATACCGATGACACTGTTCTCGATCCACTTTATGGACGATTTGCCAAGATTAAAGTGTTCATGCCGAAGTGGTGCCAGTCCCACATCCCCTCGAACATGTTTAATAAGTCTGAAATATGCCTCTGGAGCCATCGACCCAATGTATTCAACCCGATCCTTCCAATGTGGCTCTCCGAGACTCTCCTTCACTAGAGTGGGCAAGAACCCCATGATGACGACTCTAACATCCGACCTCTTTTTCATGACTCGATCTACTGCATCAAAACACTCATTCCAGTCTTCGTCATGTGTGTTGCTTCCCTGCCAGAAAATTCTCTTCTTGCCATCCGGACTTCCCGTCATCGGAGTTGGATTCCAACCGTCATCTGGGTCAATAGCATTAGGCACTACAACCGGAGCACGACCAAGCAATGAAGTAAATCGTTCCTGCAATATACTTGTCGTAGTTGTAACAACATCAGCAATCTTCATGCACTCAACCGCCGCCATCTGCTCTGATCGTCCCATTCCCTTTGAGGCAGGATTGTCACTCGGAATTGCAAAAATATCATCATCAACATCGTAAACGATCCTTTTCCCAGCTTTCTTCAATCTCTCCAAAACAAGTAAGTAATCCCAATTGCATACACGCTGAACAAAGATCGTATCATACTCCAACAAACCATCTAATCCCAATGTCCCTCCGGTAACATCAATGTATATCCCATCCCGATTAATGTATTTTGCAGGAAGCGACATCCTCCAATATCCACAACCACCTTGATCCTTGAGCATGATAATGCCCTTCTTGCCCGCACGACAATCCGTCATCGAAGCGACAATCTCCTGCGCCCTGTCTCGAATAACCAATACTTGATGTGACGGCACAATCATTTGTAATCCAAGTTCCTTGGTAATCCTCTCCGCAACTTCCTTGGCTATGGCGAAGTCCTGAACGCTTAATTTCGTCAATCCATACACATCCTCGATAACAACAACGTCTTGCCTCCCATGCCAAGGACTAATTACATTAGCTCCCATGACCAATCTGGAAATTAACGTCGGCAATAACCGTTTACGAGCCTCGACGGGAAACACCGAAACGATTTCATTATCTGTTACAGTGCCTTGTTTCTGAATATGCTTATCCATTCTTCCTGTTTCCTTTCTCGATTCCCACTAACTCCACCCTTTTGTCTGTGTTCCGAAAGCTTGTAAGCTTCTTCCGTCAGTGGAACTCCTTCTGTAACGTAGCAGACACCACCAAACTTCTTCGCCGCCGAAATCACATCGAAAAACCGTCCATAACCAGTAGCACCCTTGTAAGGAGGATCAATGTATGCCACACCATGTCCCAAACCTTCTATGCATCCGGGTAATACATCCTGCCGTCCTTTGACCCTGCCATAAAGCTCGCTTCTCACAATAGCCTCTACACGGCGATACAGCTCGTCCGGCATAGGCATCATAGGGTTTACATGGGACTGCCTGTTACAGCCATCCTTGGGCTCCCAGTAGCCCCTAAACGTCGTATTCTTCCACTTGTCCCCTTCACGCCATATCGCCTTGCCTCCAAAACTGCTGGCTTGAAGCACAAGATAGACATAAGGAGTCATTACACTGGCATTGGTATTCGACAACCGCTCGATATGATCCCTAATCTTGCCCTTATCATTCGGAACCATATCCAACAACATCTTCAAGACGCTCAGATCAAAACTTCCATTGGCTATAGCCTGCCAAAAGTTGCCCCAAGGTCCGGCATCAATCATGGTGATATTCTCAGGAGTGACTCCTCGACGAAACAACTCTAACGAGATCGAACCTCCGCCACAACAGAGATCGAAATACTTCGTATCTTTACCCGCCCATAGAACATCAACGATTTGACTTGCCAACCGGACTTTGGCACCCTGAAACGTAACCGGAGATTTTAATTCATTATTCATGGATCATTCTACTCCGAAAGCAACGATCCAAGTGCGTCAGGAGCTTCTCTTTCTTCATCGAATCCCGGAGTCAGGATTCTGCCAGTATCTTGCTCCACCGTCACAGCCAGATCATCATAAAACCGAGCCATCTTTGGAGACTTCATGCAAGTGACTTCCATGACAATCCCGAAGTTGTTGAGGCAAAACCTCTGAATAGCCAACCTAGCAATCTCAGCTTCTTCTGGATTCGCTGGATGAACACGAGCTGTAAAGATCACAACATCCTTACCCTCTGACAGCCAGCCCCTGACTCGTTCAATCATCACGAGGATAGGCTCTCCGAACCGATCAGGAACGTAACCAACATCCGATGGCAAACACTTTACCAGAACCCCATCAAAGTCAACAGCGATCTTCTTACATTCATTCATAGTCAATCTCCCTTTACCTGTTTGAAAAATCGTGAAGCACCACCGACACCATCATCATGGAAAGAACTGGCGACTCTCTTATATCTGCCATAAATCCCATTCTGTCCAGTCTCACTCTCTTCTGTCCCTTTAACTGGTGCGGCAGCCCCACACTTGTTCCCACTCTGTTTATCCATGGCCTTAATAGGACAGCCTTCTTGACACTCCCACGCATCTACCGTTTCTTTACCATCAATAGTCCTATTTATGAACTTACCACGTCGCAATGACTTTACCACGCCATTACTCTCTTTGCCAATTTCTGCGTCGCCATTAGAAGTGGCCGTCCCACTGACCTTCTTTACTCCAATCTTCTTGCAGCCGGAAAGATGACCGAGCAAGACATTTGACGGCCATCTACCCTTGGCGTCAGCCTCGACTCCTTTAGCCAATACGTTTCCATCAGAAGGTCTCTTGGAGCCAAACCCTCCGCCTCTTATGTCTGTCTGCGTCCCGAACTTCGCTGACTTGAAATCCTTTTCACTGGCAAACCCGATCCTAGCCCCGTCGATATTCAAACCTGCAACACCATGCTTGAAGGCATTTTGTACAAAATTGCCTTCTATCGGTTTCATTGCAAGAACAATATGAAGAGTTCCGGTCACTTATATCCGTCTTCCCCATGTTTCTTGGCATAGTCCACTCGTGCCTGCGCTATCTTGACATAGTTCTCGTCCATATCAATACCCACGAAGTTACATCCTTCCAGAACACAGGCAACTCCGAGAGTCCCACTGCCCATAAAAGGATCGAGAATCAGATTGTCGCCAGGCATTTTGGCCATACGGACTAAATATCTCATCAAGTCCAATGGCTTTACAGTCGGATGATTGTTGCCCTGTGAAATGTTATGTTTCTGAAATCCTTCTTCATCCTTCCGAGACTCATTCTCGACTGCCATCCTGTCATAGTCTTCTTTCGAGATTAAGACATCCTTGCCGTCATCCCCTTTCAGCCAGAATAGATTCTCACAACCCGCATTGCGTTCCTTTCCAGAAGCTTTGGCTTCATACTTGAAAGAAACGTCTGGATTCAAAGGCTCTGAATCCTTACCAAAAACGGCAATAGGCTCATGCGCCGGCTTTAAACTGGTCCCGTATCCTTCCCACAATTTTGCATCACCTGTCAATTCCTTATCCTCTGATTTGACAACATCTCCTTCTGCCCACATCGCTTGCCCACCACCGAAAGACTTTCCACCTTTCCACTTCCCATGCATAGGACTCTCTGGATCGGGTCTTCCCTGTGAACACCCACGCTCCATTTTCTCCATCTGCTTTCCGATATTCAAACTTTTTGGAAAGCCTTGTCCATGAACCCAAGCCAGATAGCCGTCAAGCTCGCAATACTCATCTATCTTATCCCGAATCTGAAAACCAGCATCCTCGATCCCACAAACCATCCGATGATAGGTTCGAGTGTTACCACACCACACCGCCTTCCCATTCCTTCTTACATAGAGTGTATGATTTCTGATAAGTTCCACACAGTACACATTTCCGCCGTCCCATTCCTCTTCTGAAATCTCGGTCCTGCCGCCTTTCCCGCCAGTATACAAAGATGGCCTTATCTGTGCCTTTAGTAATCGAATTATGTAATGCGGACGACGAGAGTGAATCTCTCCATCACGAATCTTTGGCGGCATCTTTTTCGGACAAGCAACAGTCCAATCTGCCGCCCATCCGGCATACATCGCAATCTCTTGCACCCCATCCCTCAGATGATGAGAACAAGTATAGATTCGACCATCGTCGTCTCCATCCACCCTCGCATACCAGTCAAGAAATGTCCGTATCCCGTCCTGATCCAACCCCTTCAACCACTCTGGAATGTACTTCTCCCACGCCTTTCCGAATTGACGAAGATACTCAGTCAGTTGCTTGTCGTTGATCCGCATCTTCCCACGCTTCTCGTCGATGATCGCATTGAAATACGGAGCGAGCAACCTCTTGATTTCTCGAAGATTATCAAGATCAAAATGAGCAATAGACACGTTGTACCCATAACCCGTTTTGACTTTGACAACAGACGCACTTCCTTCAGCAATCCACATTCCAAAGAACGGCAACCAAGCACTCATCGGAATACGTTTTTCGGGGACTTCTCGAATGTGTCCATGTCCAACCGAAATCGTCGTTGCTGGCAATATGAAATCTCCACCCGCCACACTTCCCAGTTGCCCACTACTCGTCTTCGTCATTCGGATCGCCTTGCCATGTTCGTCTGCCCTTACAAGTCTGAAATGCTCCTTATCCCCAACCGTGGACACAAACATCTTATGGTTCGGCGTCACTACGAGATCGATCAGATTGGTCTTGTAGTGATACATCGGGCCAGTATGCCTCAAACACACTCGTTCGATGGCCGGGAGCCATTCCACGATATGCGTTTCGGGAATCAGAGATGCGAATAAATCATCCTCCCTTACATCTGGAAATCGCACCCAGCCTCTCTTGGTTAAAACTTCCGTGTGTTCATCATAGCACCCACCGAATGACAGGAGATGTCCACCCGGCTTAAGCACCCGCAAAACTTCCTTTGCCCAAGCCTCGTTCCACTCCTGAAACATCTTCATCTGTTTAGCAAGGCCCATGCTGGTTACATCATCCTGCAATCCCTCATTCTCAGGATTCTTTCGCTTCCCAATGGGCTTCCAATTCGGAGTCTCGCAAGAACACTTTTTCTCTCCCCTTGCCCTGCCTCCACAAGTCCCACAGGTTGGATTAGCTCCTCCATAGAGTGATGTCGAACTAAACGAAGGCCATTCCGTCTTGCGATCCCCAATTCCCGGCTTCGAGAATCCACCACCGTTTTGCCATCCTGACAACTGCTTCCACGGTGAATCGAACTCCTTGCCCATGAACTCCAATCCATACGGCGGATCGCAAATGACTGCAGTGAAAGTATTGCTAGGAATCCTTTTCAACTCTTTGATGCAGTTTCCAAGAATGATTTCATCACGAATGACTGATCGAGGCTCCACCAATTCCGTTGGTTGAGTTGGTTGAGTTGGTTGAGTTGGTTGAGTTTGAACTTCAACAGAAGTTGGTAACTCAACTACCGAAACTTGCTTTTGTGCAATCCACTGCCTGATCTGATCTCTTGTGTTTTTATTCATCTTTCCTTCACCTGCTTAAAAAATCGTGAAGCACCACCAGAATCATTAAATCCCTGTTCTCCTGGATGCCCCACCGCTCCAAGAAAACCATCCTTACGATTGTTCTTGTGCGACTTTGACACCCAAGTTGTCTTTCGCACTCCACTTTGTTCGTCCATAGCCTTCGCAGGACATCCTTCTTGACAGTCCCATGCTTCTACAGTCTCCTTGCCATCTGCATCAGCATGACCAACTCGATTGATGCCGTCAACGCTTTGATTCTTCCAAGACCGAGCCTTCGTTCCCTTCAATCCTCTGAACTTCTCTCCGGCTACTTTCTTGTTACCAACGCATCGACAACCCTCTAGATGACCAAGAATAACATTGGAGGGCCATCTGCCCCCTGCATGCGCCTCACTCCGGTATTCCCCCATAGTAGGCGACGCATTGAACTTCCTGTCCCGATTGATCGTCTTGTTACTAGTACCCCATACGCCATCACCCTTTGGACCAGAAATTCTAGAACCGTCGATGTTCAAACCAGCAACACCGTGCTTGAAGGCATTTTGCACGAAATTGCCTTCAAGTGGCTTCATTGCCAAAACGATGTGAAGAGTGCCGATCATTCAGGAATTAACCTGTTGTCAACCCTGAGTAGACATCTTGTTCACACGCAGCCAGCCGAGAATTTGGTTCGTATCAGTCCGAACCTCTCCTTCATATGTGACAAGAACCGGCATATTTTTGCCAGCCAGTCCATATTTCTCTAGGAGGTCTATAGACGCCTCATTTGAGAGCGCAGAGAAAACGAAAAACTTTTGATCTGCTTGCCCCCGGAAAGAATCCTGAGTGACAGCAACCATATCAACTTCCGCACGAATCACTCCACAATGCGGACAGTCCTTCTCAAGAAATAAACGATCTACCTTCTCCATAAACACCCTCCTCATATTGCCGAGGCACATTACCTCGCCTCATTATACTACCGAAGCACCGATCCGTTGATAAATTCTTCTGATACGCCCCCTTCAGGATAGAGAGTCCAGACTGGAACCTGTTGTCTAGGCATCAACTTATTAGCATTGTCAAACCACTGTCTCCATGTTAGTTCTGGCTTGTATGCTGATAGAAGATTCTGAGTCCACGTCCCACCTTTTGACGATCCGTATGAATAATTAGCTTCACGACATCCTGCAAACTGAATGAGTTGAACTTGATTTGTACCCACTCCACGAATCAAAGGAATAGCTACCTTCTTACCCGATGATCCCAGAGTGACACCACGCTTCACCTGACGCCACAACGCCTTGAAATTTCCCTCACTATGACATTGATCATTTATAAGCACGAGCCGTATGCCATTGGGAAGCTTTTGAATCATCTTTAGGAAGTCATCATCACGCACCTGTCCATCACGTAAGCAGAGGGTGGAATCCTGACCACTTGGTTCATCACCATCGTCGTCCGGTATTTGACCTCCATGACCAGAAATCGAAACGACCAATAAATCGCCCGCCTTGAGAAATTTGGATGAATCCAAAATTGTATTACGAACATACTCCCATGTGGCAGCCGAATTAAGTATGAGATGAGCAGAAAATCCTTCATTCAAAAAGAGTCTATAAAGACCCTTTGCATCAATATCACATCCAGGACAATCGCCTGCCCATCCCTGATAGGCACCAGGATTAACAGAAGTCAACCCAATACAAACTGCAACTCTGTTTGATGCTCCAATCATGTTGTCTGTCTCATTCATGGGAATATTACCTCCATTTGGTATTGTCACACATCCTGCCAAAACTAAAGCAAAAGCAGTTACGATCCTTTTCTTCATATTATTCCCCTTTAGGTATTGCATCCTCACACTGACTCATACACTTCACATCAGCAAGAACGATCCCGTTTGCAACACATCGAACAAAGGCGAACTTTGACTTCCTTCCTCCGCAACATGTCCTCTCCTCGATCTTTTCAGCACCCCTCCAATGACCACAATGTTGGTTGCCAATATAAATTCCATTCTCATCTCTCATTTTTCTCCCTAAATCAGACTTCTAGCTAGAACCAACAACTCTTTTGCATTAAGGATGTCTTGAGTCCTAGTAGCATCTGCTATAGAACCTTCACTCTCAGACGGCCCAATAAGCTGTCCAAAACAGCCACAGTTGCCGCCACAACCCTTATCTACGTCGCAGTTACAAGAGGATTTCTTAACTACACTCCAAGCTGTTTGAAATGCTTTTTCCTCGCTTTTAGTCTTATCAAATACCGAGTTGAAAACCTCACACCACTTCCTCTGTTTTTCCTTCGGCAACTTACGACGTATCACATCTGGAGGATTATCAGGATTATAAGGCATAAATCACCCCCAACTCTCTCATAAGTTCGTCCAGACTTTTCACAACATCATCCAAGTCTTTGACAAACTCTGTTTCATTCGGACGATTCTTCTGCCGACGATCATGCTTTTCAAGCTAATCTTCCAGTAACCTCATGCGGCGGCTGACTTCCTTTTTCTTGGCGTCATAAGCCATGTTTTGCATCAGCCATAGGCTTTACCCTTCTTCCGCCGACATGAAGTCTATTACACTTCGGTTACTCGATAACCCTTTCTCTGTTTGTCGCTGGCCTTCTCACGAACACTCGACATAACCGAGCTCTCGCTACCACGAGCTACCTCGATGGCTCTAGGATTATATCCGATTCGCCCATAGGCGTTACCGCCAACACACCCCCCCGTGCGAGACTTGAAGACTCCAAAGTAGTGGAACTTATTACTACCACCTTCTTGGACTGTCATAAACGATTCGTATATCTGTTTCCAACTTGCATCCACATTCAGTGCAAGCATCAACGTCTTCTTAGCCCACCGAGTTGTTTCCGTCGATGGTGAATTAAACGTCATCGGAAGAGCCAACAAACTCTTAGCGATCTTAACCAACTCTGATGCAACTTCTCTCTTTTTCATTCTTTTCTTCCTTTCTTCCTTTATCTAAAGAATGCGACAAACTCTCCACGAATGGAGATTAAGTCCGCACCCGTTGTTACCTCAACGATCCATCCACCGACATGAGCCGCCAAGCCCATTCTTGCCATGAATGGAGATTGCCACTGGAATGCCCCAGTCTGAATTCCACATACGTTCCGATAATTCGGCAACATCTCAGCCTTGTGATAGTGACCGACTGCCAGCATATCGGGTTTTGTTCCGCCTTCTAACGACTCAATGATCTTCTGAAGTCTATAGGAAATTGCGTAACTGCTACCACCGCCAGGATGTAACAATCTCAGCCTGAATATCTTACCTATGGGAGTCATCACTTCCACATAGCCTGTTTCCTCTCCGAGGAATTTCCACTTCTGCCCGGCTTTCAACATCCTCTCTTCGATAGCCTTCCCAATGTTTACACCGGCGAGATGTTTGAGGGACAAATCGTGATTTCCTACGATAAACTCCACCGGGATACCCACATCTGGCGCATCCTTTACAAGACGCTCCAACTGTCTCTCCATGCCCACATCACGCAGTTCAAATTCCTGCCCCTTATAAATACGATGCCCATCCAAAACATCGCCGGTATGATAGAGAGCTGTTGCGCCACGAGCCTTGGCATGTTCTGCCCACGCCTTCCAACACTCTGGAGCTGAATATATACTTCCAGTCTGAGTGTCTCCGAACAAACCGAAAACGAATGTATTGCCCTTTGAAACAACCTTGCGAACTTTCCCTTGAACATCAGACAATGCAGAAACCTTTGCCCGCTCCACTTCAAGCTGGCGTTCCATACGAGCGATCTTCGGCTGTCCATGAGCCACTTCAAAATCTCCCAGTGTTCTCTTTTTCATATCATGCCTCTCAGTGTTTGTGCAAATTTCGCAGAACCCGCCCACACCCTCTTCAACTTCATCTCCACATAGAAGTCTGAAAACAGATGTCTGAAATTTCCCATATCCGTCTGCGATATGCCAGCATCGTGAATAAGCTCGGCCTCGTATGTCCAACCATTAACACCTAGTCGCTTTAAAGCCTCCTTAATCTTCCTTGGAACGATCACGTTTTTATCATACAACATCCTGAAATCCTTGAGCGATTTGGCGCTTGTTGATCGACTCATCGTATTTCTAGGAACCGAATTAATTACCTTAAAAGTTCCTCTTCCTATCCCTAAGATATGCCTCAGTTGGCCTCTTGTGAGACCTAACTTCCTAGCCGCCGCTCGTTGGCTGCCATACTTGATAATTGCACCCTTAACCTCTTCAACATTCATCCTTGTCTCCTTTTCATATTATACGTTTTACGTTTACCTTCTCTGTGAGATTCTTAATGCCGAATCAGACACGACGCTGGCTATCCGATCTATTCTTTCGGATTCTATTGATTTGACATCCCCTCCAAATGAAATTTCAAACTTCTGTCCATTCGACCTAGAAAGTAATATCTGTCCAACCGTGAACTCCCTACCCTCAAAACTGTCATTAAAAAACGTGCGATAGTAATAAGGGTCATCTTCCTTTTTCACCATGTATGCTACTGTAACATGTGGACGATAATCCCGGTATGTGTTGACATTACGAAGAGAACCAGCCAACTTATGATGTAACGCCTTCAGACCCGGACTCTCGACACCCAATTTAAGAACTGCCTGACTCTCATTATGAAAGATGCTCGCACGACCAAGTCTCACCACAATCGGCTCTGTCCCTGCTATGACTCCTGCAACCTTCTCTAGGTCATCTTCCAAGAGTCCATATTTGACGGTAATATGAACATCATTTGATAAACCCGACGGAGCATCCTCGTTGCCCTTTACCAGATAAGCCGAAGGTATGGAAGCTCCATAACTTCTAACTTCTTCAGAGAGAGGTTCTGGGAGTCTCACCATCACACAGCCATATGAAAACGCAATTCGCCGTTTCAAAACATGCCCTTCCCACACAAGACTACGAAGCCAACACTTCATGCGCCTTACTTGTCATATCAAGCAGCTTCTGACTGATGTCGCTTAATTGACTGCTGTTTTGCGTGATGTTCCTCCAAAGATTCTGCCCCCACCTCTGGAGGCTCACCTTCAACTTGGGGATAATTCCCTTAAGAACATCCATGAATTCATCCACAACGCCTGCCTGACGAATATTATCACTTGCCTTCGGCAATCTAACGCCTCTCTCATCGGCAATCGCCTGAGCACTATCATGCCACTCCTTCACCGCACCATCCAGTTCCTTAACACCAGTCTTCAACTCGGTGATCTGTTTGGAAAAGAAAGAATCTAAGATTCTACGATATTTATTCAATTCCGCCTCATTCAAAGTCGAAACCAAAATATTGTATTTCTCTTTATACGACTCTTGCTCCGACTCCCTTTTGACAATGGATAGGTCATCAGCAAGTTCTGTCATGGCGTCACCAACTTGCATACAAGTGGATGCCTGCGCAAGCAACTCACGGCGAGACCTCTCATATCCAGTCTCTGTCTTCCAATCCTTGTAATACGCCTTGAGAACATCACGCTTTGCGTCTACTGCTCTCTCCATAGCTGCTATCTGTGCAATCAAATCAGCATGATGATCCTTAAAGTCCTGAGCCAACTTCGCAACAGCTTTTGCAGATGCGACTACCTCTGGACCCAATTGAAACGAATTGATCGTCTTTGCCATGCCTGCAATAACACTATCCCGTGACTGCGCTAATACAGAAACATCACTCGCAATCTCTAACAGACGACTAGCCAATACTGTTCGATTCATAAACCTCCAACCTCATTTTTGTCAAACCCTCTACGAAAGGGCCAAATATAAAGAAAAAATGGATTTAATGCCACTGACTCGAATGACTGTCATAGCTAATTCCACTCCTCCTCATCCAACCACCAAAGTCGCTCCAAGAGACGTTCTTCAATGCGTCTGGATCGGCGTTTAAGACCTTATACATCTTACGTGCAGCCGTAGGACTCTTTGATTGATACTTCGTGTAGAACGGATCAGACTGTTCAAAAATCGAAGACGGATCGTATGCCTCAAACTTATCCCAACCAACAGAAACCTTAAAATCCTTAGCATCAACAACAAATGGCTTCATATCCGCAGGCTCAACTTCAAGATAGAACACCAACGTCTCCCATGGCCCCGAAATCAAATCCTGCTCTTGTTTTGGTTCTGAAGACTTGTCATTCGACTCGGCCACCAACTCCTTCATTCTCTTATCAATCTCGGACGCTGCTTGCTCGTATGTCATCGACGCCTTGATGCGAGGTGCAACATTTGCCATCAGCAAGAATCCATATTCCCTCTTCTGTGATCCTCCCAACCATGCTGGGAATCCACCAGACCTTACCCTCAGACGCTTCTTTCCTGGCATGGGCATCTCTGTTAGCCGATATTGACGCTCACTACGATCTACCCATTGAAACCGTATATGTTGTCCCTGTATCTCGCCATCCCATCTCTCCGATCCTAAAAACTCTTTCGCCATAGAGGCGATCCTGTCTGCAATTACACGGACTCGTAAAGTCTCTGCTGTAACACTCATATTCTTATCCTCCGATGTCATTATACCCTCACTTGGTAATTTCAATCCGTATTTTTCTCCAACTTCCCCATCTCTTTCGCCGTAATCCGGTCTGCCACGCAAAGGAGAACCAAATGGGTGAGTATCTCCCATGCCGGACTCAACCGATGCAGAACGACGACCTGCACACTCCCGAATCGCATCCACGCCGTATCTGTGAATCAGAGCCGGAATCGGCTGAGCATCCATAGTAAAGCAGCCTTTCATAGCTTTCAATAGCGCAATGACCGCTTCCCGCCCACGGAGACCCATCTTGCCCTTCAATGCTGTCTCCACATCATCCAGCCTGTCCAGTATCTGCAAGGCCACTGGTGCCCCGAAATGCAGGCTATTGGCCTTCCTAGTAGCCCAAGACTGTAATGTCAAGAAAAGACTCGTCAGATTCTCTCCGGCCATCGGATCAGCTTCTGCCTCCGTATGACCACTAACATTGCAAATATCGCCTTCTTTAACTGTCATTGTTGCCATCATTTTGCTGCTCCACGTACGACTTTCCGGTTTTTGCACAGGCCGTCCATTTGGACTATGAGTTGGAACAGACTTCTTTCCACTATCATCCGTCCGATAGGAGCCCGGATTCGAGAAATTATGCAAGTACTTCTTAGCACTATCAAGTGATTCAAATGGACCGTATGTTTCTGAGTCGCGATACCCCCCATCCTCATCATTCGCCAAGTTCATATACCACTTGCCATTCACCGCCTTGTAAAAATCACAATATCTCGGCACGGAACAATATCTCGATCTACTTGATACACGCTCCTGCTTTCCCCACTCTTCCTTATCTGGATATTTAGGAACTGACCATCCCGATCCCTTGCAGTGATCTCCCTTGCGATCCATATGTGTAATGAAATGATTCCACGATCCTCCTCCTGGAACCAACCTAACACCAACCATCTGACCGCAGTCAGGACAAACCACCTTTTTATTTTTAGACGCACTCATATTTGAAGCCACACGCACCTCCTTCGTTCCAATTACGAACTCTCTTGCCATGATTCGCCATGCCATCCGATCCGACGCCACGACGAAATGCTGTTTCTGCTGCTGTACCGTCCCTTCGGGCAATACTTCCGGCTCATGCGCTCCCGCCGTCGTTTCCAAAATCCTCGCCTTCACAAAAGTCGCAAAAGAGTCGAAATCCTCGTAAACAGGCACCCCATACCGATTGCAAACCACATCCACATTCCCCTTGCGCCAGTACCCTTCCTGACAGAAGACAATCATCCGCCTGCCAATCACATGCAACCCAAGTTCCAAAAGCGAAATCGGAGCCTTGGAATCCTTCGGCAAGACAATCACAACAAAAGTCGCCTGCTCCAAACCCTTCAATTCCCACTCAACTTGCTCCTTGAACTGGGGATTATGAATGCTCTGCTCCCATGAAGAATCCCAATCATTGCGTCTGGGATTGAGCAACACACATGAAACATCATCGAGAGTCTCGGCAAGTTTTGACTGCCAATCTTCTGCCTGCCCCATATCAATAGCACCACCCAAAAAGACTACTGGCGGCTCAGGAGGCTGCTTGAAGTCAAACACTTCCGGTGGCCTAATTACCTTACACTTGTTTTCTGATGCTGTCATTACATGCTCCTTCTTTCCAATCTGCTGCACTCCCAGAATTCTAATGAAGTTCTTGTTTAAAACTGCCACGTCGCCATCAAGCTCGATTGTGTCAAATCCATCATCTCTTAATTGTCCGAGCCCCTTCTTATCATACTCATCCCAGCCCGCAACTTTACCCATCCTTACTTCGCACTTGTATAAGTATACTGGCAATCTATTGTTGACAGATGCCCCATGCAAGTCCTTGACTAGATGATTCCCGTCTTCTGCAAACCAAATGATCCCCTGAGCCGTCATCCTCGGGTCAAACCTCTTGAACAGACTATTCGAGATGTGCCACAAAATCTTGGTCATAATTTCCTTTCAAGCACCTTCTGAATAAGACGATCAACAATTCTCGCCTGCCTGTCCTTTACGGCAGAGATCACAATCTTCTTCCCTGTTTTAAAGTCGATACCTTCTTTTTCACAACAATCATAGCAAATCCCTGAAACATCCACCTTCGGAGCGGAACAGCGACAAGTATCGACGCCTCCGCACTCCACACAAGTCTTGCGCCAGTGATGTTCGTGTTTCTTACCACCCTCACTATCAATCTGGTAGAACGTCTTCACACTCCCGAGCCTGTAGTTATGAGTCTGATCCCCGTCATCGTTACCGTTTCCTTGTCCCGGAAACAAGATGACATCTGAAGCTGCCTTACTCATCTCGTCTTTCCCATAATCACTGTCTCCTGGCCTTGGCGGTCTCACTTTTTGCGGTGCAGGATAAACCTCAATGTCTTTTTTAGCAGCTCTCAAATCTTCGCTTGTGTAATTCGGAATCACCTTAAAACTATCCGCATAACCCCGAAGCCTTGCAAAAGATTCATCATATCCCTTATACACATTCACGATCTTCTCTTCCGGCACAAATCTGGAACGATTCCTATTTCTCCATATCGATACCTCTACTGGAACCCAAATATAAACGAGAAAAATCCTATAGCCATTCTTCTTCGCCGCAGCCATCTTCCTCAAGATTCCTTCGGGATTTCTACCCGTTCCGTCTACGACAACAGGATCGCCAGTCCCATTACTTATGATTGAGTTGAACTCCACATCACTCACATCTTTCGACCACTCATGTAGGAGATAGGGTCTCTCTGGATCGTAATCAGGATGTGCCATAACCAACGCATCTGGATCAACCACCTTGAACTTCATGTATTTCAAGTAAGTCTTCTCTCGATAGTGTGACTTCCCAGAACCCGATGAACCCATCATAAAGACGGCCTGCCATCTAATATCATTGGGTCCAGCAACCTTTGACAACCCAACTACACCCAACTCAGAAAGAGTTGAGATGAGAAGACTGGATTCAATATCGTCGTTTGCCATTACTGTAACAACACGAGCCTCTTCCGGGGTTGTCATTGTATTCACGTCCACTACCGCCTTCCCTAAACTCCGATTCGTCAAATTTACCATCTTATGTTGATGAGGATGTGTCTCGGCAAAATCTCTAATGGTCTCATTCACTCTTGATGGATCAACATCCCTTAAATCACATCGATACTCTGCATGATTCGTCCAACCCACATCCAACTCTTGACCTCCCGGCATGTCAAAATCATCACCATAATCTTCCTGTCTATAAATCGCAGCCACTTCCTCTGGTGTTAGATCATCAGAAGGATGCTTGGTTTTAATGAATCGAAGCACTTTATCCGTCAATCGTTGAACCAATTCGCTGTCCCTGATTCTCTTGGTTATTTTATCTACCACCTCTTTGACGCCAGCAACTCTCGGTTTACCTGCCAGCACACCAAACAGAAAATCTGTCAACACCGGCATGTTCGCCGTCCGTCCTTCGTAGATCACCCCTGATTTCTCTGGATTGAAAACTCCATGCGGTGCCTGTCCACCAAACCACATCCGAAGTCTATAGTCCACTACATCACCATTAGGCAGCTCGATCCAAAAATGTGGACTGAAGTATTTTCCATTCCACTCCACCCGTCCAACCTTTGGAGTATGTGAAATATGATTATCTGAAAGAACTGTTCTCAATACCCTAGTCATGCCGTCACATTCAAGTGCTGCACTATCAAATGGCTTTGTCAACTCTATGACCTTAGTATTCATCAAAATAATTCTTTTGGATCGAACCCTAGAATCATCAACACGTCTATCGGGGTTTCTTTCATTTCTTCATCGTCTGTATCGGCGACATCATCTGCCTTTCTCCAGTCCGGCAAAACATCCGTGCCAAACTCAACATCAGCATCCAAGTCAAAAACCTTTTTCATGCCGCCCCCTTTAATTCCCACCCAATTTGTCTCCATGTTGTAAAAACGACCGGGCTGATATAAGCTTGAAGACAAACGACTGGTGTATTGCCTAGTTTTTTTGAAACAGAAACAGCAACTTCTTTTACTTGCTTTCTGTATTCAGATTCAGATTGCGGCACGGGCATTTTCTTTACCAAACTGATTGCCGTCGTTGTTCCAACCATCGTTCTCATATCCTTAACCTTGAAACCACCACCATCAAGTGTGTGTGTATACTCCAATAACTTGCCCTCATTCGTGTTGAAAAGACGCCCTGATTTACCAGCCTCTTTTGCACGACCCAACAAATTTTCAGCCGTCTTTTTATCCATTACCGGGATGTCAAGATGAACCCCCTTCTTTCCAATAAAATCTAGATGAACACCATCTTTTTTGACGACCACATGACGCCCCCGTAATGTCGTCGCACCATAAGCCTGCTTCTCAGCCTTCGTATCCCGATCGCTTCCCGGACGAATCCCTGTCTCCATAATCAGTCTCAAACATTCCGCATCATCTTTCTTGCCCCCTTTACCATTCTTCTCATTCTCACCTTTGATCTCGCCTATCTTCTTGATCAACTCTGATATTCTGGCAAACTTCTCTGCTGCAACCATTGCCTTGTGAGAATCAGAATACCGACTCTGAATCCGACCTTTAGAATCCCTGCCTTGAACAACTAAGTCTGCTTTTGGATTAGGATCGTAATGAACGTCTTTCCACGCCGGAGGAATAGCTTGCTTCCTTACATGCTCTGGCAACTCTTTCCCATCTACTGCTCTCCACCCATCCTTCTTAGTATAAACCGCCTTGCTCGTCAGATGACGTGGTCGAGGTGAAGACGGACTTTCCAAAGGACCGGTTTGATGCTTCGCCGGAGTTTTTACAACCAGTTTTGTTCCCGGCCTAACATCATGTTCGCGCCGATAGTCTTCCATCTGCTTGCGATTATCAAACTCAAGAGCAATAATTCTATCTACAATAGCGGAGATTCTTGACTGCGAAGAGCGGTGTTCGGCCACAATATCGGCAATTCTCGAAACTCGATTATTTAGAACTGATCTCATTCGCTACTCCCGAATTAAGAATGTTAGACAAACCCTGAAAAGAAAACAGAATCAAACCCATAAAAAAACAAGCAACGAGAAGAATTAAAAGCAAGTCGATAAAAATCTTACCCTTCCCGTTTTTACTTTTTTTCATAGCTTATCCTCTCTAAATTCACGTCGCTGGCATCTATAGATGACCTAATCTTCCTTGCGAGGACGAATTCCCTCTTTCCGTCGAGGCTCCTCTGCCTGCTCACGCCAGAGTTACGCTCCTGCTCTGTTGGCTGTATCAGGATACCTCGCAACAATCCGCTCGGCAATCCTAGATTTCCCTATTCATGATTCCCCCTGTTTAGACACTCTGATCCCTACTCTTCAACCATCCACACAACGCGCCAGCATCCTTCGCCATATTCTTCTTAATCGCTTTGTCCACACACTCCTGCCACGTTATCTGAGCATTCCTCAACACAGACGCCCTGATCGCCTTAATCCCCTTGTTCTTCATAGACTCGGCACAAGACTGGCATACCAACCCAACTTGATCTACACTAAGCCATGGATCAATAATCATAAAAACCTTTCACTAAGAGTCTTATAGTGATTCTTTAATGATAAAGAAGTAAGTGATCCAATCCATCATTCAGATATTCTAAGTCTACAACATCCTCCTAAAAACCTCTGTATCTGATCCTCTTCTCGTCTTCATGGTCGTCTCCTTTATCAGTCACCCATGTCACGACCACCGTCATACATCTCTGAAATGCTCTTGTGAATCCCTTCACTCACTTCCATCATCTTCGCTCCATGTTCCCGCAAATATCTAGAAACCAAATGAGGAACATATGTTTGTAAAAACCGATTAAGATCATCCTCGGCGTTAGCCCTCAAAATCAGCGGGGCCTCAATCTTATCTGACATGTGACCACCAGCGGTCGTTATAGTAATAACCATCATGTATCGCCGACCCGGCACAACCTCCGCATTGATATACGGCCTCTCTGGCATTACTGTGATACTCGAAACAAGCATAGCCACACAACTCTTTCTCCGTGGTATGAAAGTAGTTGGAGAAGGAGCATAACTACCTCCAATAAGTTGAACATCACCTACATCTGGCGTGTAGATCATTATCTTCATGCCCTTCATCATTTCTGACATTATGTCGAACAAACCTTCACCAGCTATTAAGTCCTTGGCTACTGAAACAATGTCGCTTGCAATACTCATCCTCATCCTCCTCTTGAAAATCCATCCAGGATACCGTCCGCATAACATACCAGATTGCATTTTTGGCAAGGTTATTTGTTAGCTCGCAAATATCCCAGATGAAATCAAATCTGTCCCAACCTCTCAAACTCCTCAAAAGCCGACTTCACATCTCCAAAATGCTTGTCCTTCACCACACCATCCGCCATCAACTTCCTCAACCGCTGATGCAATAAATTCTTAACCCCGTTATACGAGAACAACGCTTGTTGTATCTCGTCACTATCCTCCCCTGCCATCGCACGATGCAATCTCTCTAAGGCAGGTCCTAAATCATCTACATCCTCCATCATAGGCTGTAAATAAAAAATTAAATCCATTGCCGAATCTTTCATTCGATCAATTCCACGGCCAAATTCCTGAATTCCTGCCTTCGCCGCCTTCTCTAAATGACTAACGATATTATGCCCAACATCAGATAAACGAGGTCTCTCGGTCTCGCCTTCCTTCTTAGGAGGCTCTGTGTCTGCACCAGCCGCTTTCTCCAACCTCTTATCTGCATCATCTCCTGTTCCGTAAAGCCCCGACACATACGAATATTTACGATCACGTTCCTCTTTGAGATGATCCCAAATATCTTTCGCTACTGCCTTAATTGCCCTGCCAAGACCCGATATATCCCTGTCCTTCTCCATCTTATCCAACTCATCAATAAATACGTCTGGATAACCTACATAACTTCTAAAAACTTCTAACCTATTTGCTAACTTTTTAGCATGTTCAAGGGCTTCTTTATCCTTACCTTCTCTTAAACTACCAATCGCACCTTCCAAGTGATCTAAAATCTCACGCCCAGCCTTTGACGGTCCCTTTTGTTCATACGGCACATCTCCCCCTAATGCCGCATATTCTTCCATGTCAGTCACATAATTCTTTCCATTTTTCTGGGAGTGAACGCACACATTTGGACCACCACAAGCCAACCACTTCTTCACCGCACTTGCATACGCCTTCGTATCTTTCGTCGTGCAATGCGGATAATTGCTTCCATTAAACAATGTGATAAAATCCTGTGGTCTGCTCCTGATCGCACCATTCTTATCCAGATGATATAACAACTCATATCCTGCCTGATGCTCGTCGGCTCTCGCTATCGGCACAATCTCATCATTCACCGTGCTGAACGCCACATAACCGATCTTATCCATATCCCCGACCTTCTTGTCTTCGCCCATCGAGTTGCCGAGAACTATCCTTGCCCTCCAATTGTCCATGTTCCCCAAATCCCCGTCCATTTCGAACTTCAACAACTTGTGTTCCGGCACTCTGAATTTCCCAGCCTTGCCAGAATCATCAGCTTTTTCTTCAGTTTTAGGAGCATTTTCCTGAAGATTTTTCTTCGGTTTTTGATCTTGAACCCAATGATTTTCTTTCTTCGCCTTGGGATGATCCTTAAGGTATTTGCTCATGGCATCCTGTGAAGGGAACTCAAAACCAACTTTGGATCGAGCAACCAACAAATCTTCGTCCTCCCAGATTGCCGTCAATGAGTTTCCATTATCCAATCTTATGCTAGTCATCCCTTCTTCTATCGCCAAGTCCTTTAACTTTTCAAGCTGAGAGTATGTTAGTGATCGAACTCCTCTAGAAACCTCCGCTGAAAGCGTGTCTCTCCCATATGGGACTACCCTAGCCCACCCATTTTTATACATCTGTTTTGATCCCCAAAGCGGAGATGCCATATCCTCTGTCTCAGTCTTCCCATCCCATATTTTACGAGCAAGATGTTCATGCGTTAATCCACCAGGAATCGCATGAAAATTCCCGTGTGGATCAATCCACCCCTTCATCCACGCAGAGCTACCTAAAATCTCTGAGGCTGTCACCATGAGACTTGAGACCATCCTTCGAATCCTGTTTGTCCTCTCCAATCCCATTACTCTATCCCCAATTCCTAATAAAATACCCATATGAATTGCTTGATACCCAATTCATTTTAAACCTCTAGATTGTCTTCTCCTCATCTGCTATAACTTCTAGCGTCCTCCCTAATCGTAATAACCACTCACAAAAACAAAGCCAATATCTTAAAATAATCATTTCTAAACTCTACTCTTTCTTTATTCAAGCCACAACACACCCAGAGCCCTTAAAATCGAGTTTTGATGCCCTGCCCCACTACCATGGCCATAGCCCCTACCTATAAAGCCACGCCTTGACGGTCCTAGCCCCCTACCGATACCTATCCCAACCAACCGCCTTACTCACTGATGGCGTGATACCACCCAATTCCTTAATTCTTTCGACGATCCGAGTGATGATCGGTGCCTCGTGATTTAACGCCCTCTCAAATTCTGCCCTATTCCTACCGCCTATCGCCCATTCTCCCGGACTAGGCAAATACCGATTCCAATGCACCAACTGATACAACTCGGCATGTTCTACCTGCTGCATAGTCGGATAAGTAGAACCCGCCACTCGACTCGCTATCTTGTCTATCCTGCCATTCATAACCTTCTTGCCCCTTAGTTTGTCCGTCATCCGATCCCGTATCACACCCTGCGCCTCTTTCACCTTCCCATCTTCATCTGTCTTGTTCTCTTTCAGATATTTTCTGATTGTCTCTTTAGCCATCTCACGACCTAAGTGAACAATCACATTATCTACAGCATTCTCTAATATTCCCTTCTCCCCTCCACTAACATACTTCTTCACTGCTGCTGCCAATGTCCCCTTTGCATCCTGAACCGATGGTCTTCCCTGCTTCTTATTTTCCAGTTTTTGTTCTCTTTTACCCGGCTTCCCGGCTCCGGGGTATTGATCCGTCCACTTCTCCTGCCCATCCCAGTAAGTGACCTTGTAATGATTCTTGGAACCAGGTGCTGTCCGCTCCACCTTCTTGTTCTTGCTCCATGCCTGTATCCCACGAGGTATCACTCAATAACCCCTCTCTCTACCAAATCCTTATACATCTTCTGAATCGTTCGAGCAACTTCCTCTGGCTTTACCCCACCCACGATGCTGTAATACCCTTCCACCTTCTCCTGTGCTACCAATGTCCCCTTCCGAATCGCTAAATGACTCCCACGACCCGTACCAGATAATACAATGGTGAACTCAGAATGATCCTTTCCTCGAACTAATAACGTGAAATTCGGCGGATACCCAATCCATCCATTATCTGACCACTTCCCCGCTATAGGCGTACCAAATAAACGCCCACCTTCCCGTATCTCCTTTTCCAATGTCTTGCGATACGCCGCCAACTCAGCCTCATGCCTATGAATATTCATCCACTTATCAGCCGTAACATCAGTCCAGTCCCCGCTCCATCCTTCTCGACCATACTTGTTGTATAAATCAACCGTCCGATCAGCATCAACCAATACCAACTCCTTAGCCATAGACTCAATATCCTTGGCTTGTGCCTCGCCACGACGCCATACCCTACCATCATCACTGTAATTATACGTCCAGTCATGCTGCTTAAGAGCTTGCTCAAACTGAGAAAACGTCGCCGCCATCATCACCCGATTAGCTATCTTCACTTCTCTATTCATATTCTTAACTCCTAATTATCACCGTACACCCACTCGTCGACCAATGGCTTGATAATTACCGACTCCCAATATTTCTTAACGCAATAGCCCATTATCTCGCATCCCCTCATAAATATCTTCCCAGACTATATTTTGTTCTCCCGGCAACCACTTCACAGTCACATTAACAAAAATAGTGATCTTGCCATCCTCGATAGCAACTTCTTTCTCACCAATCTCTATTTTCGCCATGTTGATCGATAACCCATAAGCTACCAACTGAGCCAAATCAGACCTAACCTTTCCAGCCATCTCATTCGTGATTCTAGTCAACTCTCCCAATTTGATGAATCTCGCCAATGTATCATGTCTGATTTGAAGCAAGGCCCCTGTCTTATTGACTTCAAATATTTCCCAACCCCACTTGCCAGCCCCAGTAACCCCCTTGGCTACACGCTCAATAATCTTATCAACATCTTTCATAGAAATTTCTCCAGTTTTTATTAGGTGATATGTTCGACTTTACGAAGTTTGTCAGAGCACTCGGCGAGAGCACTCACTACAGACTCATAATGTTTAACATTTGAAAAACCACCATCAGATGTTGCATCCTTTTCGCTTCTTACCCACATCTTAGCTTGTGCCACCATATCATCTAAATCCCTCCTCATGTGAATTATATTCATCCAATTGTTCGCAGCCGTCTTCTCTCCGGCTAGATAAGTCATCTCCCCATGCATCTCACCCAAACTAATGCCAATTAGTATGTCCGTCGCCTTCAATGCACCTACGAGCGCACTCATCGCTTCCTCTGCCGCCATCTTCATCGTGTTATCATGTCGTATGTCTGCCATCCATGTCTTGATGTCTCTAATCGCATCAGCTATCTTCCCCCTTAAATTTTGCTCTCTACGCAATACCTTACTGATGTCCATCATCTGCCAACTCTCTAGAGACTTACTAGCTACACGACCAATAATCCGCTCTTCTCTATTCATGATCTTTTCTCCATTTTCTTGAACTTAGCGGCTAAACTAAGCATGTCTTTCGATACCTTCTGACATTTCTGCTTCATTTTTCTCAATTCGTCGCTCCACCAACGATTGATTGACTCTGCCTCATTTAAGATATTTGCCAACTCACCCCTAAGTTCGTCAACCTCACGAGATAATACCTCGTCGTATAAGTCGATCTGTTCCCTCTCGACCAGCTTGGACCATCCAGCTACAGCATCCAGATTATCAAACTTGGAAATACTTATTTCAGAAGATAGGTCTTCCAATCGATCTACCATCCCATCAACTACATGATTCCACCCAAAAACAGAGTAATTACCAGTAATCCGCTTAACTAAGCTATTTGCTATTCTCTCTGATCTCATAAATTATACTCCCCACTAACACTTAGTAAAATATCGAAAAATTATCACAGTTATTTGCAGGAAACTACTGCCGAATACAGCAAAGTATGAGTGTAATAATATAATAACCACCTGAAAAGCTATAAATCGTTTGTTCGAAAAACAGACCATAACCACCCACACGACAACAGATTATAAAATTTGCTGTAAAAAACCCAAAGTGAGTGTAAATACCGCATTTCGTGAGTGTAAGTATCAAGAGTATAATCGAACATGCAAAATCAATCAGTTATCCTCAAAACATTAGACCATCGAGTTCGTTCATCTCTGGCATATTCTGGATGGGAGAAACGTAATCGTGGCATCGCTTGTGTTAAATGTCATTCCACTGAGAAGCTTGAAACGCATCACATGATCGATCTCTATCATGTTCTTTTAGGGCTATGGAAGTTTTACGGAGATGAGGAGGAAACATTCAACCATGCTATCTCCTATCACGAGAACGACATGTTGGAAGGTTACTCCCTTTGTCTTAAATGCCATGAGTCCAGACATCCTGGAAGAGTCCTATCAACCTCCTATCAGCCGGTCAACAAAGACACTTGGTGTGTCATCCCTCGAATGCTTAATCTCATTCCCAATCATTCGACGAAGATTCGGCGAGCAGGGACGGTTGGATTGATTGCTTATCAAACTCTACTAGGTATTGGCTGGCACTTGATGAACGGTCATGTCGAAAGTAGGATTTTGAACGTACATCGTAGACGTTTTGCAGAATTGATTGGTAAGAAACCTGGAAAATCATTCTTCGCGTCATTAGATGATGCTCTCAATCAACTCCAAGTCGTCGGCGTTATCTGTGGTCATCATCGACAAGATCATAGTATTGAAATTCATATATCGAAAGAATACTTGAACATGCTGAATGAAAATCCATGGTTCGTCCCATTAAACGAAGTAGAAACAAACTCCATGTGTGTGCTTTGTCTAAGACTTTGGTTGGGAATGCAAGCGGGTAGAAATCATTACTTTATCGGTCTAGATAAGCTCAAGAAACATATTGGGATAACTGTCGAACAACACTGCTTGACAATGAAAGCGATCCGAAAAGCAATGAAAGAGATTCGATGGGCTAAAATGAAGGTTGGTGATTCTCTACACTTCACGTTCAGTGGTCGTCCGCCCTCTCCGATTAGGACACTACGGACTGTCTTGACTGACTCGCTTGAGCAGGCGATCTGATTTCAGATCGAAGCGATCCAAGCGATAAACAAGATATGTAGGATGTTATCGGTCACAATCACCGACCATGGACCACAAGGAGGGAGGGTAAACTGACCACTACCCTTAACACACATAAACCAAGGAACGAAGTTCCATCTGTCCTGTAAGAAGTGCTGTAGCCCTATCAGAGCCAGCTTCCACCAAACCAATGGCGTGAATATAAATGGAATCAAATATGTCAGAACATGAACGAGACAAATCCAAGACGACTTCTTCTTCCCGATAGCCATCCGGTCCGTTTGCAATAGGTAGTCGCCGATCAGGTGTGCAAGATAAACACTCATTTTATATTCCAATCAATTCCAAAACTTACTGCATTTAGAACACTGAAGTCCTTGATGATTGACAATGCACCAAGGCTTACCATCTGGACAAGGAACCGAACCTCTGGTCATTTCTCCGCCACATGACGGACAAGTAACGCCTGAAGCTGGCTCCCGATTAGGCTCCCGATTAGGCACCTTGATCTCCCAAAGAGTTCTCTGATTACATGAACTGTCGACGATCTTACGAGGCATATCCCACTCCTTCTATCTCGGCTCGATACCTAAAAATTTTACCGGATTCAAACACATCATACTATCCAAATCATCCATCCCTACTAGATTGATAAATGAATCCAAATATGAATCCATATCGAATTTTGTTTCTGTAAGGTAGAACACATCGAAATCGCTTCCATACAAGGTCCTTTTGAGAACAAGAGAATTCCCCAGATACTTACGAATGAATTTGGGTAAGTCTCCCGGCGAGTTGAAACACGCCAAGTCGGAGTAGACATTCGGAAAGTCATGCATCAACGACAGAATTGATTCAGACCACGCATCATTCCCAATTCCCCAGTGTGCGAAGTCGATTCTCAGATCAGGGAACTGATTTAAGATTGGCCTGAATTCCTCGGGGTTTGAGAACCAGCCAGAATTCGTTCCGAATGGTGGAAATCCACCCGCACCAGCATGTGATGTTATGGGAATCTTCTTGGCCTCACAGTAGCGATAGAGGTCACATAGATTGCTTGATTGAGGATGATACCCCAAGCGAGGGTATAACTTAACTCCATAGAACCCACCCTTCTTCTTCGTCACAATATTGCCATCAAGCACCGCCTTGACGATTCCAGGCCGTCTAGGATCAACTGGAAAGAATGGAAAGCAATTTCCACGAGCCGATAGCTTCTTAAGAGCATTGATCTGATCCATCAGCCCAGAATTTATGGAAAGTGGCTTGCCCTCGACTCCAGACATCTCACACTGTTTCAAAGGAGGAGTAAAGAGATATTGTATGTCCATTGCAAGAGGGATCGTAGCAGGAGTATCATCTGGAAAACGTCTCTTGATAGACCTGCAGATGAATTGATTATTCCCAGACTCAGATCGAATAAGACTGAGGATAGTCTCTGTAATCCAACTAAACCACGAAGCCTTGGCCACTTCTGGCTTAGCCATCATCCTAGTTGCATCGGCCAGAATTCGGCCATTAAAAACATGACAATGAGCATCGAATCTTAGCATGAACAATCCTCCTATTCGTCCTCTTCTGCTTGCTCAAGCGCCGCACTTGCAACTCGGACTGCCGAATGTATTGTCCCCCACTATAGCCTCACGAGCAATCCAGATAGTGTACGCGTTCAGTGTTTCTTTGTCCATGTTATTTCCCCCAATTTGTTTCCCTATACGGCCCACTCTGCATTGACATTGTATCTGGGTCTATCCTGCCTAACAGTCCGAATGACCTCCGCTTGAAACTTTGGAGTATCATCGGTTATTTCAGATAGTAATGCCTCTGCCAAATACGAAAGAACAGATGCGTCTGCCTGATTGTCATCCTTGGCATCGATCCCCCATCGTTTGAAAACTTCCCGTAGAATCATGCTCTTGTCGCCAACGCCCTTTCCGGTGACGAATTTCTTAAGCTGAAGGGGTGATACGATCACGAAAGGAATACCTCTCTCATACAGAGACAACCTAATAGCCGTTCCTAACATAGCCAACTTTATGCCGGACCCGATCTGAAGTCTGTTGGATGGTACGAAAAAGTCCTCGATGCAAACCATTTTCACACCTACTGGAAGCTTGGAGATAATGGTATTCCTAATGTGAATCAGACGATCCAAGTCGTTCTTGAAGTTCTTCGGCTCCGTCTTGATTGTGTCAATGGTTATAGTGCTCCCATTTTTAAGACAGAATCCTGTGTTGGTCAACGAAAGATCGAGCCCGCAAAAAGACTGACCGGCAACATACTTCTCTTGTTCTTCTGACATATTCAAGTCCTACTTTCCTTCTTGCTCGACAGAAGGGATGTCTTCTTCAATTCGAGGAAACCTTACGTTTTCAGCATCCTTGTCTTCACGAGGCAATTCCTGATTCAAGACTGCCGGGAAGATGAAATAGCTCGCATCCTTACATGCAGCGTCGGCCTTCTTTTCATCATCGAAGACTCCCTGAAATGCCCACACAATTCCAGTATCTTCCCATTCACTGTTCGGCGTCATCGCCACTGCTCCCTGCACCACTGTTGAATTGGTCCCGGCGAGTTTTCCACACCGGGGCGTCCTGTCTTGCGGGCGTGCCACACTATGAGATTGTCGCCCAGCAAGCCAATCCACCCCCATAGAAAACGCCGAACAAGGCGTTTGAGTTTATCTTTCACTCGCTTCGCTCCTTTCAGAAAACTCAACTTTGGCGATGAGTTTTCCACATATCCATAGCTGATCCATACTGTCTCCTTTGTTTCTACTGATTTTACATTGTAAATCGAACAGGAAATTATCACCATCTACACAAACAATTGTGGAGTCTTTTTCAAACACTTGTGCTTTCTGGTAAGCCTTCCACTGTAAGGGAACATACCACATTCTGTGCAAACCCCAGTCTTCAACTTTTGGCAATTCTCTTTTAACTCGGGTGGAACCCCTTAGATAAATGATGCGCCGGACTACGCTTTTTTGTTTTTTGCATTTTTCAACCGATACCTTGCATTGCCATTCTTCGTAGGACACTGCTTCTCATACGGACACCAAGGACACAATCCAGAAGGCTTGCCTTCAGGGTCCTTGCATGCACGAATCTCATCTACTATACTCGCAAGACGAATAATGTCGTTATCCGCATCTTGGGAATTTAGTATAACCCTCTGAACCTGATGGCGCAATACCCAAAATGAAACGGTAGCAATCCCTGTTATGTCCGGCCTAAGACGCCTTGCGCCGATATTGTAAATTCGAGCCTGCCAATTATCACTTAGCTCGTCCGGTTCAAAGGCGTTCTTCTGCGTCTTGAGATCAATGATGTCCATGTCTGGGGTCATCACATCCAGACGGTCAATATACCCCGTCACATTGATACCATTAGGAAGTGGAAACTCGATCTTGATTTCACAACCGACTGTTCTATGAATGTTCCTGAAATATCCCCACCGAACCGCATTGGCAACCAATTCATCAATCACCGGAAGAAGTTGCCTCTCGACCTTATGCTGAGTGACAGCAGCTTCTTTCCAGAACATCGGATCATGCTTATCTGGATCACTATCCGGGATCATCCTCTGATTTGTCGCCGACTCCATCATGTCGTGGAGACATGACCCCATGACGGTATTGGGATGAGGAGGTGGCTCGGGGAGCTTTTCGACATAAACCGCCCAAAATTTCAAGGGACATTGTTTGTATGTCTTGACCGCCGATGCCGATATGTGGTCTACTTCCATAAGTCATTTGTCCAGAAAATCAGGGCAGACCGTCTTCATCATGCCCGGAATCTAAGACAGGGCGTGCCACTGGAGCCACTCTAGCACCCATTCTTGGCCTCTCTGGTTCCGGGATGGGTATTGACACCTCTTGGGGCTTCGGAACGATAACTGTGCCTTCCCGCATACCAAGGATGATCTCCGCATTCTGCAATGAGATTGCAGACTCTTCCTTCAGTTTCGCGATGAAAGCAGGAAGATCGTTAATATTACAATCGAAATCGGTCTTGCACTTCGCCTCAAGGTCCTTCATCTGATTCTGAAGTGCCCCAAGCTCACCCGTTATCCGGCTTTTCTCCCTTGACAGCTCCTCTGCCTTTGCCCTTGCCTTTTGGAGCCGCTGCATCTGCTGCTGCAAATCCTGATCCTGTTTCTGATCTGCCATCTCTACCTTCTTTCTTCGGGTATTCCCCGAACATTGTTCCAGCCAACATTCCTTTTAGAAACTTTCCTGACACACTTCTAAGCTCTCCCTTTGTTCCCATCACGCATTCTTCGCTCCTGCACGGACAGGGACCGACAAAGTCTTCAACGTCTGATTTTGAGAATCCATCTCCTTCCTTGATGTATTGTACTCCCGGACACGGCATTCTTTTGTTCTCGCAGAATAAAACGTGGAAGGGGACATACTCGAAAGGCTCGAAGTCCATCGGCATAAAACTGCCAATGTCTGACTTCATAATACGAGTGATCTTTCTGTCAGAACCTTTCACGAGAATCATAGATGAACGGTCATCGACCAACAACCCCTCAACAATTCCAATCGCCCGTGTGGCTACCTTGATCTTGTGCCCGATAAACTCTCTCATAAGCCTCCTAGTTCATAAACCCTGCCATATCGGCTGGTGTAATATAATTGTCTTTCATCCATTTCTCTCTTTTCCCTCCTCTCTCAGCCGCATTACAACATGTTCTCCGTATCGGATTCCTCATCGTCTTGCGGGTCATCGTCTTGCGGGTCAACCTCTTGCGCGTTGATTGCTCCGCACGCGCGGCACTTCGTATGCGTCAGATTGTGGAGCAGCCCTTGCCACTCGACGCGGCCGCCGCAGATAGAACAGATCATAACGTACCTCCAATTGGCGAACAACCAGCTTCACCGCGACTCGTTACCGCTCGCTGGTGAGCGGGAACGTTCGGCTTCAGTTCACCGGCCACAGTATCACCACCAATTTGGCGTCCGACCCGGCATCATCTACCGTCTCGGTCGCGTGTCCGTACCACTTCGCCTCCGCCTCGTAGTAGCCCTGGCCTACCTTTAACAGCGGGCGGTGTTCGTTCCCTGCCGCGTCACGTGAAAGGACGACCGGAAGTTCGTCCGGCCATAGTTCCAGCGCCTTCTTGAGTTCTCCGACTGTCATTTTGCACATCCATTCAAAGCCGAACAACCAGCTTCACCGCGACTCGCTACCGCTCGCGAGTGAGCGGTAGCGTTCTGCTGCTCCCATTCGGCATGTCTCTTCTCCTGTTCAGCTATTCCCCTCTCAGCGAAGAAGTCTCTTGCGATCCTAAGACTTCTTCGCTTCAACTCGTAGAGAACCAAATCAACTTTGGATTCCGTCTCCAATGGCTCATTCATTCAGACCTCCCGTTTAAACCATACTCCTCTTGGTCTCGAAAAGACTCTTTAAATCAGGGGGTATGAGTCACGATGAACTCCTCGAAAGGACACGTCGCACAACACTTCACCCGATCCGACCTTAGATTACGTCGACACAAACGAATATGCTTTCCAAGTTTTCCTCATCTACATTTGGCTTCATACTATCACCCCTTCCATACATTGCTTAAAAACAGGTTTTAAAGTCAACGGACAAGTCTTGATCAAAGCGAGAAGATCGTCCCGTTCCTTCTCCGCATCTTTGAGCAACCTTTCATAATCCTTGATTCTATCCTGCAATCCTGCCAGACTAGCCATCTTCTGCTGAGCCTCCCAAAGTAATGTCTCGGCCTCACCACGCTTAGTCACAGCATCCTGAGCCTTTCCCATCTCCACACTAGACTTTAAAGCTTCAACGATCTTACGATCCATGTCCTGTTTCACTACCACGTCCCGACTTGCCGACTTCCACCGCCCATAGATGTCCGTGGCATTCACCAGAACCCTGCTGGCAGTATCTGACTCATTGAGAAAACAAGCCGCCTGCTGAACATCCGGCATCCCAGCCAATATCTTGTTTATCCCAGCCAGACGACCCGCAGATATGACACCGTCACGATGAAGGTTTCCCGCCGACACCGCACGAACTGTCAATTCTTCTGCTCTTGAAATCTCTTGAATGGCAAGAGCTGTATTCGGAATCTCCGACTCCCGACGATTCAGATCACTTATTTGTCTTGAAGCTGAATTCACCTTATTCATCAAATCATTGCCTTCATCCATCAATGAAAGCATCATCGCACTGTCCTTCAATTCCTGTTCTGCCTTGGTTAAGACTTCTTCCTCTTCCTTTAAAGGAGGCTCTGGATGAAGTTGTCCCCTGACGACGGCCATCTGCTTCTCAATCTCCTTTATCTCACGCCCAAATCGAGTATTGTCAAGACTGACATCCTTGATGATGCTCTCAATCCCCGACAACCCAGAAATCTCATCCACGATCTGTGCCCGCATCGAACCAGTGGCATCCTTGTCTCCGACTCCTGCAAGCATGAAGTGGGATTCAAGCTGATCCATGATATTGACTGGAACCTTAACATCTCCCAAGGTCACGATATTCAAACCAATGATCTCTGACACTTCTGGAATGATGTTGACACCAACCTTGTCAAAATACTGTGTCTGCTGTCCAGTCTTTGTGACTTCCCAAGCATTGTGTTTCGGACCCCTTGTTACCTTTACCCTACCCTTGTCGGTATCCACTTGAACGACACAATGAGTAGCTCCCGTGCGAACAGAACGAGGATTGAAGTCGTTATAGGCAACCAGCTTAAGCGCCCTTGCACTAATGCTGGTCTTGCCACTGTTTGAGTCTCCAAGAAGTAAATTCAGTCCCGGAGACAAATCCTCAAGGACTGAATGCTCATGTGACTCAAAATTCCAAACTTCAATTCTCTGTATCATGGTTTTTCGACGCTCGAAAGACGCACATAATCAGCCGCTAATATCTCTGCCAACATCCTTTTGGCATTCTCCGACATCGCAAAAGAAAAGTCTTGTGCGAGTGCTCTCCGTTCATTCGTCTTGCCTTTCTCACACTAATCAGCCTCCTTATCCACATCGCATCCTATTATACTCCGAAATCTCAATTCCTTGCAGAATCAGACGCCGGCTTGTATCCCTTCGGGAACTGTGCCAAAATACGGGAACAATACAACCGAGTCTGCACCTCAATCTCGTTTGCAAATCTTTGTTCATCCCAACCAATATGTTGCATTTTCTCTAGCCTCTCAATATCACCAACAAACAACCGAGTCTCCTGCTTGATGTCTTCAATGATCTTGTCAATGGGTTTCTGAGATTCGGGAGCCCGAGTTACAGGACTGCCAATAGAGAATGTCTCATCATTCCTAGAACATCTCTGATTCCAATGGGCGTCCCAATCCTTCATATTATCAACAGACTGACTAAACCGAGCAGCCGTGTCGGACTTGAACTTCGCCTCATCGATATCTGCTAAGCCCTTGGGAGCCACAAACCGACCCTGAGTAAACACGATATTACGAGTAATGTCCTCCAGAATCTTATCCGGGTCCATGTTTCCCAAATCGGCCCTGCTGTTCACCCTGAACCGCTTCCTGGCATTAACATCTGAAACAGCCTCAGCATCTTCAATCCCTGCATCGTCCTCGCTGCCATAAGCCGTCTTGGTGTCAGTGTTCCAGTGATTGCCATCCGTCGGGATATACCCACGCAAATTCAAACCATCATAGTAGAGGATGTAAAACAGGGGAACCTCCCAATCACCGCCAGCCGAAATCCCAAGATAAGTCAATCCATTGGGCAGGGTATGAAACCCGGTGATTGATCCTGTCCCGGAATAACCCTCTCCCTCCTCCCATTCGAGATTTTCCTCGTCAAAACTGACCTTCTTCAGGTCGGCTTCGATCTGTTTGGTGAATTGCCCCGTCTGCATTTCATTCTTCTTGAGGAAATCAATAGCATCCTTGCACTCCGAAGGAGGAATGTCACCCTTAAATCCTTCCATGGTGGAAAACGCATATGCGATTGCCCCGGCCAACTGTTCTTTCGTCAACTTTCCAGTGAATGTTCTCATGTTTATGCCTTTTCTTTGCAATCTACCATCCATAGGTGTGGATACGCCTTTATCATCTTGTTCACATAGTTCATCACCTCTGTACAACTTAACCAAGACGGACTACTTAGAAGCATCTTGATGCTATTGAAAAATCGCTCCCGACTACCCTCACGAAACGCCTTCATCATATCTGGCGTCCAATCCTCTAGAGCTAAAGTGTCGAGAAACGAGAAAGACCTGATCTTAATTGGTGCTGCTTCTGCCCTAACACGAAGTCTTTCAAAAATTGGCGATGACGCTGGAAGACCTTGATTTGCAGGTGGTTGCACCGGAGAAGAGGTTGGATTCCCTACCGAAGCGGGTGTTGGCAGAGGATGGACAAAGGCAAAGAAATTACCCTCGGAGGCCTGTTTTTGTTTTTTCTTGGGATTTAAGTCTTTGCCTTCTCGATACGGAGTGACTGATGGAGTGAACTCGCCATGATACATCCACTTTTCGATCTCTTCAACGGCAAGTGCGATGCAACACGACATGACGTAACCATCCTGATCGGATTCATCTTCCGTCAGTTTATCGATTAGCCGATTTAGATCATCTCTGACCTTTATGGCTCTATCAGACGCCATCCTTCAGCTTCTCCTCTACAAATCCAACACAGAAACTTGCGATCTTTCGAAGAGCCTCTTTACGCATCGACGCCGGATACGAACCAAACGAGCATACCATCGACTCTAGATCGGGCGACTCTGCGAGACACACCTCTGCATCCTGAACCCTGATGAACCGATCCCGATCCTCTTCCAGCACGTTTTGCAGTCTCTTGTTCTCAGCCAGCAATCTCTCCTGGAACATCAGATTGTTTTCCTCATCTTTCATTTGAACTCCTTGCCATTCGGGTCTTTGAGTGTGATTTTTCAATTTCCCTTGATCTACTTTTCTAGATTCACAAGTCACAGACGTATTAAACTTCTGAGCTGCCTCAACTGCATATGAGACGCCCAAATCGCTCTGATCTCCCGGCACGGCTAGAAATTGATTCTTTCCGATCTTGCGCAATCGATATTCGACACCGTATTTTACCCTATACTCGTCACGAATGAAGTCGATCAGCTTGGCAATCTCATTTCCGCACCGATAGCCACACTGTGATGCCTCACAACGAAAGTCTGCTCGCCAATGATCAGAAACCTGTGGTTTTGATCTCATAGCTTAGTCTCCATCCTATTAGCCAAGTATTCCGCCTCAATCGCCCGTTCAGTCGGCTCGATCTTGGACAAACGACGAATGAAGCACTCCCGCAAAGTCCCGAACTTGTCAAAAGCCTTGAATGTATGAGCATCTCCGGTTTCATATCCGATGTATTCAATCCCTGCATCGAAATATTCTTCCAGCCCTGCCACATCCGAGAATACGCAATACCGTTCTTTCTGAGCATCACGAAGAATCATAACCAGCTCTTCGGGAGTCACCTGCATCTCCGGCGGCACTTCCAGAAACTTCATCACTGGCTGAGGAAGATTCGACAAATCAATCAGATTCCAATCCTGCCTCTTCATCTTGATCTTGATGAGATCACGAACCTTCTTCTTCGCCTCTTTCTCCGTGCTATATTTGAAGTCAGAACACGTCGCAATCATGCGCCCATCATTCGTGATTCGCTTGCTGATTGCCACGTAAACATCACCTGACCGCTTCACAGCAGCCAGATAAAACTCAGACTTGTTGGTATCCGATTTTCTTGTCAGAACGATATTCATAACCAAACATTACCGAAAGTCAGCCAGAATATAGCTTTAAACATCTTTTATCTTGTTTTTTGATAAGATCGCAACCGAACATGAGTCAGTCCGTCTTTACAAGAGCTTTATACGATCCCCAAAATCATAACGGCTCATAATTACACATCCTTCGAGTCTGGTTTATTTTTGAGAAGATCATAACCTATCCCTACACACTTGAGTGCCACACGTCCGATCTTCGGATCGCACCGCTCTTTTGCTGGCACCACAACAACACCCTCTATCAAGGGGGCATTCCCGACGGTTGTATTCCCCTCTGCAAGGACCAAAATCTTTGCGATGTCAAACGGCCCCTTATAAAGCACCGGAACCATTGGCACGCCGAACTTATTGCAAGTATCTTCGAAATCCTGCCAGTCAAGGAACTTGTCTCCAGCCTTAATACCAAACGCCCTAAAACCTAACCCGTTTCCAGCATCGTAATGGAAGCCCTTCTGAATAGAATTCCCGTAAACCTCACCGAACAACTCGACAATTGGATGAGATTTCGACAGCTCTACCAGCAAGGCTTCCACAGACGGCAATGACCACGGGAACCAATAGGTGCTCTTCTTGACTTCCTCGTCGTTGAAACCAACAGGCTCATTCATAAGGCTTTCAGGAACACAGGTGTTGCAGCCCACAACCGAATCATCCTCGTAAAACGAAAATGCTTTTACACCTTCTCTATTGGGATGATCCACAATCTCTTTGACCGTGTTGATCTTGTTGCCCGACTTAAACGGTTTACCAGACGGATTCTTGACTCGCATCCCAACCATCTGCTCGTTGGTTAGCTCATTCTTGGGAACACGAACTGGCATTGCACGCCGAATCTCCATAGAGCCAGCAATCTTGTGACCATTGATAATGCCAAGACGACAATTGGTCCCGTGCAGCTTCTCACTAATAACGACCTCTTCTCCCGGTTGAAAGACTGATGTGAAGAAGCGCAAATTCTGGATGTCCGTGAACTTGTCAAAATAAGGATCGATCTCGGAATCACGAGGAGCAGCATCACCAGCATTTGCCCTAACCGGCGGTTCATACTTGGTGATCCCAAAGTAGTCAGCGACATTATCCCCCTCCTGCCAGATGCCCTTCTTATCTTCGGGGATTTCAATGACCAGACCGAATGACGGCTCTCCACGCAAAGCGATCTTGGCTACCCGATTTCCGCCCTTGAGGAGAGTCTTGATGCCAAGCTTTTCAGCCCACTCATCCGTTACGATTGAGTCACCCGGAACATAGACGATCAGGTCGCCCTCGTGATAGCGGAAAGAAAAATTCACCACCTCGACATCTTCTGGGTTAATAAATGTCTTAACACCTTCCTTGTCTTCGGTATAGCACTGATAGCTCAGAACGAGTTCAGTTCCAGTCAGGCTTAGAGGGTTTGCAAAGAGCGGAATTCTCTTGCCCTTATCATCCAGCTTGCCCTTCAAGAAATGCCGAACGATGCTACCTTTGGGGTCTTCCACAAGGCCAACAACGACCTGGTAATTCGAAACCTGAGCAAGTCCAAGCATCGAAGCATTGGGGTGAACCCGAACATTTGCGATCTTCGACACTGGAACAATAATTTGTGTTGCCATTGAAACCTCCTCCAACCATCTTATGCTGATACATTACCGAAAGTCAGCCAGAATATGACTAAATCTTCTCAACCACATACTTGACGCCGCCCTTTACCTGATGTGACATCCTATACACCAAGCTGGCATACCCATGCCAAGGGTCAAATCCATTTGCCGGTTGTCCTTGCCATTGGGGGTTTTTCAAATCCGGGCTACCGATAAATTCCTTACGGGGACATCCATACTTTTTATCATAACTTCCCCACCACTTGCCTTCGAGCATCCGATAAGCTTTCTTCCACTCGCCAGCCTCAATGGCATCCATGAGCAGCGTGAGGCGCTTTTGAATTTCCGGCTTATCCTTGAACGCCCTCTTGATCCTCTGTCGCTCGAATTCGGTGTCAAATACGCCCTTACAGGTCTTTGTGACTAGAAACTTCATACTCTCATTCCTTTTTACGAACAGAACACAATCTTACCATCGTTCTTCACGAGGAAATCTACCGCCTTCATCAGAGAATCAAACGCCTTGCAGGGATGAAGATCGTTGACAACGAATCGTTTAGGATTATTTTTAAACCGAACAATGCTGCCAAGCCCCTTGGACCCAGTGATCTTCTGACAAGGAGTTTTACGCTCTTTCAGCGGCAGTGGTCGAGTGACGAACCAAGTCTCTCGATATAGAGTAGTCGTCCCGAATCCAAAAGGAATCGAGCAATCCTCAAAAGGTCCTTCGATTTTGATAGGTCCTTCAAACCTGGTTTTCTGACTCATTGCTATCTCCTTCAAGCCAAACTCAACTGTTCCTGAACCATAGCAGGAGCCTCCTCCGGTATCCGAAACACGCCCTTCGGTCCCTTCGCATACTTGCCGCCGAAGAACTGCTTAAGAACCGACCACAGAGCCTTCTTGGAAGCCACTGGCACCACGTTAGCCCCATTCTCCCACCGACGACCAGGGACTGTTCGCCATGCCTTGATAAACGCCTTGGAGTCCTTGCGGCGATAGGGAGTCACCACCCGATAAGCCCCACCGACTTCCTCAATCTCGATCTCCGCCAGCCTCTCGGCATTCTTGAACCGCCGACGCATCTTGTTTGCCAGAACCGACAACCCTAGAGCTTCGATCTTGTCCGCCGCATTCAGAACTTCGGCTATCCGACCGATGCCAGCCGCCAGAGCCGCATCATAGACGATCTTGTTGGCCTTGATACGGACTTCCTCTGAAATCCCGCCGTCATATTCCTTTCGGCATTCGGGACCAACCGACAGAGACACCGATACCGCATCAACCAAAGGACGACCACAAATCAAACACGAGGTCGCTAACATCTTCGTGGCAGGGGCGTTTTCGTAACCATTCATGCCTATACATTACCGAAACCAGCCCGGAATAAGATAAAAATCTTAGCATGGCATTCACAGCAGGCACTTTCGAGCCGGACCCTCAGCCCGATTTAATAACAACAGGTGTAAGTGACACGAGTCGTTCCATCTGGCATCGCCCATTGATACGCAGTATCAAAACTGCAGTCGTCTTCATTCCGGTTCATACACCGATCCGTTACCCAACTGTCCATCACCTGCCGCTGTCCTGTTTCCCGTGCCTTTGCGAAAATCGCAGCTATCCGGTCTTGCTCGGCCTGTTTCGCTTCCATGTCCTTCTTCGCTTTTAGAGCAAGTCCTTCCTGAATCGCATCGAATTCAGCCTTGGTGATATATGCCACACAAACCGAATTGACTCCGACAGTCGTTCTTGGAGCCGAAGCCCACCCAACGATTTTCGGAAACTTAATTTCAATATTTTTGATCGAGAATATTGGGTAACTACCTCCATCGCCATCGCTTTTCATTTGCACATCACAACGGATGGCATCAGCAGGCATCTTTTGAAGAAGTTCGTTCTCACGCTCTTTCACAATCGCAAGCAAAGGAGCCTCTGCGGCATTACGAGCCGCGAGCCGCTCGGCGGCCATTTTCTCGCGTTCTTTATTGGTTTTATCAACGATTTCAAGGACCTGCTCGACGGCATCGCCGATCGGTCTTATCCGGTAAAGGACTTGTGGATACGGACTAGCAAAAAGCCCGGTTCTCTTCTCCTCTGGGAGTTTCCCAGCCCATATGGAGCGAGTCGGCTCGTCGAGCTTGTCCCATGTATGAAAATGCGAGCCATGACAAATGTACTTTTTTCCAGACGGTACGGTAATCTCGAGTCTCCCGTCGTCCTCTGTGACTGTATAGCCGTCAGCCTGCTTCTCAATAAGTGTTCTCATCTGTCCTCCACCCATACATTACCGAAATTCGGTCAGAATAAGGAAAAAAGAGGGTCGTTTTGAAAGAAATGGCCCTCTTTTTTCAAGAGACTCGCCAGTTTCCTCTCTTAAGCCGCCACTTGCCCAAGTTTCTCGTTCAGAATCTCATCCACTTGGTCGCCGTACTTGCCCACGATGAAGTCCTTGACTCGCTTGCTGAACGCCGCCTTGATGGTTCTCCACACGTCAGCCTTGTCGCCCTTGATACGGAACAGGGTCTTGTCCTTGCAGATACGCTTGAACCGCTTGGCGTTCTCGAACTCATCCACCAGCTCCGAAACAAACATCCCGATGTTCATCTGAAACTTGCCGGACACCTCGGAATCCCACGTCTTCCCGCGAATGAACTCGTAGAGTTTCGCCTCTTCGGGAGTGCAGCGGATTGACAAAGGCTTACCCGTATAGTCCGTCCACTGGACTTCCACCTTGGGAGCCTGATGGTCGAACCACTGGATTTCAGACTCGCCACCATTGCCATCCTCGATGACAAAGGCGACTTTTACCCCATCACGGTACAGAGTCGCATTGTATCCGTGGGAATCCATACCCATGAAGGTCTTCACGTTCCTGACTTCGTAAGACATGTTGATGTCCCCTTTCATATCTATACATTACCGAAATTCGGTCAGAATAAGGAAAAATTTTTTCAGTTTTTCACGGTTTTACCATATAAGTGAGGTTTCGCACCCTCATCCACGATGGCTTCCTCTCCTGCCCTTCTAAACATAAGTTTTTTACCTTCGGAGGTCTGAGCCCATTTCTCTATTACTATCATTCCTTTATGAACCTCGTCATGACATGATGCACAAATGTAGCACCTATTCCATGCCATTTGACTTCCTGGAATGTCTCTACCGTGAAGATGATGTTCCACTAGAAGGCCCTGTTTGTCACAAAGAGGACAGATCATCTTGCCGGACCTAGCAGCACATCTTTTAGCTTCTAAACTCATGTCTTTGGCTCGTAAGTGATCGTGCAGTGAGACTCTACGAGAGGATTTGGAATTTTGCGCAATCTGTAAAAAGACGGAGAATCATCCTTGCTAAAAATCGGATCGTCCACTCCAAGCTCCAGCAGTCTATTGTGAATCTCCAGATCATTGCTCACCGAGATATACCGAACCAATCGCTGAATCTCCTTATTCCTAGCCTGATGAGTATTCCCGCTCCCATCCATATTCCTATATTGAACATATCCCATTTTGGGTATTCGGATCATTCTCGTATTTAAAAACGTCCTCACCATCAATTCATAATCATCTGCGACGTGCATGAGATCACGATGTCCACCAATTGCATCATAAACCGTCTTTCTCCAAGCCCGTATATGATTAGGAGCCGCCACGATATGTCTGATCGTCTTGGCGTTTATATTCGGAGAGTTGACGACCATATACTTAATACCACCATGTGTCTCCTCCCTATACGACCCATATCCCAATCCCCACCCATGACCATACGTCCACGGCGTACCATCCTCAAAACATTCTGCAAAATCCGTATATACAAATCCAGCTTCAGGATGAGCATCGAAAGCTTCCGCAACCCATTTTAGAGCATTAGGAGTCAACTCATCGTCATGGTCCAACTCGACAAGATACTTGCCTCTAGCAAGTCCGCAGGCAGACCTCTTGACTGTTCCGATCCTTCCTGAATGCCTGCTCTCACGATACACTCTGATTCGATTGTCCTGCTCGGCAAGATCAGATAGACGCTTGAATGTTTCCCCGTTGTCATCCGAATCATCAACGATGACCCATTCCCACTCCAAGTGCGTTTGAGCCAACAACGACCGGAAAGGTTTTTCTATCTTATCTCCTGTCTTGAAAGCCGGTGTGAAAACAGAAACGAGAGGTTTATCGCACACAGCCTTTGTCGCATTAAAGAAGAAACCGCTAAAGACCTTGCTCCCAATATCATTCAAGTTTTTATCGTCTTCAAAGTGAAACCACATTCTGAGAACAAATTCTGGCGACCCAAGAAGATGTTTATATCTTTGAACATCCCCAAAAGACACGATAGCCGAAGGACGATCCTTGGCAAGAATGACATTCAGATTGGTATCATCGAGATAGCACCTGACATCCATCTCTCTTGTTTCAAATGGAGGTGCAGGAGGCGATACCAGCTTAATTCCCTGTTTCCCGAATAGGCAAACCACAGGCAGACCGGACATAATTGCTCCTTACGGTATTCGCCTTCCTGTAGTTGATTTAAACTTGCGAATACCTACGGATAGTTTTTCAACGACACGACGATTGCCAGTCCCGTAAACATCTTTGACTCCCATCTCCATAACGGGACCAGTAGAATTCATTATGATTCCGGCAGACAATCTAATAATATGATCGATAGTTTCTGGATTTTCAGTCATCTGAGTCCGAATCCGATCTATGAAACCTGTTCGATAGAACCCAATACCGCTTTCATTTCCTCTATGAAGACGAATCAGATCAGGACACAAGCCAACATCAATGTCTCCAATAGACTCGATGAACGACCTCTCTACCTCACAGGTATCAGGCAGCATCAACCAATAACGGAAGTCACCTGTTGTGGCTAGAAGTCCGCTAAACCCTAAGCTATTTCCCTGTTGATAGACAACCTTTGCTCCCTCGATCTCTTCCGTTTTTTCTCCGTTATACCCTCCAACGACGACGACCACCTTTTTCATATCGAACTTGGCCTTGCGAATAGACTCAAGAAGAGGGACCAGTGTCTTACCGGAATATTTGGTACAAGAGGAAACACAAATTCCAAACCCGTCTTGTGGAAGAAGCGTCTTCTCGTGCATTACCACACGATCTCGTTCAGATGGTGATATGGTCTGCATCGCTGTTCCTACAGCATACACAACCCCATTACGAGTTTCAATCCCATTGAATTCGCAGAAAACACCCTGCTTGTCCATCATCTTTAGGATTCCGTCAACGATCTCGAAATGTCCCCTGTCAATATCGCCGCCACTCTTCACGGCAACATTCATAAACGAACTGAATGTGGAGAGACCACGCTCGTTGTTTGAAAGAACCATCGTCTTCCCGGCCATGTCCCGAATCGTCTTATCACTGAATGGCAGCTCGAAATTCATATCCTACCTCCCTTATCAAATACAAGCATATCATCTTGGCCTCATTTAGCACAAAACCTTTTCATCCCATACAAAGACACAGCTTGGTATATTCAAGCCCATTCTCTCGAAAATAAGCAATCGTTTTTTTGCAGAAATATCCTCATCGTCTCATAAGCCATATTCATCTTGACCTGAGCTACTTCCTCTTCACGATCAAGTTTGAAAACATGTGAGTTTCCAGGCAATAACATCCACTCCGCTCCTCCTTCATTATACACCCGCTCCCTAGATTTTGTAAAAAGCTCTGCCTTTCCATCGGAATACCCACGGCATTCTCTTGTCGCACCAACATGATGATAAATCATATCTCCAAAAATGAGAGATTCCATGCGATTGTGCTCTGGGTCAAAATCACCGTGATCGGACAAAGGCCCCCTAGTTGGCATAAGTCCTACCATCCTTAATCCTGCCGCTCTTGCCTTCTCCATAAACCCATGATTGGTATCATCTCCTTCTATATCAGAGAACATCCACCCATGATCCAGCATCAACTTTGTGCGAACAAGTTCACATGCTGGATGAATGTTATTCCAATTATGATACTTACGGATTCTCCATTCAAAAGTATTCCTTCCCACTGTATCTGGCGGAGGAATCCAAGGCCATAATATCCCTGAAGCAGCAACATCGTCTCCTTGCATATCCATTAACTTCTTCAACCAACCGTCCGCAACTGGGAAACAATCTGAATCCATAGCTAGAAAATGAGAAGTCGTTACATTCAAAACTGCACGATCTAACAATCGTCCATGCTGTCCACTAGCACTCTTCGAATCTCCCACTTGATAAGACCTGATGTCGACACAGGGGGCAAGTTCTCGTATCTCTCTTAATGCGTCACCGTCTTTCTTGTCCACGATAATACGCAAAATATATGGCATTCCTGCTTCGTGCCTCAGTAAAGCCTCTAACGTAACTCGAAGCATCTTCTGAATACCAGAAGCATAGACCATCAAGATTGTAACTGACTTATCTAAATCCATTTTTTACCCTCCTGTTATCCCAAACATCAACACATCCTTCGGGAATCCTTCGCTTCAACTCCCTGAGAATATCCTTCTCAGTCCTAAAATTGCCAAGATACCTTCCCTCTCTCAGAGCCTTTAAGACGCTTCTAAGCCAATCAGAAGTCTTGTCTTCATAATATTTAGCATTCACTTCTTTGCAAATCCGTTATGAAACAACCGACTTGTTTTTTCCTGAGCGACATCCTCTTCACGATCAAACTTGAATTTATACGAATTATTTTCATTGAGTAAAAATCCCGCCTCTCCCCACAACATCAAAGATTGCAATACCCACTCGTATGCTGCTTCCATAACGGGCTTATCTCCCATTGTTGCAATACGGGTAAATCCGCCATGATGATACACCTTATCGCCGAATATCAAACAAACATAACGATTGGACTCTGGATCAGATTTATCAAGAGGCTTCGCACATCTAGTCACCTTATACCCATCAACCTTCCAGCCACGCTTCTTGGCCTCCAATGGGATCAACAGACCCGTATCATCGCCGCCTGCGTATGTGACGCCCAGTTCTTTAAGGTCTGCCACACGAATCATCTGACAGGCAACATGAGTGCTATCCCAGCAATGTTGCGACATCACCCTCCATTCTATCTTGCGATGATCCATGTCAGTTGGAGGCGGTGCCCAAGGATGTAGAATCCCTGAAACTCTTGCCCCATCATCCATCATCTTTAACAATCCTTCCAGCCAACCGTCTGCAACCGGAAAACAATCTGAATCCATCGTCAATAGATATTCCGTAGTAACCTGATTTGATGCCAGATAAGAATCCAGCATAGCTCCATGAATCCGTGCTTTTGGGACATCTCCGATTTTAACCTCTACGCATTCCACATAGATAGACGGCGAGATAGCTTCCTTTGCCTCATGAGTAGACTGATTGTCCGCCGTAATGACGACAATTTTAAAATTCTTTCGAGTATACAAGAATATGGACGAAAGAAATATCTTGAGAATGTCTTTAGTTCCAGCCTTAAAGCAAACCGCAATAGTCACTAACGGATTCATTTCCACTCTGAAACCTCCTTTGTCTGAATTTTTCCACAGATCACACAATAGCGCTCAGGAACCGTGTGAAAATTAAAACATCCTTCCATTCCACATCCGTCCTCCCACTTATGACCAATGACTTCACAGACATCTCCAGCCTTCACTAATTTTTCAACTAGGTCTGGCATCGATCCTTCTCTCCGGATGTCTTTGATTGTATTGTCTATATCCCTCGCCCATAGATTGGTCATTGGGACTAAACAGAAATCATTCGTGAAAAGACTATTAATCGTGCAAGAACTATTGGTATATCCAAAACCGACCATAGGACTAAACCAAATATTTGTTGCCATCACCATAGAATTTGTCGCATCTATACGAATGGTATTTGTATCCTCTGGATAAAGCAATAACAAGTTAGTAATTGGTGGTGCGATCATCGCCGCTGGCGAACCCACCATCTCTGACAGATCAACCTTGATAGGCTCCTGTGCAAATACGCCATAAACTATAATGATAGCTGTTACAATCACAATTCGATTTTTCATACGTCTCCTATTTTTGATCGTTTAATGTTTAATCTCGCACAAACAACCTCGGTCATTGTTTCCCAATTTCGATTCGTCCCTGCAACCGTTGCTCAAGGTCTAGAAGCATAATTCCGTCCAGCGCATCGTTGGCACCCTTGACATAGGAATCTTTATCCATGGCATGTTGCACTTCGTTTGTGCCCACGGAGACAAACCCGTTTGTCATACATGGTTAGCCTCTACCTCGTTACCCCAGCAAACCCAGTTCGGCCTGACGCGACGGGCGAACAGTTCGAGCCGTGGCCCCTCTGTAATCCGTTCGATCATGTCTTGCACGGCTTCAGGCTTCTCGCTGTGTTTGCCAAGCGGAAACACACCCCAGTTCAACGTCATGGGGTCGTGTCTGTCTCCACGCTTTGGTGTTCCTCGTACGGCGATAATCATGTGTTCTGTGGCGCATCGTGGATGTCCGCCCATGCCGTTGTTCTTGCACCATGTATAGAGCATTTCATAGGTGAACCCCCACGCCTTCACGATGCCTAGCCCCTCCTGAAGAAAGGCGTTCGTCGTCCACAAAAACAGCGTGCAACCGTCCTTGTCGGCCAACTCGCGCACAGGAAGCAGGCACATTTCTGCTATCGGCATTGTCGGGTAGTCAAGTTCTCGCTTCCCGATCCCGGCGTTGCGCTGCCACTTGATCGGCCACGGCGGGTCAGCCACAATCGTGCGGAACCCGGAAAGACCAACCAGAGAGTCGAGGCTATTCGTCATTCCGCTGCGCTCCGTTCCTCAAGCCTCATGTTCGGCATCAGCATTGCGGCGTCAATCGCGTCTCGAAGCGTAGCGGCCTCGGCTGTGCGTTCGGTGTGTCCATCCGTATCCCATTCCAGAACGGTAATGTCGCCACTCGGAACCGCGACACCGTATATTTTGCACGATACCGTTTCCAACCAGTTCATGCGGATGGTATCTGCCGAACAAGCCGCTTCACCGCTACGGGAGGCCCGCTGGCGTTTCGGTTTTGTCATGGCGTTTCTCCTTGGCCGCCCGAGGGTGAGCAGCCCCGTTCGTGATTCGGGCTATCGTGCATTTCGCACATTCCATGTTCGGACCAACCGCTGAAAGCTGCATCGAGTTCAGGCGGGCTGCATAACCACCCGCGCTGCGCGGTGATTCGTCCGCCGTCCGTGAGCGGGTGCGAGTGGTCGCGAAGATGGTAGCGGCAGTTGCAGCAGCAGCGTCCGTGATGCTCTGGCGCGTAGCAGCCCGAACCAGTCGGTGATGCCAATTCGCGGACAGTCGTCACGCTGGGTGGTGTCGTGTGAAAGTCGTATGAAATCCAACCTCGACATCTCTGGGTCCACATGTCTTTGTGTATCGGATTTCGTGTGCAATGTGAACATATCGCCCCTCCACCGTATTCTCTTGCACATCCTGCACACCCGGCTACAAATGACATAGAATGCTTCGAAGTGCCAATATCTTGGCATTGTCGGCAAAATGCACTGTTCGGAGCATCACCCGTCGACAACTCTTTTCCGCAATTAAGACATCTCATGATGATGGATCCCCCTAGATTTCGATGACTCCGGCTCCACAGTGCTTGGGCATATTGCCAACACCCGCACTCTTCACCATCTTTTTGATACTCAGAAGCATATCCTCTCGCTTGTCAGACGGAACGATGGTGGTAATACCAGCATCAATGTCCTGCTGAATATGAGCCTCGGAGTCCGTCAGCGTAATTCCCGACCTTGCATTGGCTCCAGAACCACCAAGCATGACAACCTTCACACCATCCTTTTGATTCTCACGTCCCTTCTCAGGTGCTTGAAGCCCGGTCTCAACGACCTCCCACAAAACAATTCCAAACGTATCTCCAAACGTCTGCGTCTTACAACGCAACACTGTTCCCTTCTCGATCATGCCTTCCTCCTTTTTTGTTTTAACCCTTCTTGAGTATTATACACTTGCCACGGTCATCAAAGAACCTAGTTTGCTTCTTTGAATTGTCAGAGTTTCCATCATCGTCAAATTTAGCCAGTGGCACTGCCCCAATATACCCTGTGCGGAAGTTATCCTTGAAAAAATCCCATCCGCCCTGAAAGACGAAGAAATTCATCGTATCCAGACCATCAGACAACTGAACGACGTGCATGGAGTTCCCAGCCTTTGAGATTTGCTGCCTTACCTCCATGATCTCTCCAAACACCATCACCCTCTTTTGTGATGGGTCTATTTCAGAAATCAGATGCCAGCCCTCTTTCTGAATCCGGTCCTCATACTCCTTGTAAAGCATCGGACGAGACAGGCATAGACCAAGAACTTCGGCTTCTGCTTCTTGCCATTCCTCAACAGTCTTGTCTTCTGGAGGCAAATCCTTACTCGCCTTCTTAATTACCTCTTCCGCTGCGCCTTCATCTTTTTGACTATCGGCAATCACCTTGTCAACCTTGTCGTCGTCAATGATCGCTTGCTTAGTCTTAACCACTCTCTCCTCTGCCTTGGAGAGTGCCTTTGTCGCCTTCTTGATGTCCTTTTCGACACCACTCTGTTGTGCCGTCACTAGGGCCAACGCAGCCTCTTTAACGGCCTCTTCTGCTTCCAAGACCTTTAGAGCCAGACGATCCTTCTTTGTCGGCTTCCTGCAAAGACGCCAGTATTCCATCGACATCTCGTTTCGAGTGCCGAATCTATCAAAAGCGCCAGCCGCAATCAGAGTCTCTACCACCCTACGATTAGGACGCCGAACAGCGACCTTCTTCGGTGTTTTAATAGTCGGCTCTGTCTCTGTATCCTCTTTTACTCCGGCCTCACCATCGGCCACTTCCGTGACCGTATCATCATCTTCGTCATCAACTACCTTAACCCGGTCATAGAAGTCCTTCATACCAGTGAAAGGCTGAAAGGCTTCAATAAGTTTTGCTGCCGTGGCAACACCCTTTACATGTCCTAATGCAAAACGAATCGAGTCACCTTCAATACTGAATTCGTCTCTACTCATATTGATGTCAGGAACAAGAACTGGAATTTCACGCCTGCGAGCATAATTGATGTAGTCCACGAGAACATTATCTGACCCGTGCTTTTTCTTTCCTAGCTTCGTATTGTTGAGAAGAGCAGTACAGAACTGAATGGGGAAGTTGTACTTCAACCACAATTCAACCGTCGTAATGGCTCCATAGGCAACGGCGTGTGGTTTTGCAAACCCGTACCCAGAAAACTTCTCAATCTGGCTCCACATATCCTCGACTTCTACTAGTGTGATTTCTCCAGAATCTATTCTCGGTTTTGCCCCGTTAATAAAGCTATCACGCATCGAAATCATCAATTCTCGAATCTTTTTTCCGACTGATTTTCTAAGCCGATTTGCTTCTAACGGCGAGTATCCGGCCAACACGCGAGCTAGATTCATCGTGTCTTCTTGGAAAACCAATAGTGAATGAGTATTAGACAGTGCCGTCTTAATAAACTCCGGGGATTTATACTCTCCTCCGTGCTTACGACGTGCGTACTCCATCGGCATCCTGACACCATCGATCATTGCATCCATTGGCCCTGGGCGAATCAAAGATGTTACGACGGCAACGTCCATCAACGATTCCATACCAACCGCATCAGCAATCGGTTTTGTAACAGGATTTTCAAACTGAAATATACCGACCAAATCCTTTTTTGATCCCTTCAATATCGATTCGCGATCACTAATGGGAATGTCGGCCCTGGCTATATGTTGCCCGGTTGTGTTCTCAATCATCTTGACGCAGTCAGAAATGACAGACAACGTCTTCAATCCGAGCAAATCTAGTTTTACAAGACCAACGGCACTCAATTCCTGGACATTGCCGGATTCCCCCCATGTTGAAACAATCTGACCACTCTTATCTCGACATACGGGAATTCGATCCTTAAGGTCAAGGTCTGACACGATGACACCACCAGCATGAGTCCCCATATTCTTGACTTGATTTCTAAGTATCTCTGAATGTGTTCTAACTTCCGGGTGCTGATCAAAGTAAGCCTTCAACTCTGGATAGTGCTCGCAAAGGACATCGAAGTCCATCTGATCCACTTTGAACTCTTCTCCGGCCCCATCCTCAAATGCTCTCAGCGGTTCAATTCTTTTAGTCACGGCACTAACTTCTGCTAGATTTTCTCCAAGTGCCCTTGCAACGTCCAAGATGACGGCACGAGTCTTGTATGTCGCATAAGTGCCAATCGAGCAGACTTTATTCTCTCCAAAAACTTCCACGATGTGCCTTTTAATCCAATCGCGAATACGTGGATCTGCATCCACATCTATGTCTGGAGGGTCTGGTCTGGAATAATCTAGGAATCTTTCAAAAATAAGGCCGTACTCTATTGGATCAATATCGGTAATACCGAGACAATTTACGACCAACGAAGATGCCGATGATCCCCTGCCATATCCCCACGCCCATTCTCCGAATTCTTTTCTTGCATCTGCCACAATCCTCTCCATCGTTAGAAAATAATCGCACCATCCAGTTTTTGTAATGATGTCAAACTCGTACTTGAGCCTACTTACATATTCATCCCGGTTTGGTTTCTTCATATACCCGCGAGCTGTAAAACCGGCATTGACCTTCTTGCGAAGAACTTCCTTTCCATTATCATAAAGCTGGGGGAGCTTGATCTTTGAGTCCAATGTAATCTCTTTTGTTCCCCTAGCGATCTTCAATGTATTCTCCATCGCCTCAGCAAAAACTTCCTCTGTAAATACACCATCCTTGAAAGGATAGTGATACTCTCCATTGTCATCTGTCCAACCATTCTCAAATACGTCTCTCACGGAATCTGCATCTCGATAGAAAAGATTTTTGACATCGAAACTCCAGACATCATCTTTCTCACGCTTGTCTACGAGCGTTTTCTTCTGACGAAGACACATCAGAACATCATGAGTTGATGAATATTCCGGGTCTAAATAGTGAGAGTCCAATGTGACTACAATGGGTGCTCCAACATTCCGAGCAAACTTAATCAACCGACGATTTGCCTCTCTCTGTTCTTCCATTTCGATAATCTGAATCTCAACATAGAAAGCGTCGAAGACCCTCGAATGAAACTCCCACATCTCCTTGGCTTCTGCCTCTTTGCCATCCATGAGAAGCCTAGACAGCTCTCCCGCCATGCAAGCTGATGTGGCGATAATTCCCTTGCCCCACTTCTCCAAAGCCTCCCGATTGACCCTTGGAGTGTAGTAGAAACCATTGAGCTGAGCATCATTATGAATACGAATGATGTTGAAAAACCCTTCTTCTGTATTGGCAAGGAGAACAAGATGATTAGCCGAACGATGAGCCTTCTTTATCTCTGGATCGGCTCCACGATAGTTTGAGGTATATGCCTCCATGGCGAAAATGGCCTTGATTCCGGCTTTCTTGCAAGCATTATATTGCTTGATCCATCCGCCAACACTACCATGATTGGTGATACAACAGAATGAACGTCTCTGAGCTTTCAATAACTTAACAAGACTTGAAACAGTACCGAGTCCATCCTTGATACTGAACTCGTCGTGATGATGAAGTCCAACGAACTGATCGGCAATCTCCTTGGATACACGAGCCTTGAACGGTTCGAGTGTTTCAAGCTTCTGACTGTTGATAACGGGATACTTCATGGACAACTGACAGTCCAACTGTAAAACCACTTTTGCCCCAACAGCCTCAATCTCATCGAGTATCGATACTGAAGATTTCGGCCATGTCAGTGCAATCTCGAAACGAGACAATCCAAACTCAGCAAGAACTCCCGATATGTCGTGTCCTTTCTCAGGAACTACGAAGAGGATGTTCTTCTCAAGTTGAATCTTGTCCGAATTAGGAGTCTTATTTTCAACATAGAAGTCAGAAAGATTGCTCATTGCTCCTCTTTCCATATCGCCTTATTGTGCATAACAATCTCCTCATTTCCCGAAAGCCTTACAGTTTTCATACTTTCCCCTTAGAACCCGGTAAGCCTTGTTGGCTCTAAACACCGGAACGATCTCTTTGTGTCGAACCAGATTCTGCTCTGAAACGAAAACAAACCCTCTCCCTGAGAATGTCTTGTAAAACCGCATGAATGTACTTAATTCAGGAAGATAGTCTGTCGAAACCACTACATCCACGAACGGTTCATTATACCCTGCCGCATCCCTAAATTGATCCGTTGTCTTCATTTTCACAAAAACAGATGTTGCCGCATAGTCTTTTGCAGAAATCGGAACCTGCGGAAAGAGAGAGTCTATCTCCGCCCGACGAACGATGACCTGACTTCCTGGCATCCAATCCCTGTGCAACGTCTTCCCAAAGAAAGGTGAAACTCCCTGCACAGTCTTCATCTCATTCACGACCAACAATCCATGAGTCACCAAGTCAGCCATCCTGCCCAAACCATCACCATCCAACTTTGTGTCGAACTCCTTGAATTCGGCATCAATTGGCTCCTTGTTTTCGCAAGTAATTTGCATCCTCCGTGGCGAAAATGTCTTATCGGCGTTACGAACCAAGACGCCTAATGCTGACAACCCATACACCAAAGGACAAACATACATCCTCGAATTGGGATACAAGGCACACAAACTAGCTATCTTTTCGGCAGAAAGAACTACACTGCCACAAACACAAATAGGAATTCCAACGGACATCTTCTTCAATTCTTCCTGATCTACATCCAATCCTTTGAAAAGATACCCTTCCTTAAAAACAAATCCAAGTAGACTGGCATGATCAGTCTCTCCATCCGAAGAGATGACAATACATTTGCCAGTCCATCCGGACATGAATGCGCATCCAGTCATCTCATCCCTTATTCGATCTTCAGATACAAAGGCTCCCTCTGGTACGACCTTCCCACTCCCCTCGAACAGAAAATCTTGATCCCAAGAGAATAGCGATCCCGTATCCTTATCGTATCCAAATCTCTTCATGAGTGATCCATCCTACCGTCTCGTATCACTCTGGAAAATATTTTCTTTCCCAACTACTGCCTCATATAACTCTGGGAAAGATTTTCTTGTCGTCTGTCCAATTTTCACAACTCTGGAAGCTAATGGCTCGACATCTGCCATCATACCGGCACGATCATTATAGTAACGCCCAATGGCGGACATCATGTTCGCAGTCAAATGCTGATCTGAATCGAATCCTGGCAATTTCTGAATTGCCTCCACGAAGGCATTTAGAAACTTCACCGATTGCAATAGTCCAACCTCGAACTCTTTGCGTGTCATACCCTTCTTTCTCAGTAGAGCCTCGCACCAGAATTCCTCGATGTTACTGACTGTCGTTATCCCTCCGTCTCGACGAGAAGACAGCTCAGATAGCTTGAAAGTCAGTTTTGCCGGATGTCCCTTGTCAATGACGGCATGAACACAATACTTGCCTATGTCGGGTTTATGAGAGGACATCTTTTCGTATATCCTATCTCTATTAGACTCAGTATCCCCGCCAGCAGCCCTAAGGATGGCATAGGACGCCCTCTCCAAGGCTTTGATCGGTCTAGAGTCATTGGCTACCGCCACGGCCTCCCTAGCAGCCATCAGAGTCAAATTCTCAATATATACCGGAACCTTGACGCCAGAACCATAAACTATGGCAATAAATGCCAAACGATGACGCCCACTGATACATTCGATACCACCAGTGCTGGCATCATGGAAAACATGAATAGGAGTCAACATCCTTCCAGCCTTGAATATCTCCGATCCAACAGCCAATATCCGACTCTTGAGAATCTCGTCCCGATTTAGCCTATTCCTTTCATTGAACTCCTGACTCAGTTCGGCAAGAAGAGGATCGGACTGTTTATCATGGGAAATGAATCCGATCTCAGTGATTGAGATTTTAGGTCCAGTCTTACCTTCAAAAATCTGCTCAATAGTCGGAATATTCTTAATCCCTGCACGCTTAAGCATGACCCTGAGAGCTTTCTGTCTCAATGTCTTTTTAACTCGTTGACCCTTCTCGGTGACTTTGATTGCATCATCCTGTTCCGACTCTTCTTTATGAAGCAGGTCATCGCCAAAACCACGGAATTCATCTTCATGCGTCGACCTTGGGCTAATAACACTTCTCTCTCTTTTGTCATTCATAGTCCCCGGCCTCCATTAGTCGAAAGGAATCTGTTTTGATGCTAGATACTTCAAGACTTCCTCTCGAAGTCCTGCCTTGCGTCCAACCTTTTGCACAAGTTCATATACGTCCGTTGACTCTGCCTCAAACTGAAGAAGTTCTTTGGCAAACACGGAAGCGTCAATATCTCCAGACTTGGCTACTTCGGCGATACTCTCTCCAAATACTTCGGAACCATCCTTCGCACACGACAATCTCCGAAGCTCGATATTGGGGTCTTTACCCTTCTCGATTGTCACGATGGCAACTTGCGGATGTCTCCAAGCATCTGATGTGGCACGACGAACCAGGCTTCCAGGATTGCAAAACCACGTCCCGTCAACCTGATGAGTCGGATACCCATCATGCAAGTCCCCTGACACTATCAGATCGAATCCAGTATTCCTAAGAGTATCCGTCTTTATCATTTCAAATGGAGCATCATTGCATGTTATCAGCTCGTGACAAACCATGATGTTTGTCTTTGAAATGTCTTTAGGTCTAGCCAACATTTCAGGCATCTTATCTGGCTCATGCTTTCCATGCAGCACCACACCAGCAACCTCTGTCGGCTCCCATAACACCGTCATCCTTCCGCATCTACGAATAAAAAATGCCAATGTGGACGACTTGTATGTGTCCATATTGTGTCCATAGATGTCATGTTCTCCTACGACTAAATATGTCTGCAAACCTGCACCACAGACGATGTCCATCTGATCCGATAGAACATCGTAATTGAAGAGGCGATAGTAGTTGTTCCAATCACCCCCGAAGGCTACGAAATCGCAGTTTTCCTTCTTGGCGATGGAATATACTTCCCGTAACTTTTCTACGATGGTTTTCGGGAAGTTATCTATTCGATGGCGTGGGTTTTCACCAGCCGTATGCAAATCGGTAAAAAATAAAAACTTTGTCATGCCTTATTATACTCACGGCATGACAAATTGTGAAAAAATTTTTACACTTTCCCGGGGCTATCAAACCGAGATGGATTATCATTATGAGAACCGATTACAGCACCACTTCCGGGAATTGCTCTCTTCGAGCTTGTCGAAATCCCGCCCGTATTTCCTTGTCCCTGAAGGTCTAGTGCTGGAATGGATTTTGTCGCCCCAGTCTGAATCGCCTTTCCATCAAACCAAGCAAAACGATTTGCCGAATCGGCGGTAGCTGCCTCGACATCACCCTGTTGCTTGTCAGTCACATTCTTCCTATAGCTCATAAGTTTCTCCTCCTACAATAGGATCACTTATTAAAGAATTATGGTTCTTTAGGCACATCAGTCTTAAAGAATGATATGATCTCCTCTAGCCTCTTCTCCCGACCTTCGGCAACGAGAATATGATACTTACATCCCCATTCATCCAAAATCCCACGCTCAGTCAGATGGATAAGGTATTGATACCAAGGATTCAGTGTTCTTTTCCCTGTGGCAGAAACCGAAGCATCCACCCACGGACAGAAGAAAAGATGGGTGTATACCGAAACATTCTTCCGACATGTATCAACGATCCTTCTTAGTGCCGAAGCATCCGAATGATGCATCTCACACACAGCATAGGCAGTCAGATCAATCACCGTCCGATCCGTCACGAAATCTGGAACGGATTGCTGTTCTATTGTTCGCCTCAGAATCTCATTCTGTCGCCCGGTGTTAGCCAAGAACCTCTCAATCTGAATCCCTGAACCATAATTATATCCATCCCTACGAAGAATGTCCTCGGTAATCTCCCGAGACTTTAGGTTTGGAATACCCAAGGCGGTAGCCACTCCTTCTGCCAAGGTGCTTTTCATTGTTCCTGCACTGCCACAAATTCCCAATCGCATACTCATTAACAACCTACTTTCCTAAACACAATAGCCACATCCGGCTCACTCTCCATAACTGATTCTACCTCGAAATACTCTTTCTCGAACATCTTCAAATATTCATAGTCGAGTCGTATGCGCTTGCCTCCATGCCGATAATCGCGCCCAACCGCACACACAAGCCCGCCTTCCGCCGTCACCAAACTCGCTATCCTAACCGTCTTCGACAATGCTACAACATACTCATCCCATTTACCGATCAGAGATATGTCCCGACCATCATGAGATAATGGCATAGTCCCAAAATACGGAGGATGAAAGAACACCCCTCCAACCATTTCCCCAGGTCCTGTCACAGTAGAGTCCGCCATCACAACTCTATCGTCTGAAGGTTCAATATCGAAAGATACCAACTTTAAAGATATCCCCTGTGCAAAATCCTGTGTTCGACTTTTACCAGTATGTCCTGCAAACGGTTCCCATATTACAGTAGGAAGATAGTCATTTTCAAGAACATTACCTACAAACTCCTCAAAAAATACCGGGTTTAACTCTGCCTTGGCAATTTCATATCCACCAACGTCCTTCAAGACCATTGCCTTTGTACGAAGGGCTATGTATTTCCCCGTACTCATGTCAGCAGCTTGACTTCCTTTACCAAACTTATAAATCCAAGTTCCAAGAATTTATCAAGAAGTGTCTTCGAGTCTTTATTGCCACAACGAGGCATAGGAACGTGAGGAACCCCATCCATCTTTTTTAGAGAAAATGCTAGATTGATCCTTGGAATACTATCCAGAAGTTGCTGCTCCTTCTTTGACTTTTTGGGCTTCTCACGAACTCCGGCTAATATAGACTCAATGTTCCCATATTGACGAACATAGTCTCCGGCAGTTTTTGGACCCCATCCGTCGACTCCCCAAATATTGTCTCCCTTGTCGCCCTGCAATGCCCCAAAATCAACCCATAGCCCAGGGTCAAATGCAAACTCCATCCGAACTCTTTCCGCTGTCCATGACTCATCCTTCATGGCGTCATAAATAGAGATTTCTGGTCCTATCCCCAGCACCTGATAGAAGTCCTTGTCCGAAGAAACAACAATAGCTTGCCCACCCCACTTATGAGCATATTGACAATACGAATAGATAATGTCATCAGCCTCGGTGCCATCTATAATCGCTTGAGTGCATCGAACCAACGGAAGTACTTCATGTCGAAGTTGATCCATCTGAGTCTTCAAAGACTCTAGTTCTTCTAACTTCTTAGGATCAGCCTCTGCTCTAGCCGTCTCCCGTTGTTCCTTGTAAGCAGAAGGGATAATGCCCGCCGCAACACCGGCTTGTGACTCGGCTTTACGACGAGCATATCCACGATCCCAAGCAATAATCATGTAGTGATCCGGGAACTTCTTGCGAAGGTAAATCAATTGCTTGAAGAACCCGAACAAGACTCCCGTATACCTACCCTTATATTGAAGCTCCTGATGCGTCCAGAAGACACGATGACTCATGTTATTGCCATCAATCAGTAGCAGCTTGGGATTGCTCATCTCTCTCCTTACATTCCAATGTTTTATACGCTAAACAATTGAATCCTAGAGCTAGACATCTTGAACTTCCGCCCCTTCCTCAGCTCCGTCGATAGCGTCAGGGTCTTCTCCCTTATTCACTGCCTTCTCGACATCAGGCTCTTCTTCTGGAACGACGCCAGCCGCCTTAGCCGCTTCAATCTTTTCGAGGATTCCCTGAGTGAGAACATCATTCTTGCGCATCAAGTCTAGCACTTGAATACGACCCTGAGCAAGCTGTTCTGTTCCACAACTGAACCACGAACCCTTCTTGGTAACGACCTTCATAGCCATTGCCATATCCAGTATCCCGGCGACCTTATCGATACCATGTCCGAACGAGATACAGAACTCAGCGACCCTGAAAGGCGGCGCTGTCTTGTTTTTCTTCACATCCACTTTATTTCTCGATGAAACGACCACATCCTCGCCGTTAATCTTCTCCTTGATCTTTCCAATGGCACAGATATGGGCACGAATCGAGGCATAGAAGCGAAGAGCTCGACCAGCAGGCGTTGTGGTCTTCTCACCCCACGTCACGCCGATCTTGTCTCGCATCTGGTTTGTCCAGAACACCGTGGAATTCGTATTTCCAGCCACAGCACCCAACTGACGCAGGGCACCACTCATCAAACGAGCTTGCTGACCAACATGCATATCGCCAATGTCACCTTCAAGTTCCGCCTTCGTTGTCAGAGCAGCCACAGAGTCAACGACAATACACTTCACTCCATTCTGCATCAACAACTTGAGGATGTTCAATGCCTGTTCGCCAGAATCGGGTTGATGCACAATCAGATACTTCGTATTGACGCCAACTGCCGAAGCATATAGCTCGTCAAATGTATACTCAGTATCGATCAGAGCACAATCCTCATCGGGATACTTCTTCTGATGCTCGACTATAGCGTGTAGAGCCAATGTCGTTTTACCACCGGACTCGGAGCCGTATATTTCTATGAATCGGCCTTTAGGCCAACCACCACCAAGAGCCTCATCCAAACTGGGATCACCAGATGGGAAACGTTCAATTGACACTGCTTCGCGAGAACCAAGCCATGTTACGGCATCTTTGTTCTCTCCGCCGAACGTACCAGCATTGATTATCTTGCAGATTTTGCCAATCCTTTCAGACCGCTCATCTACAAATTCTTTCACTTCTCTTTTAGCCATAAAATCCTCCCAAGAACGGGAGACGGTCGGTTGCCCAACCGCCTCCCGCAATTTTACTTCGTCGCTTCTTCACACAGTGTGTTGTTCTGACACTTCTGACACTCCGGGTGACTCTTGTCGATAGTCCCGAAACAGACATAATCGGATGGACTGACACTGATTGGAGATTCGACTTGAGTCTTAACCGCAGCCTTATCAGAAACTGGTGCGGACACCGTTTTAACCGGAGCCGCACCATCCTCAACCGAGGTTAATTTTTTTTTATCGAATCGCCACCGAGAAGTCCGTCGCCGTCCCCCTCAATGGCTTCCAGAAGTGCTTCATCCTCAGGAGTTTCGACCACGGCATTAGCCACGGTAGGCTTCTTCTGGAGTCTATCCAACACTGACGCAGGCACCTTACTCGCTGTCGGAGCCGCAGGACGAGCCGTCGGAGCCGCAGGAGCCGCAGGAGCCGCAGGACGAGCCGTCGGAGCCGCAGTCTTAGGAGCCTGAGTCGTCGGACGAGGTGCAGGATCAGGCGTTGAAACTTCAGCCACAGCTTCCTCAACCGCAGCATCAACATCAGGTTCTTCTTCCGTCACGTCAACGGAAATGATCTGACGAAGATCGTCGTGAAGAGCATTCACGATCTTGTCGATTTCAGTCTGCCGTCCACAACGAACCTTGAGATCATGGAGTGCCAATGCTCTCTCTTCCTTTGTGAGCGGCGTCACCTTGAGAGATGTGCCCTCAATAACCGGACGAGCAGAGTAAGTCGTGCGAGCACCCTTATCATCCCGAGTGACCTCGATGTCGATTCCCTTGTCAGGTTCATTGATGTCATACCCGAGCTGCATGTAGATTCCGGTGATATCTTTGAAGGCTTCCGCTCCAACAGAAGCAATCTTGAATCCCAGAACCCTCTCAGTCTTACCGTCGTTATCCACTTCGACAAACGGGTCGTCACGATCAATGATATTCCACTTGAGTGTATTCGTCGCCCGAGAAGCAGCCCGCAGATTCTCGAAGAACTCCTTCTCTTCGGCACTCGGCTTTTCTGCGAGAACCGCTTTAGCAACCGCATTCAACTTGCAGATAGGGCAACTCTTTTCCTTCTTGGGACGCTCTAGGGCGATATCCCAATCGGGGCAGTTGATGACTTGTGGAATCTTATCGTTACCTTGGAATGCCGTTGCCATGCACAAACCACGATCCTTCCTCTTTTGCGACTTTTGCGACGGAGCGATGAAATGTGTTCTCACCTCCGTATAGTCACCAACCAGACGAATCCGATTTACTCCTACCTTCCAGTTATGGAAGATACCCTTGACCTTTTGAAAGGTCCCGCCCTGCGGACGAGACGCTTGTGCTTTCGTCAACCTGTCTAACACGCTCATACTGATCTCCTCTTGCCTTTGTTGCCTTGTTTGCCTAGTTGCCTTGTTGCCCCAGGCCTACTCTGTTATACGTCTGACTTTCCAAACCACACGGCCTGAATGAAGTCATCCCAATCTCTTCCTTTTCATTATATCCCGGACTTCACGAAGTTTGTCACTCGAAAGTGGTTTTTCTGCGATTCCGCCCGAATGCCGCTGTTCTATTCCCCCGTCACCTCCTTTCATTGAACTTGAACCATTGAACCTCTCATCTTCTTCGATTGCAACGTGTTGTTGCAGGGCGAAAGACTTTTGACGCCATCCTTCATACCAAGCGTCCAATGTGTCCAACTCTTCCTGTGCCCTTTCCATCTGCGTATCCCATGCTTCAATATCTCTCTCGTTATCTGTAATGAAACGAGCTTCGATGTCAGCGAGTGTTGGTTTCCACGAAACGGTTGTTCCTGAAAGAACTGCTGCCTTTGCAAGTGCCCAACACTTCTTCTCCCAACGATCCTTATTCCTCTTTAACATGTCTAACCGACGAGCCGCCTCTTTCTTCATAGCTCCGAAATAAGCGATTGCCGAAGGCTGCATCGCAACATGCTTATCCAAGTCAAGCGTTCCAACGTCCAAAAGTCTGGAATCCGCAGACTCCAACTTGATACCGGACAATTCGATCTGTCCTAGACCGTCAATAGAAGACTTCATATTTTCAAACAATCCCATCGTTTCCTCCTTGTTTTTGCCCTTTTGCCAGTTGCGAATTTCGCAGTGCCTTTTCCATTCCTTCAATTTCCGATCTCATCTTCTCCAACATTATACCCCCATCTCGATAACCTTTAAGCACTTCTACAACTTTTATTTTTATTGCCTCGTCTCCAGAACGAATTAAGACTCTTGCTCTTGAAATCAGATCAAGAGACTCCTTCTTCCTAATCTTGTCCTCCCGACGCTGCTTTATCTTATCCTTATGCTCATAGAGGAACTTCTCTACAACAAAATTACCGCAAGAAAGCTTAATTGTTGGAGGATTGAACTTCTGATTCTCTGCCAGAAAAGTATCAAATAACCATGTCAGATACTCGTCCACTTCAAACCCATTGTCTGTCAACACCTTATTCAATTGATTGATGAGCCTGCCATCAACTCCTGTTATGACACGAGAATATTCTATATCAGTCACAGATAAATAACGGTTCTTAAAAATTGAAATAAACTTTCTACGGTCTGAAGCAAGACGACCTTGTGGAGAACCAACAAGTCTGGATTCCACAATGTGCCTTTCAATGGCTTGTCCTAGTAACTCTACATAATGAAAGACTTCGGGAACTTCTTCCACCCCGAATGGCTCCACTAAAGAGTATACAATCCCCATGAACCGTTCAAGCCGATTTTCTGGAACCGCATGTCTATCTACATTATCCCGCTTCATTGATGTACCGTTTAATCCTTTTCACGACTCCATCATCACTATCAAAAATCAATGGGAAGATGACATCCACCTTGCCAGCCCTTCTAAACATTTCTATCGCCGCATCCCTAACCATTGTATCCTCGGAAGAAATAAGACTTTCCAAAGCATCGATACCGACTTTGTTCTTTCCCAGTAGACTCAACAAGGACAGTATAGATTCCCGATCCTGTGAAAGCATCGCCGCAGCAACGACTTCCTTCGCCTGTCCCTTTTCCATCAATACCCGTGCAGCAGCCCAACGTACTTCCGACGGATGAGATTTACTCAAGTACTCTTCCATCCCAGTAACGTTCACGTCCCTGCATTTGAGCAAGTTGCGGATATTGCCTTCATCAACCGTCCCTGAAGACCAATCCCGGATACACGCTTCAACGGCTCTACTTCCGAATACCACTAACAATCTCCTTCAATGCCGCCTTGAATGGCTCGTCAATATCATCCTCGATATTAGGAAGAGCCTCTGCAATCCCATGAATGTCCCTCACACCTACATTATACAAGAAATCCGCTCTTCCTTTCGTAATTCCTGGAAGTTTACATAAATCTAGCAGTGTTGTATTGATCCCCTTACGAACCATCAACTCGACATCATCAAAAAATCCGATTCTATTCCAACCAGCGACTTCTTTATCCAGTCTTGCCAATGCCCTCTTGATCCTTCCAATGTCTTCCCTCAATTCGAGCATCTGATTTTTCATTTTACCAACAGGAGGACCACCCATCGAACACCACCACAATACTACTTGAGTCACTGTTCCCGGCTCCATTTCCAACCCTAACGGAAGAGCACTCTTGCACTCATTGATTACAAATCGATGATCTGCAAAGTCTCCATGACACTTCGTATGAATCCTAGTTCCCAATGCCCATGCCATCGCCGCATTGTCATTTTCCAAACCCATCTCGAAAATCCGAGTAAAGTTATTCAACCACGCCTGTACGTCTCCGGGATGAAAATAGAGATCAGCCGCAATCTTTCCAGCCCTCGTTGGACGAACATTATCCGATGGTTCAAGCTTTATCGCCCCCATCTCAAACATCTTGTCAAAGACCTTGTGGAAGTCAACATTCCGCCCCTGAAAAGACGCTAGACTCCTAGAATACCACTTTGTAGCCGTATCTACGTTTACAACACGTTCCGCCGCTATTTCCGGCATCAAATGAAAGATCAATCTGTCAGTATCACTGAACGAGGAATGAACATCCATATTAGTGCCATGATCCAACCCCTCCTGAACCTCGTCTATACGATCATCCTCGACCAGAACATGAGCTAAGGCTGTCTCACAACCATGCTTGCGACCAGCCCGACCCACCATCTGCTTGATCTCTATCGGGGATACATTCTCCTTCCCCCGCTTCGTGCCTACCACTATAACAACGTCAGCCATACCAGTGTTCAAACTCCTCACTCGTCATGCAAACCATGTCCTCACCACTCTCGGCTAAGATTCCATCCGGGTGGTCTTGTGCCGCACCGATAAACAATCTCTCCCTTTCCCATTCTTTCCATCTTTGTTGCAAATCCTCAAACTCTCGAACCTCAACGAGTCCAGCATAAGGAGAAATAAGCCCAAGACCAACCTTCACCGGCACAACATCTTTTGCACCCATTATACACGCTTTCTGGTGTAACCTAGACTTCCACACAATCCCCCAATACTGTTTCCAATATCCCAACGATTTCATCCATAATCTGATTCGGGTAAATCTCCACCAATGAACAATGTTCGGCAAAGTCATTTTCAAGCATCCACCTGTCCTTCCTGCCCGTAACACACCTCTGCTAATGACATCAACCCGTCAATCTCGGACTTTGAATGCGTAGCCATGAGTAATAAGACCCCATTGGCAACAATCTCGTCAGCGAACACAGAGTCAGCATTCACCTTTTCCATCAATCCATCCCACGCTAACTGTGATAATGTGAACCCCTCCTTCAATGTTCCTTCTCTCATGTCCGTCAGGAACTCATCAACATCTCTGTAGATTGACCATGGGTCCACGCGTCTCACAGAACACATCCATTCTTGATAAACTCCTCCAGCAATACAAGGTCAGCCACAAATAACTCCATCTTCGCCGGGTCATTCAAATTTATCGGACTCGGGTGCAGTAATGGAAATACAGGAACCTTGTACCGAGGAGAGAATTCAGGCTTTCCATGATGCTTCATAATGCCATGAATGCCCGTAACCTGCTCAAATGCCGGACCACCAAGCGTGATAATCACCTTTGGTCGAAGTGCTTGAATCTCCAAGTCCATGAAATACCGACAGTTTGACACCTCTTCCATTGTTGGTTTTCGATTTCCGGGAGTATAGCAACGAACCGTATTGGAGATGTAGAACATGGATCGTTTCATCTCCATGACCTCTTCAACTAACTGGTCAAACATCTTCCCGGAAATTCCGACAAATGGCTCACACTTCTCAGTCTCTTCCGATCCGGGATTCTGACCAACAACCATGTACTCCGCAGTACAATTCATGTTGGAAAAGACATTTCCAAGAAACTTTCCAGAAATCATCTGCCCGCCGATTTTGCAACGACGACACGCCAAACACTCTACCTTCAATGCTTCAAGTTGAATTGTCTTTTCCACATCACCCTCCCATATTGACCCCAGCACCCAATGTCGATGTACTCACACAAACATTGAGTCCAGATGTTGGACTATTGAATGCTTCCTCAATCTTTCTCCTCTTCGCAGAAGACAAAGAAGCATTATGAAATACAGCACGTACTCCCGTTGACCGTAAACTCTTTACAATCTTGCTTCCTGTCACCTTTGAATGAACAAACACCAATGTCTTACGAGAAGCTGATTGAGTTGCCAGTTCTACCGCCTTGCTTGTCTTTTCATCGTGACCATCTACCAGATGATACTCCATTTTTACCTTGGTCGGTCTCCATGAACTCGTAATACACTTTGTAGGTTTACCATTGAGAGACTTTACCCATTTTGCCAAATCCCCGGAATTACCCATCGTCGCCGACAAAAACACGATCCTTGCTCTGGGATTTAAATCGGTTAGCCGCATCACTGCTGCCTCCATTGCACCACCTCTTACATCATCCCCAACAATATGCGACTCATCAAAAACGACACAATCAAAACTTTCCATCCAGTCCTTCCATGCCTTCGACCGAGTCTTCATGTCAAACGACTCCAATGTCGAAACGGTCAGTCTTCCATCCCTACCATCATCCTTGCTATCACTGGACCAGAGTGCCAATCCATACTTTCCAAGTTGCTGCTCTTCCGTCCACGCCTTGAGTTTCTCAGAAGCCAAACTCTTGAACGGACAAACATATGCAACCCTGCAATCTTCACGATTCGCTAAATGAAAAGCCATCGCACATTCCGCAAGCACAGTCTTTCCTGCTGCCGTAGCAAAAGAAATGACAAGATTCACATCCTTATCAAGAAATGGTATCGCTGTTGCCTGTGCTGCATTATATTCAGAAAATGGTGGGTGATACCAAGGATATTCAATCGTCCTCACAACATCTCCTTTAGCACTGACTCAACCTCATCAATGCTTTCTAATTTGTCGAATACTTTAGACGTATTCTTGACTACAGAAACGATCTTGATTTTCCCATAAGCTCCTATGGCAACAGCAATCACTGTTCTTCCATTATTACGAAACTTATGAAGAATAGCATTCTCCTTCTCATCTGTTTCCTGATCAAACTTACCAGCAAGACTTTGAATTAGATAGTTTAAAGGAGAAAGTACTGGAACCTCTTCTGATTCTACATTCCCATCTGCCTCTGTATCTACATCCGAATCCTTAGAGCGATCAACTTCTTCTACTTTAGCTTTAGTCCTTTTTTCACAACTTTCGGATAGAGCACACTTGACACACTCCAATTCAGATACAACCCAAAACCCGAAACATTTGGCATAATGATGTTTTGCCCATAATGTATTTGACATTCAACACCCCGCCAACTGCTTCTGAAAGAACGGACGGATAACCGTTTTGAAAAAAGAGTGTGCCCGACTATACTTCATTCCTATGGCCTTGGCAGATTCCGACACGTTAATATTACTCGGCATGACAAACTGTTCAGAATCAGGATTGCCAAATATCTCAAAAATTAGCTGTTTTTGTTCAGGATAGTTCCCTGCCAATTCCCTTACTGAATCCATGATCTCATTCGCCATGATTCCTTGACACTCATGACTTTGCACTCCTTCAAGTGGGCTCTCAGGGAGATTCTCCAACATGCTGTTCCCATCTTCGTCTACGAAATGACCAGCAGACACGATGGCTTTTCTACTCTTCTGACCATTCCGATATTTCCGATTCATCGTTCCCGTACAAACGTACCACGACCATGTTGAAAAAGCTCCACGTTTCGGATTGAAACCATGGAGCTTCTTAAGAATCTGAAACATACACTCTTGAGCCAGATCATCAACGGATTCCTCTGGACATGTGACAGAATAACGAGATGCCCGAAGATAAACAAGATTACGAATCGAATCATATAGCATCGTGTTATACCGAAGACGATCTTTCATAGACAACGGCTTTTTGCCAGACATATCCAATGCGACAGCAACGGCAATCTGGTCTCTTGTCAGTTCGACACCATGATTTGAATCATCAACGATAGGAAGTAATCCAACTCCTGCCGCCAAATCGTCTAGATACGACTTTTTAATCTGCGCCAAAAGTTCTTGAATCGATATTTTCTTTTCCGATTCAGAAGGAGGAGGAGGAGGAACAAAGACTGAAACAGCTTTCGCAGATTGGAAAATTTCAGACTTTATCCGCTTGATTTGATCACGAACGGAAACCCGCTCGGAAGAATTAGAAATAGACGAAGACAGCCCAATTTGCCCGTTCATATGCCTCCTAGTTTTTTCGTCGAATATCGACACATTAGCCAATACGGCCTTAAAACAAGATACAAAATATCAGATGTTCGTCAAATCAACAACTCAAATCTTTCCCTTTTCAATAAGATGATTCAAGTCGTTCCTATCCAAGGTCTTGGGGTCCCTTCCTTTAGGTAAAAAACACTTCTGAACCGTCGACTTTGAATAAACCCCTCCACCTGTCAAGGCATCTGCGGCACGAGTCGTAATCGCCACGCCAGCATCATCTCCATCGAACATCAGGATGATCCGTTTAGGACACAACTCAGCCAACAACAATCGATGTGTCTTGCTGATGTATGATCCTAAAATAGCTACAGCAGGAAAGCCCTCCTGAGTGAGCTTCATCACCTCTCTGGCCCCCTCTGTCACGATAACGAATTCAGCACCCTTCTGGCAATCATCGAACCCAAACAGACACTCCGTGGACTGAAAATTCTCCGGGTATCTCACCTTTCTATATTGTTTTTCGTCTAACACGGGATGAGCCTTTTTCCATGCCTCCTTGCCAAGTAGGTCTATCGCACAGAACCCAACAATCTCTTTCCGCATAAAATATGGAATGACAATACGATTGGCGTAGAACCCCCATGTCCTCTCGAATACGCGATACCGATCTACCGTCTCACGATTGATATTTGTAGGATACTTTTTGCCGGGTGGATGGATAAAAAACTGATATGCCATTTCAGACATCTTTGGACTTGCAATATCTTTGACTATCGCATCCAAACCCTTGATTGGCATCAATTCCTTGCTCTCATCCTCTTTCGTCTTGAATATCTTCGCAACCTTCAACTTGGCAGCAGCCATCCTCATTTCAGCGAACTCGGTCGTGTCCTTGCCCGTCAGAAACCTAGCAACCTCATCCGGCTCTTTCTTGAGAAGACGACAAACAGTAAAGACGAGATTGCTTCCTCTCGCCTCTGTGAAACAGAACGTCTCTCCTGTTTCTGTATTGATCGTCCAATTAGGATCTGACGGTTTCCTGCCAGTGAATAGATGATGGTCAGGACAAAACGCCCTTATCTGGCAGCCACTCTTATGATCAACCAAGATGCCAAGCTGTTCAAAGACCTTTTCCAAGTCGATGCTGGGCATCAACCAAGAAATATCCTTGTAACGGTCTCGCTCTCTGATCCCTGCTTCCATATTATCCGAATCAATGAAGAACCGAGAGATGCCATGTCGCTCTGATGCCAGATGACGCCGACGCCGATTATTCTCCCGCCTGCGAAGCCGGAATACTCGGCTCAAATTACGCATACCTTCGGGCTTGAAACCCGTCAGTAGAGGCGTTGACCTCTAGCTACGTCTTAATGCCGCTCAGCCCTCGCTGCTCTCGGTCTCCAAATCACTCAACACTCTTTACGCTGCCAGTGTAATACTTGCGACCCATTGACGGGTCCCATGCAGTGAACTCTTCCGTCTTGTTCAAGTCGGCGGCAATGAAGTCCATCGCATCCACGATCTCGGCATCAGTCTTGAAAGCCGCATTCAGGACCATCGCCTCTTTCGTCATCGGCTTCACGCAAACCCCGTCATGGGATGTGACCGCATGAAGAATCCGAATCACAATTTCATTGTCTACCGCCTTACCTTCCTTGCTCAGAGTAGACACGACACGCTTGAGAGCTGACGAAATACGGCTCATGGTCAGATTGTTGATCCCGAGAAGCATTCCCTTCTTCGTCACAACGGGCATACAATCCTGAAACTCAAACGCCTCAATTGCACCGATCCGGGAGAGCAATGCCGAAGCCAGAAGTACTGCCTTCTCCTGCTCATCCAGTCCATAGGAATCTGCTCCTAAAAGACTTGCCGCAGCCACACGAACGGTATTCGCCAGCAATCCGCCTTGACGACCGTAATGCGAACGCCCACTCCCCGGTGATACGATAAATTTGGAGAAAAATGTTGAGTTTTTGTAAACCTCATCAACAATCAATCCTGCTGTTTGATTGCCAGTAACTGTCTCGATATCAGCGAGTTCTGCCCGGATCGAGTCAAAGCGGGAAGCGTTATCACTCGCTCCATTCTCATCATAAACGGGAATAAACGGAGACAAGTCTTCCGGCACATCCGCTTTCTCGATATTCTTTGCGATGATACTGGGATGGCTCTGGTATTCTTCGACGTTGGCGGCGATGAAGACGTAATCACCCTTTCCCACTCCGTCGACCCGACCCCAATATTTGACATTCCGTGCCCCAGACCTGTCCCGCAACATGAGGTCCGTGAAATCCTTCTTCTGAACCGTCTGCTTAACGAACGCACTCTCGACATAATAAACTCCTTCAAATGACGTTCCGATCTCCTGATGCCGAATCAATGCGTGTTCAACTGCCTGTGTCATGCCCATTCTCCTAATTGTTACCGGATTGCCCCAATAGCATTCCTTCTTTGCCTATTATACTCCCGGAATTGGAATCTTTGCGGCACGAATTTTATCTCTCATTGATTTTGGAGCATCGGGTTCTTGAATCGGAGGATTTATATCTCCCATCACCTCTCCAGCCGCCTCTGACAAGATCGAATCGATACCCTGAGACTCTAAACCGGAAACTGCTGGAACCTCATCCTCTCCCTCAAGATTGCCCTCTATAGCCTCCACAAAAGCCATCTGAGCGTCTCGTAGCCCCGTATTGAGATTAGAAGGGGCATTAGAAGCCGCTGGCAAGGCAGTAGCCGTAGGAGCCTTATCATTGCCCTCTGCCTCCGCTAATGCTGAATTTACCCCGTCTGCGGCTTCTTTATGAGGTTTCTTACTAGGGTCTACGATTTCCTCCACAAAGCCATCCCTGACCCTATGTTTAGCCATAAAGTAAAACGGTGGTCCATCACGATTTTTCTTAGCATCACACAACCAATAGACATCACGAAGATAATCTTCCAAATCCTGTTGAGTATCGTCCGTGCCCCTATATGTGATAATGAGAAAGGTATTGGCGACATGAACCTGCCCCTTGGAGCCATACACATCCAGTTTGCCTGCTCTTTTACCAGCCGTCTGCTTCTTTTCAACCTCTGTGGCTGCCTGCGTCGGAGTTACAACAGGGACTCTCAACGCACGAGCCAACTCTTTACAATCTACGGCAGCCTTGAATCTCTCATCATTCTCACCCCATGCCTCTTCTATCGGCTTCACATGCGGGAGATGGTCAATAACGATAGCATGAATAGGTATTCCACGATTCTCCAGAATACGGAATTGCTGTTCGACCAAAGACACATCCGTAAATGCCGGAACTTCCTTGACAAAAATCTGTCCGGCTCCAGATTCCTTCATTTCCTTCTGCATGAATTTCTGCCAACGATCCAACGCATCTTCACTAAGTCTCGCCTGCTTGAAGTCGGAATATGAAAAACCCATAAACAAAGCATCATACTTATATTGAACCTGCTCTAGATATTCCTCGTTGGCAACATGAAGTACATTTTTTGCACCATTTAGAGTAACAATATTTCTGGCGATAGCACGACAAAGCGTCGACTTACCAAGACCCGTAACGCCCGCAATCAATGTCAACTCACCGGGGAACAATCCTCCAGTAAATTTGTCAAATGTCGGAAATCCAATCTTCAGTCCTTGATATTTTTCAGGATGCTCCAGACGATCCTTATACAGATTTATTCTAAGTGTCATGTCTGATAGTGGCAGCATAGGGCGATCCCCCTTATCACTACCACCGATCATCATCGCTTCTCGCTTCAAAAATGCTACAGCTTCTTTGATCCTGCCCTTCGACAACATATCAATGGCGTCTTCTGACAACCTCAATGCTTTACGACCCGTATCAGCATCCCGAATCTTTGCCAAGAGAGCTTCTGGCGAATCGGCTGACGACACACCATCTATCATGTTCCACTCACCAATGAAATCTGCCTCGTCAATTGCTCTTGATCTCACCTCGTATTCATAGACCTGCCGAGTCAAAAGAGAATTGGCATCATTTAAAGACATCGTTGCTAAAACAAAGATGAACTTCCGGGGATCGGAGGTAAACATTTCCTCACGACCTTGATGAATATAAGAACGAGCCATGATGATGCTGCTCGTAACAGCTTTAAGAAATGCCCGTTCCAGGTCTACCGTATCATGAAAACTCGACATTGATTACCTCACAATAGTTTGGCCAAATCTTTAGGACCCAATCTTTTCAGGATATGTTCTTCAGTCTCGTCACCAAGAACTTGTGATGACATTCGACTCTTTGCATAGATTACTCCACGAATTCTCTCTTCGATTGTGTCTTGGCATATAAAGTTCACGATAGTCACCACATTCCTCTGCCCATTCCGATGCGCTCTGTCTTCACGCTGAGCCATAATAGATGGAGACCAGTTATCATCATAGTTGATGACATAATCCGCAGACTGGAAGTTCAATCCAGTAGACATTGCCTCAGTTCCAACCATCACGTCAATAGCTTTATCCTCATTAAACTGCTTCTGCATAGAAGCACGCTGTATTGTAGGCGTATCCCCGTCAATTCTGAGATACTTGATACCCATCTTTTCCAATTCCGACACAATGACATCCAGCATCTCCTTATACTGGCTGAATATCAATGCCTTGTGTCCATTTTGAAGCACAACCTCGTCGACTACATCTTTGAATTCATCCAGCTTGGAACTCGTCGTACATGAAGGATCAACCATCTTAGGCAAATTGCAGAACTGTTTACACCTGATCAATGCAACAACGGCAAGAGCGTCTTCTGTCGCCTCATGCCCCTGCTCTGCAATAGACTTATAAATTTTATGCTCACTGGCATCCATCGAAACAATACGGTTGTGATAAACCTTGTCAGGCAAATCCTTCAACACATCTTTCTTGAGCCTTCTAAGAAAGAACGGCTGAATCTTCTGTGATACTTCGCCGATGCACTTGTATCCCGTAACCCTGCCCCAGAAGTCGGTCTCGACATACCGTTGAAAGAACCTAGTCTTTGACATGAGCAATCCAGGAGCCACGAACTGCATCAGACTGTGCAACTCCTCAAGCCTTCCATCCATCGGAGTTCCCGTAAGAGCCATCCTACACTTGGCCTTCAACTCCTTCAAATTCCTAGTCCTGCTCGAAGAATGATGTCGGATCGCCTGCGCCTCATCAACTGCAATAATATCCCATACTCTATTACGAACTCTGTCTAGTATTCCTCTCCTCTGTTTAGCCTTAACAGAAATCTTCTCATGCCTAGCAAGCCTTTTCTCCTTATCCTCGTCTGACTCACCCTTCTTTTCTCTAAACTTTCTACCTCCGAACAAGTCCTCCAACAACAACTCGAAGTTGACCACGTAAAAGAACACATCCTCACGAAGCCATTGAGCGACACGCTCCTCGGGTGTTCCATCAATTACTACATACTTCTCATCCGTAAACTTTTCTATCTCCAACGGCCAGTTGAATTTGAGTGAAGCCGGAGTGACAATGAGTGCCTTTGTGGCTCCAGCATAAGCCTTCAGGAATAGAGATGTTCCGATAGCCTGGAGGGTATTATGAGTGACAATACAATGTTCCGTGACATAAAGATTATCAGGCGCATCGACTGAGATGCAAACCGTTTCTTTCTTTTCTGCGAGTTTTTCAATATTACAAATATATCGCTCAGGGGCATACTTACGGCACATGTCATAGTCCGCAATCTTTCTAGATAGACGAAACGGAACAACACCAGAAGGCAACTTGATGTTGACCCTATACGATGTCCTTCCCGTCTTCTTTACTCCCTTATGCCAATATGTCGGTATTTTCGTCCTCACTCTTGCAATACCGCCAAGCGTTTGAACAATCTCAACCACATCGTCACACAACTGCTTGGAACTGGTCGAAAACTCGGTCTCACCATCTGCCGCATGACCATTTGTATCCATCAACCCCTGAATGATTCCAAGTCTTACTTCTTCAGAATTGTATTTATAGTCGACAGGTATGAACTTTTCCCAAGCTCTCTTTCCGTTTAAACCAAGATTGACCAACTCTTTTTTATACATGTCAAACGAAACAGATTGCACATGTGGTCGCTTACCGGATAGGGTCTTCCCGCCAATAGGCATATCTTCCAAGTCCGTCTTTAGCATTCTCAATATTACATGCCCGTTCTTACAGATATGCCCATCTCCAAGCCACACTCCCAGAAGATACGAGTCCATCAAAACTTCTTTTTTTTCAAAATCAATAACATCAACCATTGGTATTACCCAACTGTTGTCGCCGTTAGACTTCTTGTAATATGTCTTGAACTCATATACCTTATCTCTGTTGTGTCCCTCGCCAACCCTATTTGAAACTCCATTCTTGTCAAGAAGTTGACTCATCGATAACACAACACCCTTCGATGTTCTTTTTTTGTTGTGTTGGTTGTTTGACCTTACTTCCCACAGGTGTTCTGGTCCAACATCTAGGTAAAACCCATCATTGAACCAAACCCGATAAATATCTTGCATCCCCTGTGGATAAACGCCAACAACACAATGGGGTTTTCCGTCTTTCCCTATTACATTATCTCCAATCTTCAAGCTCCCTATCCTGCGGCGTCCTGTAGTTGTAAATACTTGATTATCAACAACTTCGGCTTTGCCAAGTCCCATTTCGTCCGCTAGAAGCAGTCCAACCCGATTCGTTGCCGCATACATAACCCCAAGCCTCTGATAGTTATACAATGGCAACTTCATACCAGGAATGCGAAGACTCACTGGAACATCCTGCTTCGACATAGCCCTTAGTTTTTCGAGCTTAGCCTCCTTCTCCATCTGCTCCTTGACCTTATTCGACAGGTCTTCAGACACAGAAATATCAGGAATGGCATCCAAGAGTCCTTCTAGATTGGCAATTGTGAATACGATTACCCATGCCTTTTTATCGGCATCCCAGTATCCACCAAGATCGCCAATGACGGCTCTATGATTGTAAGCGTCATATACGACCAAAGAATTTGTTGAATCAACACTCAAAAAAGCCACAAGACCTCCTGCGCTGCTCCCCTATTATACTCAGAATTGATCCGAGCTTGCAGGATTATCCGGCTTCATTGATGACACCATGTAATCCGACTGGAGCGATCAAGTTGATGACACCCTCCAATACGGTATATTTTTTACCAGTAGATAATGTCACCTTAACATCATAGACATATTGGCGAATGGGTAACGATGCCGTATCAGTAGGCACGAGATAGAAAAACATCTCTCCCTGATCTGCTGATCCAATCTCTCCTTGTGTTTCGGAAGCGGTCGTTTTAGTGATGACTGCAGATGTGGCATCCTTGTCCGTTTTGACGGTTAGAAGCCCCTGTGCCCCGGTCAGATTCACGATATTCAGATCGGGTGTCTTGACATAGACTCTGAGTGTCCTGTCGTCATTTGCATAAATGTCCATCGGTTCAAAAGGCACGGCTGATCTCCTTACGGGATAATTGTTCACAATACCGCATAACTGCGTCTCGGACTCCAGTATCCCATTCAGGTCGTCCGGATGTAACTGACTCGCATCATAAAGCACAATTGGCATAAATAATCCTCACGCTTAAAGACTTCACCACTTCTTTGTAATCACTACAAGAACAAATACTCATATCCCGAACTTTCAACTTCAATGAACACTCACCATGCTTTAAACAATTATACACGTCGAACTCCAAAACTCATTTCATAGTAAACTAAATCCCTGAATGCATTTTATCAGCAACTACCCCGGACATAGTTACTGACACAGCCCCGCCTTCTGCATACATTATGGCTTCAACTGGGTGCGGGTCAGCAGAACCAGAGTACAATGGATCGTCGGATACTGTTGTGTACCCGCTTAATGTAGCTGTAGCAAAATACGGGTTAATAGACGCCACGTTAGAGTTAGATACGCTGACAATGGACATACCGTCGTATAGACTAACAACTGGAGTTCCCGTCCCTTCAGTTGGAGTGTATGTGCCAACTGGATTGCCGGCATCCCATGCTTTTTCAAAAACCCTATCAGGCGGAGATAGTAGCCCCCACCTAACGTCAGGTACACCAACTAGCATATAATACGCAGTTGGGGGAGTTAAATATCCATCGTGCCAATACTGTAACGAGTCACCTTGTGTCTGGTAACTACCTGTCATATCAGGGTTGATAGTTCCACTCACTATAACGTGCCCAATAAACCTGTCCGCCTCTTCTACTATGGCAACACCAGTTTCAACAGTTAAATCAGTGCTTGCCAGGTCTGGGCATAAAACATTGTGGGTTGACCATATTAGATTAAATGTGTCACCAACCACATTTTTAATCCCGCTTGCATAAGGCCATGCTGTTAAGAACTTAAAATTAACATCATGGGTATGTTTCCCATCATCACAGCTAATTTTGCCGTGTGTATGTGTTGAGGTATCAAAACCCGTTAAGTCAGGATGTGTATGCGGATAACCATATATCAGTTCGTGCGTATGGTTATATGGCAGATACCAATCTTCTACAGTATGCCCATGAACTCGTAGGGCGTGGCCATGATCAGGCAGATTGTAGATTATGTTTGTGTATGTATGGCTATGTGCTACTCCAGACGGCAATTTACCACACTTAACCCTGACTAGAACCCCATCATCTTCTCTAGCCAAAAATTGGTGTAATTCGTCATACGGACTTACCAATGACTTTTGCTCGTCGGTTCCTGCTACTGCGCCAATAACCCCAATATGCGTCGCAGCTACAGTTTTATCCACAGCCTGCCAAGCTACTTCCGGGCTACCAGCCACATAAGCGTCTGACTCGTAGGGAATATCAGGTATGGTATATATACCTGTAACAAACCTATTCGCCCCAGTTCCTACCGCTAATGCGGAAGTCAAGTTTACCGCAGTAATGAGTGGTGCGCTGGATTCAACTACTAGCACAACGTCCTCGGCCTTGCCAACTGGCCACTCAACATCGGCTACCTCCGCTCCAACAGTAGGTCTTGGATATGGTACTGAAACCGTATCCACGCTATCCAGAACCCAAGGCGATAATTCATCCTCCCGGACAAACGTAACATTGCTCAAAACATCAATGTGATCCCATATACCCGCAAGGACAGGCTCGTGCGAATGGTCTGTTATCTCTACATTATGTGTGTGGTCAGTAACTACAGTAGTGGTAAACTCGTGCGTATGGGTTGGCACAGATGCACCATGTGAATGTATGTAGTCAGCAGTTCCTATATGATCGTGCGTTAAGTCGGAGAAAGTTGGTGTAGCAGTTAAATCGTGTTCGTGCGGAAGAGGATTAAACGCTTGAACTTGTGAATATTTTATGGTAGGTGGCGTCTCATATTTGGCCTTTACATTACCAGTGATAGGTGTGCTGGTAACAATAACAGAACCAGTAACAGGAGCCACACCGACATATTCTCCAGTAGCGTTCCAAAATTCAGTAGTTACTTTTTTGAATTTTGGAATATAAGTTTCAGTGCCATAATCATACTGAGATAGCACGAAACCAGTACCATCCTCGAACTGTATTTTAGTTTCTAGCTCGCCTTCTGCCCAAGTATCATACTCAACAAGATGGCCATCAGTAACTACATAATTGCCAGCAAGGTTCACAGACGGAGGATTAATCGTGGAGTTTGTTACGGTCAAAATATCGTTATGCTGATAATTTGAATAACCACCAGCTACATCATCTAAACTGGTTTTGTAGTATACATTTAGGTAGCTTGTATCAGCTCCCTCATTAACAATGGTCGAAATGTTAATAACATGAGGGTAGACTACAATACTTTTTGAATGCGTTGGGTCATCATACATATTAGTATCGAGATATCTGGTATATAAAGCATTTATCCCAGGATCATAGGCTCCAGTGACATAATACCTGGCAACCTTACCCTCACTATCCACTTGAACTAGCTTATTATTTTCCCCATCAGTAGTTACCTTGACTGTCGGTGAGGCTCCAATAACCCCTTTGTGCATATCAGAAGAGGTAGATTGCCCCCCTGTGCCAACAGCACTAACCTCTGCATCACCTATCTCATACCTAGCGTAAATAGGGGCTGTAGAGGGGCCTGTAGTCCCATCTACAGTTTGCTCGCCGTCTAGCTCACTTTCAGCAACTGTAGGGTTGGCAAAGTCTCGACACTCACGCAACGCAACATCAATGGTTTCAGAAGTTGTGTCGGCTGATAATGCACCGTCTGCTTTAGGCACGTAAAACGCAGCGGACGCACCAACATCTTCGGTAACTACTGGCTCATCTGTACCAGTGATATGGGTTACAGAATACTTGTAAATCTTACTCTCATACCTAACTTCGTGTTTATGCGTTGTGGCTGAGCTATCGTGCGAATGGGCAACATGATCACCAAAAACAACCTGATGAGTATGTTTTTTGAACCCTGCGAGATCGTGAACGTGGTCTTCCACATATTGCTCTGGAACAAGAATGGCAGGGTCAATGGCAGATGTATGTCCATGTTTAAATAACGGACCAACCGCAGGCATCAAATGCGGGTGTGCGGAACCAGCAGTAAGAGGGGCTAATGGCAGATACTCAAGCGAGACTACCCCACTTTTGACTACACGGGTTATTAGCTTAAATGCCATTCTATAACCCCATTAGGATTTGAGCGATTGATTTGGCTGCTAACGGTAAGCCAGTTTCCCAGCCATATATCTGTAGCTTGTCGGTAGTATTCTTGTTGATCGAGATATTATCCGCTTGCACACCTTGAAACCCTTGTAATGCATCATACCAACCATCCGTTATTAATCCTGGAGCATCCGACAATCCAGTGACAGGATAATTAGTAATAATCACCGGCCTAGTGAAAACGGGAATCATGTCATATTGCGCTTGCTGAACGCCCTGAAGTCCCAAGGCTCCTTGATAGCCTTCCAACAATCCTCCATTGATCCAGTAATGTCCAAATTGGCCTACTGCATAACACAAGACTCTCTTACACGTCATCTTATCTTCAGCCGTATTGATTAGACCATTATAATCCTTATATCCAATTGGAACAATATTTGCCTCATTATATTCCGTTCCGGTATAATTCCAACTCACATTCGTCCAGAACCATAAGTGCAGCATGTTACTAGTTCTATCATAAGTAACCCGAGGGGAATAACACTCTCGAAGAGGTTTAACTGCTGTTTCATCAGGGTCAGATGAAATAGTATACGGTACCCATCTAAATCCGGAGACCAAATCAGAACCCGATATTCGAGCCCACAAAAGCACTCTCTCAGAAGGTAAAATAGGCGCTGGATCGTCTTCAGACCACATCAGATATCCCTGCGACCCAGTCTCATCCGGATTCCCTCTATAAATTTCGAGTCCTTGCGTACCCTGAGTGCCTGTCAATCCAATAGCTTCGGATACAAATGCAACAACATCTTTATCCTTGACGACTACTATCTCCGCCTGTCGAGCGATATGATAGAACAACTCTTTCTTTTCTTTTGTCCATGTAGACATAATCACTCACAAATTATTATTGCTCTCATCGAAATTCCAATATCGCCTTCATTCCTGACGACGATTTGGTTTGGAGATTCTACTGTCTGGTCTATCCCGTAAAACCCAATAGACACCTCACCTACAGTCCCTCCATTGCCAGTTCTGACAGTATTTGCAAACAAAACTTTTCCAGTAATAGAAATCACCGTTCCAGCCAGTCCGCCAGAAGCGAAATCTACCACTTCTGATCTAGTAGATAGAACTGAAACCAATCTGGATGCCGAGAAATGATACTCCTTACCATTCACATCAATATCTATATCTGCATCATTCTCGTCACCGATTGCCAGATGATTCCGGACGAGAATCTCATCTTGAGTCAATTTATCGCCATGTGGATTATCGAAATCCAAGACATGTTGTGCCAGATCACGAGCATTCAGCTTTCCTGGAGGGTTCCTATCAATCTCATACTTATCACCAGTCAAATCTGCTTTTGCTATCAATGTCACATATTTCATAGTTATTCGAGTTGTGGATGAAACAGGAACGACAGCCGTTTCATCTTGAAATGTATTCTCTGAACCCTTGACATACAAATAGTATGAACTCCCAGCCTCTAATCCAGACCAGATTATAGACCGACTCGGATCGAAGTAAGCTCCTCCAACCGTTCCCTGAACAGACGGCTCATTGCCAGTCGATGTAAGCAACACGGAATACGTTCCATCACTATCCTTCTTGATCTGGATATTGCCTTCCCTAAATACGGCATTGACATTACCACGCATCGCTGCCATGAGCATATTTTCGACCATCTGCCACTTCAGAAGCTCCAATTCTGGCCAGATGCCATCTTTCCATCCCGGCACTGGAATACCAAATTGCTTCGTTCGTTGCTTATACTGATTCTTATTCATTGATTCCCTCCAACACGATCTTCTCCACCAACCTCAGACTCACCAACAATGAATATATTTTCTCCCGGCTTCTTCGTCACGACATCGACAGAAGAATTTCTATTCGACGGTCCAGTCCTTGCTATAGTAGGAATAGAAGAAACCTTTGCCATAACTACTTGTTGAGAATTTCGAGTGAACCACTGAAGTGACTTCTTCATTATACACCCCTTCTCATGAATTCTAAATCCGTCGTCCATGTTTTTGCTTCTAAATCAACATTATGAGTCACAGACTTGATGATGTAGTCTGTTCCCCATTTATCGAATGGCTTAATGTCTGCATTGCCAGGAATTGACAACCTTCCTGTTAAGTCATAAGAGGAACTGATCTTATCCAAGTTGTCAGCAATAGCAGATAACTGATCAGTAGTCAATACCCCAGGATATCCTTTTACGAGACACTTCGCCCAAGGAATATCAGGGGTTGTACGCTTAGTCCTCGACTCAATTATCGGAAAAGTCGATGCTTTAGTCTGCGTTCCCTGACCTTCAGGCACATTCTGGAGAGCCATCGCCACGACAAAGTTTCTTAGATTGTCGAAGTCTGGGGTCTTGTCGGTCATCATCATATTCGTCATATCGTATCCAATAGACCTATCTGGACCCAATGAGACCGGAAGACCATCTAACCCCAACTCATAAAAGAAAATTTTGCCGTCCCTGACAACATAGGTATGTTTCACATCATCAACAACATCATCAAGAGCCGTCTTAACGGTTGTTCCAGACTTCCAATCAAACCGTGCAGAATTGACCTCTTCTGTTGCTGAAAGAGCAACTCCCGAATCTGCTGATCCCATATTATATGTGATGCCTGCATAACGACAAAGATAATCCACTGCCGTTGAAAGAGTTTCGCCATCCATAAATGGAGCGTTGATGAGCGCAATATCGTCAAGCTTCTTCTCTAGTCCAATCAAAGGAACTGTCCATGTCGAATCTCCGGATAACTCGGAGTTGGCGATTCCCATTCCCAATCCATAGAAAATCTTACCACCAACCGTACCAACTCCTCCATTAACCTCCAGGACGACTGCCCCAATACTCTGATTGGCAATAGCTTCCTGTCCGGCAACTCCATACTTGTCAACAACCATAGACCCGTTTGATCCATCCTTGTCTATAGTTACCGTAACACTCTTGATGAACTTCTTCCAATCAGTTGCTCCTGACTCACCAGGACTACCTCCAGTCCAAGTTATATCGAAATGGCCATTGCCATTCTTGATGCTATATGACCTAGTTTCTTTTGATTCAAGAATATATGCAAACAACTCTCCAGAATAACGCTTATGAGTTTGAGAATCTGTTGACATCGTCCATGGAATATAGAAATACGACATATCGTCCAACGTTCCAGCATGTCCAGAGTTGACAGGGGATGGAAGTGCAATAGCCCAATCACTATCATCGTTCTTCGTATAAATCGTATAAACATGATAGTCGTATGTAATCTCTGTTGTATCCGTTCCAAGTAACAACCAACCATCTAACGCCATAGACTTGATAAAGAATCTCGGTAAGTATGCGATCTCGAACCTACAATTCTTGGCAACAACGTTCATTGTTGTTCCAAAATCAACAACGGTAGCTCCACCATCCGTCTTGACTTCCACATCCTTCGGACTTGTTGGGTCGAACCATGTCGAATAAGGAGATACTTGAATCGATGCAGACTTGATCTTACGACAAAATGTTCCAGCCGATCTTACCGTATTAGGGCTATCCTGCTGTCCACTTGAGACAATGATCCCGTTCCAGCACGGATACACATTGATGAGAAGAGGAGGCTTGTCCGTAATGTGAGCCATTTGAGGAGGACCTTCCTTTGCCGCTCCTTCGGCCAGATTGACTAAGGTATCATTCCCATCCCCATCTCCTGCAATATGAACATTCATAGTGCTTGCATTGGTGATCGTCATTGTTACTTGACCAAATGTGATAACCAAACTCCATTGATTCTGGTTGATACCATCTGTTCCATTTGACTGTGCCTTTCCAGGAGTAGTTCCAAGAATATTCAACATCAGTGAAAATGCCCCACCAACCACCAACTGAGAGCTATCCCAATCTCCCGTAACTGGATTATCAGGAGACTTTAATGACAACTCCATCGTATTATCGCCACGACTATCATCCTTGGCCTTGATAAATACATATTGAGAGCCAAAGTGTGATCCGACTTGACCATACTTATACCATTCCGTAGATGCGGCTCCAATTACAGTCGAATTAAGTTTGTCCAGAACCCAATTCAATCCATCATACCATGCAGACGTAACATCATTCCACGTCATTGCCTCAAACACACCCTTTGGGGATTTCACCCCGTTATCCACTAAAAGTGTTGATGGTCCTATGAGTTTGGGCATAGCAGAATTATTTGGAGTAATAAGCCCAGAAGGTGCTGCCTTCATACTTTTCCAACTGTCTGTTGTAACGAAAGCTGGCTTAGCGATTTCATCTTCCACACGACTCCATATATAAAATTCTTGCCCCATATCAGATGGATCAAAATTATCCGAACTTTGATTTTCGTTATACAAGAAGAAATCGATACTATCGAACGACTTCATCGTATACGTCTTTCGGACGGTAGATGGGTCAGAAGGCTCATTAATTGAATTTGTAAATGTAACTACTGGATTACTCATTTATCAATTCCCATATACAGTGCTACGAATTACTCTAGAGCCATCGGGCTCTCCCATAATCCTCACAACGACAGGTGCCATGACTTCACGAAATGCCTTATTGTCGAACTTGACCAGCATCTCTCCCTTGATCTCCATCCCGCCTGATCCAGACCCTTCTTTTGGCGCAGTCCCTGCGCCAGCCACACTCATAGCTCGTTCGACGGACTGTGGGACCACGGCTGCTCTAGCTGCATTATTTGCCAGTTCCGAATTCCTCGACGAAGTTGACAAACCGACACTCGACACACTTCTTCCCTTCGACCCACCGCCTTGTGTCTGGATACCACCAGTAGCCTTGCGTGTTCGAAGGGGAACCAAGCTAGACGCCTTTGTTCCACGCAGACGGAATCCACCAGTATCCAAGCCTCCCGTCTTCCATCCTCTCATCTCCCTGATTCCCGTCTTCAATCCTCCCATCTCCCTGATTCCCGTCTTCAATCCTCCCATCTCCCTGATTCCCGTCTTCAATCCTGCCATCTTACTGATATTGTAATTTCCTGACAGTCCTTTGAATTTAGATGCCGCACTACCAGTAGCCTGATTCAAACCTTTTGCCACACTAGTCTGATTATTCACCGTCTTAGCTGTGGCAGCACTACCCCCTGTTTTGACAGCACTACCCCCTGTTGCTGCTGTGGCAGCACTACCCCCTGTTTTGACAGCACTACCCCCTGTTGCTGCTGTGGCGGCACGACCCCCTGTTGCTGTGACAGCTCCACCGGCGCCTGTTGCTGTGGCAGCACGACCGCCCCCTGTTCCTCCTAAGGGTCTACCAGTAACAGCGGCAAGGATGCCCGCCGTATTAGCCTCTGTGCCAGACATGGCGTTAGCCAAGACATCCTGTTGCTCTCTCGTAGGACCCTTGCTAAGAGCCTTGGCTACCTCAGCCATCGGACCACCCTGTTTAGCCAACTCATCCAGAGGTCCACCTGTGCCAACTCCTTCTCCCCATACACCACCTGTGAAACCACCAGTCATCCTCTTTGCCTGACGTTCAGCTATGGTTCCAGGCTTACCACCCGGAACGTCATTGACATAGATACCAGCAGCCGACTTCATGCGAGTTGCCTTGACACCCATGATGCCCACATCGGAGCCCATGCCTCTTCTTGCTCCGAAGTTGGCATTCAACTCACCAAAGACTCTTCCCAATAACCGATCCATGATGTCCTTCTGGACACCCAGTTCTTTACGACGCAACGATAGGGTCTTGGTTGCCACGTCGGCATTTGCCTTCATCAATGCCATTCCAGCCGCAGCCTGCCTTTCAGCATCACCGGCAGCAGCTTCATATGTCTCCTGAACCCGATCTCTGAATTGCTTAGCAATATCAAGTTGTTGCTGAGCCAATCCTACATTCATCTGTTGCAGAGCATGGATTGATGCAAACGATCCACCGAATTCAGAAGCGAATGAAGCGGCATCATCAACCAATCCCTGTTGAATATCAACCTCGGATGATCTAAGATCAGCAGACCTCTTTGCACCCTCAACAACTTCCTTCATTCGATTGAGTTCTACTGTGGCTAAATCCAATTGATACTTAGATAGTGTCGCTGCTTCTAAATCAGCCTTCTTTTTCTCCTTCAATGCCTGTTTTTCTTCTTCTGATTTACCAGCAACGTCTTCACTCCCCATGTATCTAGACAATTTCTCGATATTTTTCTCTCTATCTGCTTCTAGACCTTCAGATATTGCTTGCCTTTCTAATGCATATCTTTCCTCTGCTGTGGCCTTGACTATTTCAAAACTCTTTGTTGCCGCTTCTGACACATCTCCATAATACTCCGCCGTATTTGCCAATACAGCAGCATAGTCTTCAAAATTTTTCAAACGAATTCCAGTCAAAGATGCATTAAACGAATCAAGAGCATTTTTAATCCCATCTCCTGCCTTACCGAGCGACTCCTCCAATTCTAGTGCTGACTGTCTAGCCTCAATAGCCAACCTTTTCTGATTCGAAATTTGAGACCGAGCGTCATTTTCTCGTGCTCTGGCGACATCCAGAGCACCCTGTTTTGAAAGCCTATCTTCTTGACTCGCATTAGCAGGAAGCGCATTTAATTCTTCCTGTGCTTTTTTACGGGTTCTCACTAAATCTGGCAGAGATGCCTCTAATGCCTTACTTCCATCTTCGAATGATTTCGCCAACTCCTCATAATGTGAGACCCCCTCCCTGACCAGAGCCACCTGTGCTTTAACAGCATCACTTTGAGCCTTGATTCCATCCCCAACTAAACCTTCCTCCTTGGCAATCCGACCATACTGATCTGCATTTCTTTGAGCGTTCCTCATCTCCTCATCAAGAACGGTTAGTTTTGAATTCTGAAACTCTATTTCTTCTCGGGTCAAATCATTGATACGTTTAACGGAATTATTTATCGTCTCCTGCGCCGCATTGATTCCATTCTCAGAAGAAACAACGGCTTCTAATTGAGCTCTTTCCTTCTGAAGTAAATCCTTCTGCTCTTTTAACACATCTAATTGCCCCATAGCCTCAGTATTCTTTTTTACTCCATCTTCATATTTACTCCAAAAATCAGCATGCCGGAGAAGTTCCTCATTCATATCTTCCAATGAGACTTCTGAGTCCGTCATAATATTGACCATCCTGGCAATTTCCTTCTGAGTTAGAGTTTTATCCATACTACTAATTTTAGCAGACAAGCTTTTCCTCAATTCATCCATCTGTTCATTAATTTCATCCACTTCACCTTGAGCGGCTTCCAATTCTTTTTTTGCAGGATCAATCTTTAGACCTTTTCCATCTTTAACCGCATCACGCTCATTATCTTTAGCAACCTTCAACCTATTCAACGCATTCTTTCGAGCTTCATCAAGTTCCTTTGCCATTAATGCTGTATTCACTCCCATATTATCAGTAACGGTTTTTTGAGCTGCTTCTATAGCACTCGATGTTGTCTCCAGATCTGTCTTATTTTCATCAAGAGCAGACTTGCTTTCTTTCGTATCCCTCTGGCTTCGAAAAAGCCTTCCTCCAATTTTAACCTTCAGCATCCGCCTTTCACGAAGACGATCATACTCATTCTTAGCCTTTATCTCGGCAAGCTCAGCTTCTTTTTTTTGAGCCCCACTCACAAATCCACCAGATGCCTCATATTGTTTTTGTACATATTCCCTTTCGTTTCTTGCTGACCTTAGATTGTCTTCAGCCGTCTTTTCCTCTTCAGAAGGATTGTTTCTCAAACCTTTTGCAGCCTCTACTGTTCTGGAAATATCGTCTTCAGCCTGCTTCTTTTTCTCTTTTAACACCTCAAACATAGCGGCAATATCTACAACAGAGCTGGTTGCAGCTTCGATGACACCCTTAGATTGATTTCGTCTCTCTTTTTCCTGTTCTTTCTGAAGTTTTTTCATTTCCTCTCCAGACATACCTCCCATATCGGCAAAATCCAACATCTTCCCGGCCATCTCCTTTTTCAATCCAGCCTGAATGATCCCCGGCGTATTAAACAAAGCCTCAACAGCCTGATTCAGCCCATCAACGAGATTCTTGGTAGCCGTCAACTCATATTTATTCAATCTCTGTAAGGCTGCGGCTCTTGCATCTGCGTCGAGCTTTCCATTCGACATGATCTCATCACGCTGCTTTTTAAAATCTACAAGTTGCATCTCATATTGTTTACGAGTCGCATCCCTCATCCCCTGAACAGCGGAATTGAATCCTTCTGCAGTTCCGCCGATGTCCTTAAGATTTCCAATCTTCAAACCAGCCAATTCCTTCTGCATTTCATAGAACTTGTTTTTATCACTGTTTGCCGCAGCTTCAATTTTCTTGAATGTCCGTTGCAATTCCAATCCAGACTTCATCAACTTCTTATTTGATTGTTGATGTGCTGAAATATTTTCATTTGTATCTCTGGCTATCGCCTCGCCCCATGGCGTCCTTGGACCCTTAGTAAAACGTTCTATAAGCGTAGGAACAGATTCGCTAAGATTATCAAATTCGAGAGCTAATCCAATCAGAGCCCCAGCTACGGCACCAATCGGAGCTAATACACCCCCAAATGCCGCACCAATCATAAATCCTGTTGCTGCAAACCCTGCGATTGATGCGGCACTCTTGCCAATACTGGCTCCGGCTGCTCCGAAAGAATTTCCAGTCTTATTCAGTTGATCTTCAAGTTTCCCGAAACCATATTCCGCCGCAAGTGTCGCGATAGAGACGACACTGAGTCCCTTCGCGAGTTTCAACAATGGTTTGGACATTTTGACAAGTGGACCAAACATGTTTTTCCAAAATCCACCTCCGCCCGGCAATCGTGGTAGCTTACCACCTCCTCCAAGTCCTCCGGATGCCGCAATGGCTGTAACTAGTACCTTCGTTGCTTCCCACCGAGTCGTAACATTGGATACCGTCGCAGCCCGAGTGAGGAAAGCAAGTGCAGTAAACGCCGAAAATGTAGCTGCTGCTACTGCAACAACTTGTGTGAGCCCAGACACAATCTCCGATAAATACTGTCCGAAAGTCGGAAACAACTTGTTCAGTAGGAAATCGTTAATTTCTTCTGTCACACGTGCCGTCTTGGCCGCTGCATTCGCCATATCAGCACCAGGCTTCTTCTCCTTCTGACCACCCAGAAGTCCAGCCCCCTGAAGGTCCATGACCACTTCCATCTTGCCTGCTTCAGCCAATGCAAAAATGGCCGCTGCTTGATCGTCCATGTTTGCCGTCACTTTGAGATCAGACTCAATCGTTGGTATAGACTCCAATAGATCAATATACTGCTTAAGTCTTTCCGTCTGTGTTCCACCAAAAGTGTCTGACAAAGCCTTGGCAACTTCCATGATCTTGTCTTGAGTCATACCAAGCTCATTGGCACCCTTCTTGACAACTTCAAAAAATCCCGCTGCTTCCGCTCTTGTCAGATCAAGTTGCTTACGCATCTGATCCAACCCACCTTTGCTTATCCCAATGATCGTACGTTCAAGAGCTGCCGTCTCTGTCTTATACTTAGCCAATCCAACAGCCGCATCTGCAAACTTTCTAGCTAAATCACCTACCTTAGTTGTTAGATAAGCTACAGCCAAACCAGCAGCAGTCATCCCTGTTGCACTCTTACCGGCACCACCGGCAAAATCTTCCAATTCTTTGACTGCACCACCGGCTATATCCTTTTTGAATAAATCCTTGAATGACTTGACAGTCATCTCGCCCTTTTCCCGAAGTTGATTCAACGGGGAATACAATTCCTCAACAGCTTCCCCAGCTTTATCCATTGCGAGAACGACTTCTTGTCCTAATTCTTGATTGTTAGAAATGAGTTTTTCAACAGCCTTATCCAGTCCCATTATCTTTTTATCTAACAGGAATGCAGCCTCAGCAGCATCATCCATTCCTTTTACGAATTCAGAAACTTGTCGATACTTGGCAGACTCTGCCGCCTTTCCAATCTCCTGGTTTTTCTTTTTAGCAGTCTGAATTTCATCCGATCCTGGATTGCTATACGAAGACTTTTTTTCTAATTCTCTTTCTAGGGCATACCTCTGTTGTTGTAATGCCTGCTGTTTATCCGCAGCCGCCTTAGCCGCCTTAGCCGCCTTTTGAGTTACTCCAGCAGATGCCGGTGCCACACTTGGTGAAGGCTGACTTGCCGCACCTGCTGAAACAGTTGATATCTTAACCTTCACATTCTTTGACAATGCCTTGAGCCTCTTCTCAATATCATCCAATGCCGAAAGACTTCCAACTACCATTTCAACTGGAATAGAGGCAGACTTGATACCCTTTAACTTTTTCTCCAACCCTCCGATGCTTGAAATAAATCCGGCAACGCTTTTCTCTGTTCTTGATAAGTCAGAAGTGAAGGAAGACGCCTCAGATGATAATGCCTTGAATCCGCCAGCGGCAGCACCAGCCCCTACACCGATGGACCCCAAGGACGATGCCACTGTCTTTGAGATCGCACCCACAGCCTTCAAGCCCCTTACCGCCGTATTTCCTGAACGCCCAAATGACAGCATCGACTTCGACGATGCTGTCATAGCCGTTGCGAACTTGTCCTGAATCTTGACGGCATATTCCTGCCGCTTAGTCAGGCTCTCAAATGCCTTATCGGCGTCTTCGGCTTTCTCGATCAGTCCATCGAGATTCTTCCGAATATCCTCAGCACTTGATCCGAATTTATCGGCAAGGTCTTCTGTGTTAAAGGGCATTGTTGCCTCCTACCAACTTAGCTGAGAAGCACTTCCTTCTCAAAAATTGTCATTACGACATCCAAAAGCGTTGGCGATATTGCATAAACCATAGCCAGAGATTCTTCTGACAACGATCCATTTGGATCAAGTATCAGATCAACCTTACTGCCATTCTCATCCGTCAGATTCCAATCTTTCAGATGCCATACCAACATGAAGTTCCGAAGCTGAAGTTTGTCAACGATCACCTGTTGAGCTTCACGGCGATAAACAGAACTACGCTGCCTGTATGTGCTCATGTCCTCATAATTAGGCACCGAGAACTCGAATGTAAGTTCGGTATGGACCATGAACGGGAAGTCTTTTATGAAGTCAATTCCCAATCCAGTTTTTGACACGCTGAGAACCCGACCATCCTCCTTGCTCGTCAAAACATCCAGCTTGATAATATGTCGAGCGGCCTTCTTGATGAAGAACGACGGCTTAGCAGCCGGCTTCTCCTTCACGACTTTTACCGTCTCGGCAGCAATCGCCTCTGGATTCTGAGCCAATTCCATTACCCCACTACGCTTCTCCTCATCCGGGTCTGCTCTGACGGCAATATTCTGAGTTTGTCCCTCAACTGGCTGAGTCTCAACTGCTTCATTCTCAACTGCTGCTGCTTCTGTATTCATATTTCCCTTTCTCCCAATCGTAATTTACGGTGAAACCGCAATCACGAGAGAGTTTGAGTTTGTGTTTGAACTTGTCTCGAACGTATAATTATACGTTCCGAGGTTTGTGAGTCCGCCATAGGCGAACCCCCTTCCCGTTGTCTCTCCTGTCAACGTGAAACTTTTTGTTGCGATATTAATCGTCGCTGGCGCAGTCAAAGCCTTGTATGATGTTACCGATAAAACATAATTCACCAATCCAACCTTGATGTAAGCTGGATCAACTAAATTCTCGTTCTTATAAATCAGTTGAGCCTCCTGATTCATAGTGAGACTCCAATTCACAATATCGTCTGATGTTCCTGTTCCGGAATACCAATACCCAAAAGGAATCGCAGTATCCCTTATAAACGCATTTGTGACTGACTCAATAGCTTCTCCTGCCTTCGCAATAAATGACAATTGGGCATTCAATAATCCGTCTGCCGCACCTGATATGATCAATGAAGTCAATTTACAACCCTTCATCTTCCAGTTCTGCTCTCCATCGTGAATACCCACATCAAATGAATAATATCGTTCTAATAGCCCCGCCGGAGTAACGAACAAACTCATGGTATCATCGTATATGTCAAATGCCAATGATCCTGTGTATTCCCTCGTTCCATCAGCATGTTTTACCCTCCCTGCCATTGCAGAACTAGGTGGGGTTGAAATCATATTCAAGTATGAGATTGATGTGGCTTCTGAAAATGATCCAGATGTAATCAACACCTGATGACCATCAACAGTTGCCGATCCACCATAACCCAATCTTTTCTTTGTTGGAACCATTATGCACCACCCGATCCTGGAAGCGGTATCCTCACACTACGACTCGGTCTCGATCTTCCATTTTGTCCCACTGCTCCGCTATGACTCTTTGGCTGTTGAGCTCTCAAGGCATCGCTTTCCTTTGCGATCACAATCTTCAACAACAGGAACTCCTTGTAAGGCATCTTTGGCAGCGAATCCCTATTGATTCCAAACTTCTCAGAGAAGTTACCCAGAGTGCAGAAACGACTTATTGCCTCACAAGCGTCCGTTACTCCATGTCCTGACTTAGAAAATAATATCGCACACTGTCTTGAAATCTTCTCTTCTTCTTCGTTAGACACTTCCATGGATTCCTCAAAACCACTTACAAAAGCCTCAAGAAGCGGTGCTGGAACACTGGATACACGAGAGTAACTATCCGATGTCATCCACCCTGATTGATCCCGCTCTATCGGAATGTCCAAGCTCCACGACAAGAGATTCTTTTTGACAATCAACCTCTTGAACTCATTAATATCAGACACTTGAGTTGTGATCTTCTTCCCACTTCCTAATTGCTCTCCTACTTCTACCTCGTATAAAGTCGCCTGATCGATGGCATAATTGTCGCCAAACGTCATTGTTGCAAAAATAGCAGTATGCTCTTCGTCTCCGTCCTTGTCCGGCAAACAGAATCCAAAACGGCGTGAAGTCTTAACCCGAACCGTAACACGTTCAGGATCAAACAACTCCGCACATTTCTGGCGAGCAGCATTTTCAGCCGTTGAATTCATAAACTTTGTTCATCTCATCAATGACGTAAGAACCGATATTCGGTTGAAGTCTGATAAAAGCATTCCATCCCTCATCCGTCATCACCCCGTTTACATGCTGAATCTTCAACCTTGGATTGTCCTTGTCAAACGTCCATGACACCATGAGCCTCTGTATCTTCAATCTGTTCAACGCATCGTTGTCAATCATATGAATCCGCTTCTGAGAATCGTATGTCGTCGCCATCTTCCGCATCTCAATCATCTCTTCATAAGTCCACATGCGGAAAACAACATTGTTGGATTCAACGCCCTTGGCCGGACCACTCATAATAATCCACCGGCCATCTCTCTCCTTGACATGAATCCACACGGTGAAAGTCGTATCATTAGTGATCTCAAACTTTCCCGGCTTCATCAGCCTCTCATCAACACGAGGCTCTTGCGATTTTGCTTGCACGATTGCCATGATCTATCTCCTAGAAAACAAAGAAGAGCAGTACACAATAAGGCATCAATTTGATGCCTGTGCATCTGCCCTCATCTGACATCGTAATTTCATCATAATACCGAGCTTCCACTCGTTAAAACCTAAGTTCCGCTTTATGGAGAATCTAGCTCATAAACAGCATACTCCAATTGAACCGGAGTTGTCGAGTCCGAAGATTGAACGTCATCCGAACTGGTTTGCAACTCCAACTTCTTCAACCCAATACTTGTATCAGCAATTTGCACCGTCGCAGCAGCCACACTATCTCCCGGATAAGTAGCTGGTGCGTTGCTCGTAATCCACATCCACGCCACGCTTAATGAAACTGTCATCGGACCAACACCGACATATGCTGGTGCCTGTGGTCCAATTGTATAATTACACGCCTGAAACTTCACCACATCCTGTGAGAAATCCAAACTCCATGAAAGCAAGTCAAGTGCATCTGTACCAAACAAAACCTTTGAATTCCAGAAAGGAATTGGATTGCAATTATTTCCACTCGCATTCAACGGAGGTGGCATTCCCGTCGCTAATGGACACAACAACCCTTCTCCTGCTTCGTTTTCAGTATACCCCTGCATCCCCTGAGTCCCATAGGCATAAGTATCCTGATCAATCGCCACAAAACCTAATGAACCATCTAACAATCCACCTTCAGGTGCCGAAATCGAAATCGAATTCCAAAACGTATCAACATACTTCTGCTCATTATCCTTCCTCGTAGAGAACAGTATATCTTTTTGACCATCACGGTCATAAATCCAAGCCTTTAGAACGGCAAAGATGTCCTTGGTTATCTCGAAATTGATTGACCCATCGAATGTCGGCCATCCATAAACTCTCGGCGCTCCTATTCCAATACTAGCTACAGGTGTTTTTTGCTGACCACCATAAGCTCCCTGAGAGTCTATCCGAGTGCGTGCCCTCGGAACAGATGTTCCTGTCCCGAGAGCGTAAACACTACCAATCTTTACATATCCCTCGTAGCCTAGCATCGATTCATCCCAACTTTTCGTAAGGGAACACCAACCATCTTAACCCACTGATCTAATCACTGATCAGGGAGGTGGCGGCAACGTACCAGCATAGTCAGAGATGATGCAAGGAGGCAAAGTTGTCGTAATACTACTGCAACGACCACCCATTCCCTTGAGCGCGAATGCACGATTCGTGATGTTCTCCGCACCCTGTATGCTGTAATCATCCGACTCGATAACCACCGCCGGAAGCTCGATATAGGTATTGACATTTTCAGTTCCATAATTGATCGCAACTTGGAACCACGTATTCTCTGCCCTGGCATATGGCGAAGTCAAAGTTCCAGTTCCTGCGGGACCAAGAATCGGATCGAACACGCCATTCGGATGATAGAGCGTCACATTTCCGCTAACAGCCATCGGACCCATCAACACTGCACGAGGTAGACGACTGCCAGAGCAGGTATACAGAATCTTCTCGTTGTTGGTAATATCAATACTCCAATCCACAGTCTCCGTTCCAGCTTGAGGCAACGTCACCGTTCCAAACGGACCAGGATACGTTCCAACACCCAACTGGGCATTCGTCCGCCAGTATGGGATCGGATTAACGTTATTACCCGACGGATTCAACGGATTCGTCAACGCCAACACCGAACAGTCCGAAGCAATCACGCCCTTGACCTGCTTAATGTAACTGAATGCTGAATAGTTCGTTCCACCTATAGGGTCTTTCTCCGTCCTGAAAATGGACACGACACCGAGAGAACATGTCACAAACGAACCTTCTGATGTGGAGAAGTTCGCAGAACGGCACCACGCACCCTGCGTATCATAGTTCGTATTATAAGTGCCAGTTGTCAGGTACTTGTATACATGTGACCCGTCAGGACTGATTTCCAGTGATCGAGGATATGCTCTTGCCGTCACAATGAATTGATGCAAGAAGTTCCAGAACCCACCGGATGCACCCATCTGAAGCTCTAGATCGATATTGCCTTCATAACGAACGGCATTATCTGCATAGTGAGCTTCGGCTGCATTATACCAGCCAGCACCCCACACAGCCTGTGAGGTGATCGGCTCCAGAACAAGATTGACAGTTGCACTGGTTGCCAACACAACGATTGGGTCTGACGACGGACCAGTCCTGTAAAATTTTACAAATCCTTGATATCCCATACCCATATAGCTATCCTCCTTCTTCCCTCTTTAGTAAAAACTCTTTTCTTTCCAGCCTAACTCCTACCACTCTATACATAGATGAAAATATAAAAAATAAATGACAGTTTAAAGAGCAATCTGCCGCTCTTTAAGATTCACCACTTTTATATCATCTCCTACAGTCCCGGCAGAGCCTTCTGGATTGAAAATAGCTGCAGTAACGTCAAGAAACCGATCAGTCGTTGTTCCAATTGATATTTCTGCCCCTGGCAGTGAACCACCGGGTATCGTCACATCAATAGTCGTCAAATTATTGTTTTGGTCCTTCACAGACAGCCTCACGTCCAATTGTGCCTCACCCATTGTCGTCACAACCACCTTTAATTGAGTTGCTGCATAGAATGTCCCATTTGCCGGATTAGCCGCAGAACCAGTCCCATAATTCACACCGTCTGTGTATGTCAAGCCGGGTCCAGTTGTAACCTGCAATCTTGCAAATTGATCCTCGCTTTCCGAAAAGACATTATTAGCCAACATATAGAACCCATGTGTTGCAAAAAATAACTTGGCGAAGTAATAGCTTACCCGCTGGTCCTTGGATGTGAGATACCCATCCCATCCACCCACCTGCAATGGCACTCCTGATCCATTATCACGACTAAAGTGGGCTTCCATTCCGCCTATAACGCCTGCGAGCCTCGTCCCATTCTTGACCATGAAATCAACCTGAAGATCATGGTCAACATCATAATAAACAGAGTTACAGGGAATTTCAACATCTGCATCTTCTGTTACGGAAACTAGGTCGAAGTAATACCCATTCCCTACAGCCTGAACAACAGCACAAGCATCCTGAAGCTGACCATATTGATAGGCAGCTCGATCTGCTACTGCAATCAATGTCGCTGTATCCACCAATGCCATCTACAAACTCCTTAGATAGGCTTCTGAATTCCGCTTGATCTTATTCAAAAGCTCAATCGTATCCTCACACCAATCTTTGCCCTTTTCAGCCGCCTTCACGGTCAGAAAAACGGCCTCCCTCCAGTCCCGGTCGCTAATGTCTTTATCCATCATCGCCTCTTCAGATTCCTTGATCTGCTGAATGGCTACCCGAACCATACCGAGTTTATCAGCAACAGCTTTCATATCCCTTATCGTTCCAACCTTAACGAACGCAGGACCTACTTTTCCAGTTCTATCGAACATAGGACCTAGCCTTCCTTGCAACAACTGCCAAGCCATCTCTGATTTGCTCTAAATCCGATAGGAAAACATCGATACCTTCAAACATCGACATCAACTCAATCTGTCCATCTTTAGGGTCTTCTCTGATGTCGAAAGCCACAACAGCAGCACGATTAGACTGATACGGAATCTCACCATCAGCCACGGCTTTATCCATCAACCCAGTTAGTATTTCTCCGTTCGTCTTCATAGGGATAGTCTCTCTTCCAAACTCCTATCTATAGGTCAAATATCAAATAATTATGAAGAAAGCACTATCGGTCTTATCACAGTTGGCGTGCTAGAACTATTGACTCTCCATTTTGCTTCTGGATAAGGCTCATGAATCACCGCAAACCAGTCGAACTCCGCTTTTCTGATAGAACCCTGTTTGTCAGCCGAATAATTCGCACTGTCTACCAAACTATCCAAGATGAAAGTCTGGCACAACCCACCTGTCAAATCCCATTTTGTTTCATTCACAACAGGCAATTGAAGATTTTCAGGACTTGTCATAATTTCGACAATTGCTGATCCCAAGGTGCAGATATACTCAACTCCAAATTGTTCCTTATCAATCTTCGCACTCAGAGTGCATCTAAACTGATACCTTGGCCTCTGCGACCTCGTAGTAGCCCATTGGTTAGGCACATCCCCCGGTTCTATCTCCAATACCGGGTAGGCATCGGCAGGTATGACCCTGCGCATCCCCGGCAGCACCATGAGCTTCCTACTACTGCCCTGATAATACTGAACTACCCGATTGATCTGTAAAGAATTTCGATCTAACAGATTGATCAGCGTGGTAATCAAATTTGAAGGGTTCGTATAGATAATACACCTCTTAAATCTCTAAAGATTTTTCTTCAGTTTTTTACAGTCACCTTGACATCGACACCAGACCTTTTACCGAGTTTTTTAAGCATCGTTGCCATACCATCAATGATACCCTTCATGGACTCGTGATCCGTAAAACCAACGGTTATCTCCATCACCTTGCCATCATCCCTACGAGTGACAAAGCACTCCAAATCCTCGTTCTTTCTCAGTGTTCCGACGAATCTCTGAATATCCATCTGAATGCTGGACAAATCCCGATCCTCGATCTTCGGCGTCCTAGTGAATGTAGCCGTAATTCGAGGAAGAAGTTCCGAAGCAAGAAATATCAATTCAGAGGCTATCCTATTCATATAACCCTCACGAAGGTCTCTCAGGGAATGCAGACGGTTGTAAGTTAGCAGGCATTGTTCGACTCAAATTGCTCTTACGACGCTGCCCAGGAATACGATGATTCGGACGACTCATTGCATATACCTGCATTCTGGCATCTGATACCATCTGTGTAGCCTGCTCCGTAATATTAGATTCAAGTTGTTGGAACTCATTAATCAATAGCTGTCCAGCAGTCCAATACCTAGCTGCCCTACGAACATCACCTGGAAACACCTTGATTGTCACTCCAGTAACAACGGTCTGAGTACTTGCTTCCCTTGAAGCCACATACGAAAGAAAGTATCCGGCATCAGCCTCAGCAGATAAATTCGCAGTAAATCCATCTGTCGTAATCGAACTATTGTCGACTGTCGCATAGAGATTGAAAATTCCAGTATCTTTCACAACTGAAACGACAATAGATGTTGGAATACTAATCCATGCCTTTCCAGAAACAGTAACTGATGATTCTCCTGCCAGAATAGCTACTGATCCAGTATTCATCCATCCAGGAACTGATGTTGTTCCAGAGCCACTTCCTCCTTGAATCACCTGATTATACGCCCTTATTGGTACGGCGTAAACATCGGAGAGTAACGCATCTATGTCCCTGTCGACCATCTCTTGATATCGACTCACCATCGATTGAGTGACCTGAGCCATCTTACCTTCGCCAATGTTCAGAACCCTGAGAACATCCTGAATGTCCTGCCAAGTTCCAGAGTAATACTCCTCATTTGTAGTTAGAGATATTGATTCACTCATTGATTAGTCCTTTCTAACAATACATCCCAGACAGGAGATAGTGCAACACGATACGTTAATAATTTTACTTGTATCTCAATTGGTTGTTCTGACACTAACCCCATCGCCGTAGACCAATCAGAAGGCACTGGTCCAATATTAAGACTTGCCCATAAAGCAGAGAATTTGGAAATCATATCGGCATATGGAATAAGCGGATCGGCCTCCACCATGGGCGCGGCAGGAACCGGGCGCGGCACGATGAGCGCGTCCGTGATCGGGTCAACGGTCGGCTGGTCAACGTCGCCCTCGATGAGGTACTCGTACCATCCCTCGGCCTGCCGCTCCGCCACCGGTTGCCTCGCCATGAATGCGGAGAAGTTCCCGCGCACCAACCCACCATACTCGCATTGATTCTCCGGTATGCTGGCCGAGTCCGTGATTGTCCCGTCTGCGTTCAGTCTGTACATTATTGAGTCCTCCATTTACTTCCAGTTCGCACTCATCGTGGCGTATCCCGGCACGTTCGTTGATGAGGCAAACGTATTGATATCATTCGTTGGCGTCAGCACAGTATGGATCACATTCGTGCCCCAAAAAACCTGACCGCCCCACAGTGGCATGTTTCTCCATGCACTGTCCAACGATCCAACGATGTTTCCGCCAGTCATTGAGATGTTCGTGGGAATCTGGAAATCTCCTGACGTTATTTTTGCCATTCCGTTGCAGGCGTAGTAGTACGCACCCACCGCTAGCGGTCCGGTCATATTGATGGCGCTCAAAAATCCGTCAGGCAGTGGGCCGGTCACGTTGGACATATTGTTGCAGGCGTTGTTAAACATGTTCGCCGCTGTCGGCCCGGTTAGCCTCGACGTGTCCATAAATCCGGCGGGCAGTGGGCCTGTCACGTTTACCATGCCGTAGCAGGTGTAAGCTAACATGCCTGACCCTGGTGGCCCGGTTAGTGCCGAAGTATCCATGAATCCGTCAGGCAGTGGCCCGACCAAGCCAGACATGTTGATGAAGGATGCTAAAAACATACCTGCCGTCGGCGTTCCGGTAATTTTCCGAAACGGATTTGTCCGCATAGCAGTAACCCGCGGGTTGCTGGAAAAAATCGCTCTGTACGCATTCACCGCCGTAGCCGCGTAGTCGAGAGTCCCCGAAAACTCGCATGTGTAGGTCGGACTCGTGAGCGAGGTGTGGAACATGTTTTGATATGCACCGCTTGCATTTCTCCAGTCGCCACGGAACTTGATGTAACGCCCGCGCATCGTAATCGTGTTGCTCGTGTACGCCGTCCACACGCCATTGCCCGCGTCGTATAGAGCCTGCGACGGTGTGGCCGGTCCCGCGTATGCCTCGCCGACGCCCAGCGAGAGCGTCGTTGGCGGAGTACCGGAAACAAAGGTGATTGTGAAATGGGTGTCGCCACCCAGCTTCCCAAGCGGGTCAATCCTGCTCGGGATCCCCGCCCAGACCGCCGCCGCCGCCAGCGACATCGCGCAAAGTGTCAGTGTGAGTGTTCTCATGTTAGAACGAGTCCCATTGATTGCAGATGATGTTCGTCTTGCCCAAGCTGCAGATGTATGCCTGCCAATTCGCCCGCAGCAGTTGGTTAGAGCGCGTCGTCGAGACCGTCGGCGTGGACAAGTAACGCAACGTCGCATTCGTCGCCGGGTACGCGAAACTCACGTTCGTATGAGCGACCGTAATCATGGTTGACCAATCCGCTACCTGCGTGCCGATGTTGAGCCCGGACAGGTCGAAGGCCAGCACGCTGGTCAAATTGGTCACGGTCAGCCGATAGATTCTGTTGGTCGGCACAACCGCAATCGTGTTCGTGATCCCCGCCGCCGTCGCCTGCGTGATCGTCGGCGTGTACACGCGCTCGGTCGTCGGCATGGATTCCGCCGCGCTCGCAAGCCATGCCGCAAATATCGGATCGCTCTCCCCGCTACCGCTCGCCCCGCCGCCCGCCGTCCCCAACGGCTGCCCGCGCCGGTCATAAATCCAGTACGTCCGGCCGGCCGCATCACTCCGCACCACGATGCGGGCAATGCGGATTGTCATCCCTTGCATGTAAACCGGTACGCCTGTGTTATCGTAACTGCTGGCGTCCGCGATACAGTTGGCCAGCCGAGTCGAAGCAGGACCAGCCGTGTAACTCGCGCTCGAAAGATTGAGCATCAGGCGCGTCGATTTCGGCGTGATTCCGCTCTCCACAAAGGCAAACACATTGATCGCGTGACAATCCCCGACCGACCCGAACATCGCCGCGCCGCTCGGCAGTGCCGTCAGAGCGTTCAGATTCGTGATTGCCCGGAACCCCGACGCCGAGTTGAGCACCCACATCATTGTCCGATTCGTGTTGGCTGGAATCGTGTGGCTGTGCATTTGCCAACCCACGCCATCGGTCGTCGTGAGGTAAGCGTCCGTCACGCTGGAGTTGGTCGTCGAGACAGAAGCCTGGACGCCGCTCTCCCATATCGCCGGAAGCCGTCGCACCCGCTCCCCGATCCACGACACGCGCCCCAGCCCGCGCCGGTTCTCCACATTCTCCGTCCAGCTCCTAATCGCGTAGCCATTGCCAGCCACGATGCTGTTGGTGTCCATCAGGAAAATCTCGAACATCATTGCGCGCGCATCCGCCGCCGTGCCGCTGGTCAAGTACGGATAGCTCGTGTAATTCGTAATCGTCCCGTTCGGCAAGGCGCACACATAGTTGAGCGCAGGAGTGTTCGTAGTCCCCGCCGTCAGCCGCACCACCACGCTGGTGCCGTACTGCACAATTGATTGACCGAACCAGTATTCAATCTGGCCGGCTGGCGACGGCGTAACGGTCGCATACGGGCCTGTTGCATCAACCGCCAGCGACAAGACCGGATCGCGCACAGACAGCCCGTTGACCAAACCGAGGAAGTTGTTGGTGGACACCTTGCCCGCCAGCGCGTCGGCCAGCCCGGTCACGCCAGCAATAGGCACGTTGGACACTCCTGCGCCTCCCCCGATAAATTGGTTGGCGTAGACAGGCAACCGCACAACCGGTCTGCCGTTCCACGTCGCACCCCATCCAGTGGCGGTCGGGTTGGTGACGTAGTTGGTAATGCTGGGATTAGCTAAATCGAAAACATTAAGTGCTTCTGTTGGTGCGTTCCCTGAGAAGTACATTGATCCCATGTCCTGGCACTGATAGAACGCATACGTCCCAACCGAAGTGACATTAGGCATAGGGTCAAATCTTACATCCCCGCAATAGCCAAACGCATAGCCTCCAATGGTCGTGACGTTAGGGAATTTTGCATCCGCCAGCTTTATGCAGCTTTGAAATGCTTGGTCTCCAATTGTCGTAACATTGGGGAGCGCAATCCACAATAACTCAGAACACCAAGTAAATGCTCTGAATGAGATTGACCTGATATTCCCACCACCAGTTACACGCGTGATTACAGCGTTGAGTTCAAATATATTCCCGAACCCAGTCACCGGCAACCCATCCAACATATCAGGAATCACCACCTCATTCGGACCGGTATATCCTGTCAGCGTCACTTCCGTATCTGTCTTGGTCCACGTCCAGTTGGTTGCGCTTGATGGATTCTGCCATGCGGTCGCAACCTTGCTCGTCTCTGCCGCCGAAACGTGCAGCGTCCCCGCGCCTTCTATGCCAGACAGCGAGCCGTGCGGGATTCCGTTCGTCGCGGCGTTAATCGCAGAGGTTATCCAGCTAGGGATTGGATTGGTAGCCTCAATCACATAATTTGTCGAGGCAAGACCATTGGTAATTGATTGAGTTACCTCAAAATGATTAGAGACGGTTCCAATCAACACTTTTCGAGCCAATACGGTTCCAAAACTGTTCGTCACATCAGCGGCCAATACAGGCCACACAAAAGCCAATACTGAGGTTATGACCAATGCTTTAAATGAGAATCTCATAGCCTTCCTCTCATCCTTCGAGCCGACTTGATCCCAAGCACACCGTCTGCAATCTTCTCCACTTGCACGTCCTGTATCTTCCCTCTTATCCTGCGAAATACATCTAGACGATCTTCTGATCCACAACGCACGACTACATCATAGCCTCCTCCAAGAGGATGATGTATCCCATCAGATACGATAAAACCATCACGCATCACCGTGGCAACCTCACGGCGAATCTCTTGAATCAAAGCAGCCGACATCATCAGATTGCCGATCTCCTCTACCTCTCTTCCAAAATCCATTTGATTTCCTTACCTGTCGTATATGATATAAAACAACTTCACATTTCCAGTATTAGCCCGCCCATAAATTGTCGTAGCTCCAAGAAACATAGGACCACTTTGCTGTCCTCCAAGCAACTTCAAGAACGGATAAAATGTTCCAGAAACTTGTATTCCAATCTCACAGAAGTTACCGCCTACGACAGCCTCAAGATTTGAAAATATCGCCATTCCAGGAACTGTCACACCACCAATATCTAGTAAATCTCCTTGTGCAGAAGCAGATAAAAGAGTTTGTGTTTTTCTAACCATATTCGCATTCGTCTGATCTGCCGTCAAACCAGAAGAAACAGAATAGTTATCAGAAAGAAAGCCATTCGACAAAGACGTTGATAAACTATATCGAATCGCATTAGTTGCCATATCTCACCTCACATCTGTCACAATACAAGTCGCCATAAATCACTTCATACTCCACCAATTCGATTACTTTTCCATCCCCTTAGCCTGCCTGACAAGAAAGGAACTCCATGTGCTCCTCTTGAACCCCCAAGACCACGAATTGAATTGAAATAAAAAGATGTAGGCGGTGACAGGTAATTCCCGCATTTGAATTTTGGGTTGTCCATCGCCTTTTCTGCCCTCTGTTCTGCATTTTGTTTGAGCGTCGTAAGCTGACTGGCAATATCCCCTCCACCACCCTCCATCTCATTAGGACCTATGGCAAATACCAAACGATACCTCCATAAGTCATAATCCAACAAGAGCTTCTCCATGCACATGGCATATGCCAAGTCAACAATCACACCTTCCCAATTCGTCGGTGCTGAATCCACTGTATAACTCGTTGCTGGTCCTACTGCTGTCGAATTGATGACACTTACAGCCGCCGTAATAAAACCTTCAAAAACTGGCTGAGTGAAGTAATCAAAAACATATGACGCTTCCACCGTGTCTCTAGACGCCCTCTGTCCATCCAAGTCCGGCGTTCCCGCCTTGAATGTCCCATAAGTATAGTTTATATCTGTGACATCAGTTGTCATGTCCAACATCATGCCATTCTTACGAAGTGTCAGATTAGCACCTTGAAGCCAATTCCCGAAAGTGGTGTACCAAGTAACCCGATCCGGCTTGAGATTGCACGGCTCATCATCAATATGAATCTGACGAAAAGCCATAAGACGAGGCGTCATCAAGTCATCAACGAGATGACTAAACTTCGCCGTCGTCCCTAACCCTGTTGGAATGAATGTTCCGGGGAATGTCGACATATCAACTCCTGAAATCGCACTCGAACATCCACTCGCCAGTCTGTGCCTCTTCCGGCTTCACAATAGCCAGCTTGGTATCCCCAACACAGAAGGCTTCCAGCGTAATCACCAACTCCGTGCCGTACTGAAGTGCCAATTCCTTTGCAGCCGCAAGAACCTGTCCCTGCGTCTCATACCTTTCTCGATACTTCGGATCACGGTCAATCGGCATATCACGATCAAAACCCCACCGACGTTCCAAGACAAATCGTTTCTCAACAGGCCCCTTCCGTATCGGAAACTTCTCGATTGTCACCCGCTTTGCCTTCTTCGGTTCCCGAATCACTTTCTTCCGAATAACCGCTCTCAATGATCCTGATCCACCCCCATAGCCTTCCCCGTGCCCATACTCCCGCTCATCCTCTGCCAAGGCATTCTTCAGGGCTTCCTGCTCTGTCCAGCCTGTCCCACGAATTGTCCGAGTGTCCGTTCCAGACAACACCGACTTCGCCAATCTCAAAATGTCTTGGATTTCTCTCTTGGCTAGAAGACTCTTGGCAACTTTCAGGATTTCAGATGACTCTCTTCTACGCAACCTCTTCTGAATCATACGGCGTTTCTCAACTTTATCTCGCTCTGTCTTTTGGAAATTGTCGTCTTTTTGATGTTTCAGAGCTTTCCACTCATCATCTTCCATCAATGGGAGTCCACTCCCTGAAACTTCCAGAGCAACTCTGTCTGCAATCATATCCTCTCGACTATTCATTGCGACCATCCTTCCTCTCTCCATCACTTCACTTCTCGAAGTGAAATTCCAGAATCATAACCATCGTGATTTATTAGCCCATCTGTATGAAACTCGTCGCCAACCAAAGGCGTTATTTGCCACGCCTTGCTATACGCCATCTGAACCTTCTTATCGTCTGATGTTGGCCGCTATGGAGTCACGCAGCGCGTTCACCTTGTCGAGCACGTCGCCGTATTCCTGTCCGGAGAACTCAGTGCGCCACATTTTCATGCCGACGACTTGACCGCCAGTGATGAGTCTCTCGCGTTTACGGGAGAATATCTTGTCGAGCGCGATTTCAAGATCGTCCAACAATGTGCCGGAGGGTACGACGGCCCCGGCGCCCGTGTTTGGTGTAGTCATGCGTCCTTTCCGGGGCCGTCGCCCCTCAGCACCGTGTTCGGCCTTAATACCCACCCTGCAAACCACGTATTCCGCCGCCATGACCACTCCAGCCCTATCGACCGCATAGGCCAACCGTAATGCTGGTCGTGACCACCGTGCGTTTCGTCAACGCAGAGCAGACCGTATTTCTTGGCAATGTGCGAACCTACGCAGGCCACACGGAAACGCCATGAGGCCGAACAAGGCTCGGGAGGGTAAGCCTCACCCGTGGTTGTCTTGCAATCGTCAGCTTTCATTTCGGCTACCCTCCGCTTTGGTGTTGTAAACCGCCACTCCATCCTCAAATGACTTCAATGAGTAACGGCCTATGATACCGTTGAAGTTCCTTTACCAAAATCTTTGCATCCTTCATGTCCTTCAACCGAACCGCTACCTTTGCCGAAGTAACGAACCTTGATCCACGATACTTCCCTAAGCTGATTTCGACGGATACGACATCATGCCCTCTACCAATAAGGTCTTTTATCAGCATTTTATTTAAAGAATCACGGGCTGATTGTTCAAGACCATCCTTGTAATCTCTATCCTTCTCCCTTAAATTAGAAAAGACAGCATCGAAGATCAAATCTTCTTGCTGCCCTTTTGCGAAAAAACTGAAAGGCTACTTTCGCAGCCATGCTGTCTAATCTGTCTATCACTGGCACCTCTATTTATGTGCCAAGTATCAGATATTTATTACATCAGCAGTAGCAAATTTGCTTGAGGCTTCTCAAATGATCTACGAAGACACGAGCCTTGACTGTTCCTGTTCCTCCAAAATACATTGCCTTTGTCCTAGCAAGGTCCTGGTCAGGAAGAGCAAACACGAAGACAACCTTCTTGCCTCCATCCGGCGTATTGGAAGTTTCTGTTGTCTTCAACTGGAAATCGAGGCTGCAGAGGAATGCTGCGAAATACAGATCGGATGTACGATACAATCTGATAGTCGCAGGAGAACTATTTACTTCATTCATGCAGCCTTCTCCTTCATTTTACTTCTCGAACATCGCCGTTACCGTGATCGTAGGCTGCCAGGCGGACTGGAGCCTTTCGACCCTTTTGTCTATAAGCGGCTTTCGAGTTTTTAGCCTTCATCTCTTCTCCAAATTTAGACGAACGAATAAAATCTCCGCCTACCTTTACGGAGAGACTCAGCCCTTCATAGATACGGTTTGCCGTGCCTTTACATGAAGGACAGGGAGTAACCCGTGGTGCTTTACCAATCGGGTACTCCCCATCAAACCGTTTCCCGCATTTCTTGCATTGAAATGGAAACTGCATGAATTACTCCCCCGTGATTACCGGCATTCCTCGCCCAAACTCTTCGGCGGACGACCACGACGTGGTGCATCAACCTTTGGAGCCGTTTGAGCACTCAACATCTTCTCCAAACGGTCCAAACGAGCCTTCAGAGCCTCGTTTTCAGCCTTTAGACCCTCGTTCTGGGATACCATAGTGGACTGTTCAGAAGCCTCACCAATGTCCTCGGGAGCCTCGCCATCGCCTTCTACGACACGAGCACCTACTTGGTCATCCCCTTCGACTACGGCTCTGCCTCTGAGCTTTGCAGATTCCTTCTTTCGGGTATCGGCCAACGCCTTAGCGTCTTCTTTCTTGGCATCAGCTTCTTCTCTGGAAGGAAGGTGTTGTCCGGCATTCATAGACATATGAGCTTTGCCGACGAAACCAGCACCTAGATTATCATCTTTGACGACAGCCATCTTTACCGAACCAGTCGCCTTCAGACGAGCCCTCTCTGCGATGGAGCCAATATCCGTCTTACCCTTCAGACTCTCCAGACGATCTTCGACTGACTCATCGCCACGGATGATTTCCATGCCGTCAGTCTTGACCTTGGCTCTGGCAGCTTCCTTGGCCAGAGAGTTGATTTTCGACACCTTCGTTGCACTGATGTCAATTTCCTCATTGAGGTCCTGATCGGACTTGATAACCTGCATCTGCTGATCAGGCTTAAGAATCTTCTGCTGACTCACCGGCTTGGGACGAATTGCCTCAACGACTTCCGCTTTCGCCTCTTCGGAATAAGGAATCACCCAAGGATTATTCGGGAAGTTTTGAGAATGACGTTTCAGAACATCCAAGTCACGGGTATCATTGAAACGCCGACCGTCAATAATGAGCCTGCCATTAGACTCATCCAGTTCGATGACTGCTCCTGCTCGGAATGTTTCCTTGCAGTATCCAAAGTGAAGTTCCTTGACTGTCAGAATCCACTTCTCATTCGCTACTGTAGTAGCCATTGCATCCTCCATACTTATTAATACTTCCGAAGTTAGAACATCCAACTCCGTTTCCCGATGACTTTACGTCGCCGGAAATCCTTATGTCAGGTCCAATGCCCTCTGAACCTTAGACTTCAAAACCTCAATTTCTCCTGCAGTAACCGATGGTTCTTTCGATCCACGATGTCTGAATACAAAATGTTGCTGGTCTCCGTGCAACTTGGGAAGATTGTTTACTTCTCTTTGATCATCTCGTGCAATCACACTAGTTGCCAAGATCATAAGTTGATGCCCCGAGAGACACCATGATGGTATTTAGCGTGACGAATGCTGCATCGTATACTGTGGGGTCTGCCAATTCAGCATTTCTGGCTATCAAAGAAACTGCCAGCGCATCACAATCAGCCTCTGTGATCGTAGCGGTCCGAACGATAGCGTCACACGAATTCTGAATAAGTTCTCTACTTGCCATAATTCTTCTCCTTATACAACGGTGACTATCGAACCACCAACACCGCCGAACCTAGTTCCGGTTCCTAAACGCCTCTGAATAGCAAGAGTACTCTCCTGAATCCATCCGAGAACGTCCAAAACCGATTTCTCGGCGTCAGTGACAGGAAGCCTCTTCAGGTCTCGTCCTATCACATCAACCAATTCGACTATGACCGAAATAGGCTCAGTAGCCAAATTGCACTGATATGCACTTCCGACAGCCGCTGCCGTTGCCCTCTTAAAATACTCTTCTTTTAACCAAGGTCTTGTACCCGTGTTTGCAATGGGATCATAGAATGATGCCACACAAACTCGATACAGAAGTTCTTCCAATCCAGTTGGATTGGTAATCCTAGCATTCCTAGATGCATTACGCACCCAACGAGAATACTGCCAACTTGATCCGGCTCCGTTCCATGCCATAACACTTCCTCCGCCTTACACTCACTCTTAGAGACTAAAATTGCTTAGTTATTGAGCAAGAAGCACCGTTGCCCAAGCACGAGCGAGCTGTTCAACCGTGTCTGTCGGACGAAGGTCTACTATGCCGTAAGTCCGAAGCGGATGAGACTTAGCAGGACCAAGACGAGACAAGAGCTTATCGGCCAGCTTACCAACTGCATCTGGATCAGCCGCCATATCCTGCCCTATTCCCAATGCCTGTAACTCTTTCGCAACAGCAACCAGTTCCTGAGCGACCTTAACTTCATTCCGCTGAATAATCATGTCGATTCTCCTTTACGCCTTACCCGGAGTTTCAAATTTTCCAGGACGATCAGAATGCGGGATCACAACGCCAGCATTATTTCTCTCTCCACCAACCGCAGAACCATGATTGGTCTTCAAAGGCGCCGTGTTCAAAGCCTTTCCAATAACCCTCGTCTTGGCATCCATCAGAACGGGAATACCGCCCTCATTGGCTGCTACTTCGATTTCATTCTGCTGCTTATCCGTCGGATTACTCCTGTAGACCATAATCATTCCTCCCTTTCTCTGAACAATCTTTTGACCGTGCGATCCTACACCTATATACAAAATATCAAAGAATTATTACTATAAAGAAAAAAGGGAGTCAATACCGTTTCCAGTATCAACTCCCTTTTTGTTTTACCCGTAAAGACTACTTCACGGTCCACTTCTCACGAACCTGCTCCACTGTCGGCAGAGCAACCGTTCCTCCAATGCCCTCGGCTTGAAGCATCATAGAGAAAATCTTCTCACTGAAGCCTCCAACTTGATTGACATGATCCCCGGCATCAACCGGAGCATCGCCGTACCCGTTAAGGTGAACGAGGTGGAGCCAAGTCTCAGCCGCAGCCTTACTTGACTTCCTGTACTTCGCCCATGCATCTGCAAACGGCTGACCACCACCATTTTGACAATCGACCCACATCTGGCAGTCTGTCAGGATGATTACCCGTGCCGGAGTCTTACCCGAATTGATCAGGTGTTCAATGCACAAATGACCATTCGTTCCACCCCCATTACCAGACTTCTTCACCTTCTCACAGACGCCCATAACGGTATTCGTCTTGGCGAAGCGAACCTCCTTCACATTCGTTCCGAAAGAGAATAAATATGCCCTCTCGCACGCCTTGGCTGCGATTCCCGCAAGCATGTTCGCTGCATCACGACAGTCACGAGCCGACCTCTCAGACAGAGTGTTACTCGTCATTGAACCAGAGTTATCAGCAAACAGCATGGTCTCACCCGGAATAACCGGGATATTGTAACATGACTCGTTTGCGGCTAGTTCAATAGCTGCCTCGACCTCCGATAAGTCTGCAAGATCGAATTCGCCAGACATCCCATCCAGTGCCGTCTTCGCAGACAGGAACCTGAACGGCAGTTGCTTCGACTTCACAACCTCGTCCTTGTTCGAGAGCTTGTCCGACACCTTCTGAATGACATCCTTGGAAACCTTCGCCTCTATGATGTTCCGCAGGTTACGAAGAAGAGCCATGTAACCGACCAGACCATTGTTGATCAGGAACGACCACACCGCATTCTTCTCCTTGCCGAATTGAGACAGCAAGACCTCCCAATTGACCTGTGACTTCTTCGCCAGATCACGAGCCTCATCGTCAAACACCGTCTTCTTCGCCAACTCCTTACGAGCGGCGATGATCGGAGTCTTTGCAGGGTCATCGATCTTCCCGGTGATGAAATACTTGGCAACCTCACCATTCAAAGGCCAACCAGCCTTACGAGGAAGCCAGCAAAGCACGTCCTTCCAAGTCGGGAAGCCAGTGTCGTCATACTTCATCAGTCCACGCTCACCGAACTTACCCACCGCATCAGACAGACCGGTAGCCAAACTATTCGGCAGATTCTTCAGTCCGAACAGAAACCGATGAACCAGCAAACAGGTCTTCACCTCGTCCGGACGCTTCACGATGTACGGAGCGTACTTCCGTACCAAAGGCTTCGTGCCATCAACATGAGAGGCCAACACCAATAAGACCTGCGGGGTCAAACGGATGTTCATCTCGTTACGAAGCCAGTTGGCGATAGCCAGAATGTCCTCGGGAGTCTTACCCCGTGCAACATCCAAAGCCGTAGAAATCACCTCACGGGCAGTTTCCGGGAGCTCATCACAGGTGATAAAGCCCTTCAGCTTGCCATCCACGATCTCCAGCCTCTCGGCCAGCTTATCGAACTTGCCACCAGTCCCACGCTTCGGCACACAGACCGCAGCATTATAGAACTTCGGCTCTGCGAAAAACGAACCACCAGTCATGGTGATGAGCTTCAACGCCGGGTCAGAGACCTCAAACGCCACTCCACCTGCCCGGTTGACCGTAACAGTCTTTGCGTTGCTCGGCAGACGTGCCGCCGCAGCCCTCTTCCTCGCTACCGTCTTGAACGTGCTCATTCTTCTATCATCCTCCTTGAAGGTGACATTTCTGCCACCAATTCTGTGCCTTACGGCACCCTTATTATCAATGTTCCACATAGAACATTGCCATCCTAAAAAACAAAAAACCGAACATCCTTTTATAGATGTCCGGCTTTGATTGGTAGCGGGGGCAGGATTTGAACCTGCGACCTTCAGGTTATGAACCTGCTAAGCTACCTGGCTGCTCCACCCCGCAATCAAAAGCCGACACCGATAGACGTTTGTGGTGTTTTTTCCCATTAAAATCTCTGATCTTGGCCGCTAAAGCGTCCATCCAACCACAAACTGAAGGCATCAACCAAATCTTGTGAACTAATCAAACTCCAATAGTCGCATTGAGAACGCTGTCTTTTCTATAGAAGTATCTCAACACTGAAGGAGTTTGATTAGTTCACAAGAATACTATACTCTCTATCTCTGAAAGTTTGCAACACTTTTTTCGACTTTCAGAAAAATGGTGGAGGCGAGGAGAGTCGAACTCCTGTCCGCATGACACATACTACCTAACATACACATGCTTCTTCACGATTCTTATCGACCCCGGACTTGGTCTATCCCGTCTTTCCGAGATGTCTTTGACTATCTACCCCGGTGCGTCTCATTCCCGGTATCATCTGTCTTTGCAGATCGTCACCCACATTCTTTAATCCTCATCCAGATGTCGTGGAGACTCTGGCGTTTTGGAGGTGTGCTGTTAAGCAGCCGCCAGCATCGGAGCAGCCGAAGCCGGACCGAAGAACCAGCGAGTCACCGATCCAACAGTTTTGCCTGTTAGTGTTTTTCAGGAAAGATTTACGAGGCCAACCTGAGTCCTCGGCATGTCATCAGGTTTCAACACCACACGTCGAATACCTTACGCCCCCATTATCAAAGAACAGTCGGGCTTTCATGCACCCGATGAGAGGTTTCGGACTAAGCCTACTTCCAGCAGATTGTTACGTCACTTCTTTATACTCGGTTGGCAACCAGAACAATCAACAGTTTCGCCGACGATTACCGAGTTGAACATCGCTCCTACCTTGCAGCAGCTAGGCAACCTGCATCATCGAGCGGAATACCGATGTCCATCTATCCACTCGTCATCATTACATTACCAGATTCCTTCCAGAATACAATAAAAAATTTTTGGTGACCTCTCCCTCCCGTCAAGCAGTACCAGAAGCATCTGGCTACTTTAGCCCTAAGTTGGGTGTATCGTCGTCCGCAAAGAAAACGTCATGGCATTCCCACGCTGGAGGCCCGCAGTGGTAGCAGTTGGTTTTAGGATCGTCTGGGTCTTGGTTCCTGTCGGAACACGTCTTGCATGGGTCAGGAACACCCAGCAAGGCGTCCGATGCTACCTTCATCTGCTCGATTCGCTCACTCATTTCGGAGCCTCAACCTTGTGTTCTGTATGTACTCTTCGAGATACGCTTGGCAGATTCGACGCATTTCCATCCAAGACTGGCGGCCTGCCTTGCGACCGTACATGAGCCGTAGTTGCACGTTCGGAGGCGCGGCCAAGAACATGCGTTGATATGGGTGCAGAACCATTTGCTCCTCCGTATGCCGGGGAGTGGCAGGCGTTTCAGGTGCGGTCATTTCGGTTCTCCTCGCTCCCCGGAAACGGAGAGCACGGTGTTCGGCGCTACTCATTTCGGCATCACTCGCAATTCGGACCACAGTGCGTCCCAATAGGTCGCCTTCGGTCCGCTGGTGAACTTGTTGAACGCCCTCGCCTCTAAATAGGGCTGCATGAGCAACAACAGCGACGGCCCGACAACCAGCAGCGCAAGCACGATGAATACAAAACTTATCTTCACATCTTCCTTGTTCATCGTCGTTTCCTTTCAAAGCGGAGCGCCAACAAGGCGCTCCAGTTGACTCACTTCGCTTGCAACTGAGTTTTGTCGTTCGGCGTCACGAGTACTTGCGTGACCTTGCCACGTCCTTCCGCCTCGG